ACAATGATTCGGCCGTAATGGGTGCTGGCGGCTTCCGCCTGCAGTCCCCGGTGGACGACAGCGCTTCGGGGCTGTTGGCGTTGACTTTCACGGATGCCACGGGACTGAATCTGCTGCGCGCCGGTGATGCAGTGGAGCAGGATAATGCGGCCGTGAGCACAGCATCTCTTGCGCTCAATACGGGAAGCCTGCAGAACGGCCTGAGCACTGCTAATGCGCTGCCTTCTGCGCTGATCTCGGGGGCCCAGTCGCAGCACTTGACAGCACTACCGGGCTTCCGCTCTTCGAACGGTAGATTGCGATTTACATTGACGAATTGCCCTATCGGCACAACTCTTCAGTTTCAGGCTTGTTATGACAGCTCGATGGGAGCAGACGGGGAAAGAGATTTAGCGCTTTCAGGTTCTGGATGGACAGGCGCTGCAGCTCGAAGCATTTGGGGCGGTGACACCAGTGGCATCAACCCTTCTGATGCTAAGTATGTGTTTACTTTGACGACGACTGCAGCAATAGTTGTTGTCGATCTTCAGCTTGATACTTCGACGCGCACGATTTCGTTGTTCGCCTTGACCCGTGGCAGTGGGGTCCGCGGCCCCGCCGGCATTGTCGAATCCGTCAGCGTGCTCGATCGCAAGATCACCTTGCGCGATACGGTCGGCACCTTCACGGTCGGCCGCACGGTTCACGGCCCGGAGCGCGCTCTTGAGCAGGCGACGCGCTACCTGCTGATCAACGGCCAGGGGCAGATCACCGGGCTGTCGAGCACGCAGCAGGCGCCGGTAGCGGTGCCGCTCAATGGCGAGCGCGCCACGCTCACGTTCCCGGCGACATTCCCGTCGGGCCATCCGCCGGATACCGACATTCCTGATGGTTCGCACATGGTGATTCGCGCCGTGGCGGAGAACATCCATGGTGCGAACCAGAAGGAGAGCGGGCCGTTCCTGCCGGCTGGTTCTGCACAGACGATCACGGCCGCCACTGCCGCGATCGGCTTCAACGGCTATGACGCGGCGGTCGCGACGCTCGAGCAATCAGCGATCACCAAGCTGCAGGGCATGGGACTGACGGATGCCGAGATCGCCGCGATCCTCGGCCGCTGAAGCAGCTCTACCCTGATGCCAACAGCGCTCTGAGCCATGCCTCCGGTCCAGCCCACAGATCTGCTGGTCGTGCAGAGGGGGCAGAGCCTGTTCAAGGTGCCGGCTTCGGCGTTCGCCACGGCCGGCGCCGGGGCTGCTGGCGCGGGCGGCCCGACAGTGAAGCCGGACTGGAATGCCGCGGTTGGCTCCGCTGCTGAGATTGTCAATCGGCCGCTGCTGGCGTCGATCGCGACCAGTGGCCGCTACACCGACCTGATCGGCGCACCGGCGATCCCGCCGCCCTATGTGCTGCCACCGGCCACGGGCACAACGCTCGGTGGCGTCAAAGGCGGCGGCGTGCATGTCACGATCCAGGCGGACGGGACGATCAGCGCCAACCTGCCCGGTGCACTCATCTACCGCGGCGTGATCGATGCGACGGCCAATGGGCCCACCTCTGCGCCTGGAATGGCCGGCATCGCGGCCGGCGACACCTACATCAACAACACTGATGGTGTTGCTACAGCAGCATGGACGGGCCTGACCGGTCAAGCGGTCAAGCGGCATGCGTTGATCGTCTTCGATGGCACCAACTGGCAGGAAGCTGGTGACATCGGCACCGCGATCAAGCCGGATTGGAATGCAGCCGTTGGCGGCATCAATGAGATCCTCAATCGGCCCAATCTGCATGCGGTGGCCACCAGCGGCAGCTACACCGACCTGATCAATCGGCCGCAGATTCCCGGGCCCTATACGCTGCCGGCTGCAACAGAGACCGCGCTGGGTGGCGTGATGGTGCCAACGCATTCAGGCCTGACCGTCAACAGCACCGGTCAGATCCAGGTCGACATCGCTTCTCTGCCTGCTTTGCCCTGAGATGGTCCTGATTCCCCCGCATCGAATTCCGGTCCGCATCGCACGCGGAGATCTGGTCGACCTGGAGCAGGCCCGCGATGTCGGCGAGCTCCACGAAGGCGAAGCGGTGTTCGCCAGGGATCAGGATGCGCTCTATGTCCTCGAGAATGTCGGCGGTGCGCTGGAGCTGACGAAGATCGGCGGCAGCAGCGGTGCGACGCAGATCGCGACGACGCCACCGGTGGCTGCGGTGCCGGGTTCGAGCTACTTCAACCCGACGACGAACCAGCTGTTCGTCAGCATCCCGAATCCAGCGGTGCCCGGGGCACTGCAGTGGAGTCCGGCCGGTGGTGGCACGAAGGTGATCGTGTCCGATACGCAGCCGGCGCTGCCGGACATCAATCACCTCGGCACGCTGTGGTTCGACACGAGCCGCAATGGGCTGCTGGTGGCGATCGAGCAGCCGCCAGGCTCGGGCATGGTGATCTGGGATCCTGCCGCGGGCCCTACGGCTGCGGGCGGGGTGATCATCAGCCCGACGATGCCGCCAGGCACGCATGCTGCCGGTACGTTCTGGTTCGACAGTGCTCACGGTGAACTATTCATCTGGTACGACGACAGCAACACCCAGCAATGGGTGAGCGCCAATGCGATCGGTGGCCATGGCGCTGCGGTGCATCAGATCCCGGTGCATGTCGGCGATACGCCGCCACCGACGCCGCAGGAAGGTGATCTCTGGTTCGAAGCCGCATCAGCCACGCTGTACGTCTACTACGACCAGGGCGGCACGCCGAACTGGGTGCAGTCGGTGCCAGTGGCGCAGCCAGCCATCCAGAGCGCGATGGTCTACTGCGGTGATGTGGCGCCGGCCAATCCTATTCTCGGGGGGCTGTGGTGGAACAGCACAACGGGTACGCTGTATGTCTACTACGCTGATGGCACGAATCCGCCGGCGTGGGTGGCGGCCAACCCGATTACGCAGACTCATGCAGCAGGAGGCGGCGGCGGAGCTGCTGTCGGCGGTGGCGCTGCTACGGGCGTGACGCAGAACGTCTCGATCGGCAGGCCGCCTGATGAGGTGATCCTGCAGATCGTCGATGGCCTGATTGTCAACGTCATCGCCTGACCATGACTGCAACTCCAACTGCTCCACTGACGGCCGCTGGCGCCATCGATTTCCCCGACACAACGGGACAGCCGACTGATGGCAGCTTTCAGGTCATCGCGGCAGGTCGCACGTACTCCTGGAACGGTTCGGCCTGGCGGAACATCGGCGCAGCCGATAACGTCTCCGCCATGCATGATCTCTCGGATTTAACGGATGCTGCGACGCAGCTGGCGGGGTCTGCCATTCGCGGCATCGTCGTTCGTCATGCGACGCGGCCGGACTACGACCCGGACTCCTTCGCTGTCATTGACACCATCGACTACGGCACGTACTGATCATGGCTATTCAGCTTCCCGACCCTCAGGTCAGCAGCACTTTCACGGCGAACAACGGCGTCACTTATAGCTGGAACGGAAGCGCCTGGGATTTTTTCGTTCCTGGTGGTGGCAATCTCCCCGGTGGTGGCGGTGGCGTCGCTGGCGGACTGGCAGCGCTGGGCCAGGAGGGCGTGAGCATCTCGCCGACTCCGCCGCAAACAAATGTGGTTGGAGCGTTCTGGATTGATTCAGCAGGCGGGCGGCCGGATCTGAAGTTGTGGGATGGCACCCGCTGGATTTCAGCCGTCGAGGGCATTGATGGCATCGTTGACAAGACCGATGCCAGTGGCCAGCGGCAGGTGCTGGGCATCGGCACCATTGATGCAGGCCTGATGCCCTGAGGTTCCGGCCGTACCCTGAGTCCGAGGCGACAGGCGGAGCGTGACCCTTCACAAAAAAGAGAGGCGATCTGCTGCCCTGCATCAGGGTGCTGCAGCTGCGCCAACGGACACCGGCGCTGTCGGCGGCAGCCCCGTAGCGCCGGATCCGAATCGGCCTGGACTGGCGTATCTCGAGATCGGCGAGATCGCGCTGAATTACAACCACAGTGATCCCGCCATCTTCTTTCGGCTGGATGATGACACGGTTGCGAAGTTCTCGCCAACTGCCGGCCTGAAGATCGTCAATACCGCAGCCAATCTGCCGGCACCAACAGCAACGGTTGCGCCACCGCCAGACGGCGCGTCGTTCCTGGTTCGGTTCGCCGCTGACGCAGTCACGCCGCTCGGGAGAATGGCGACGTGGGACTCGAGCCTGCCGGCTCCAGCCACTGCGGCTCCGGGCGCACCGCAGGGTGATTGGCGCTGGGACACCGGTGAGGTGTTCGTCAAGGCCCAGGCGGCCGATCCGGACTGGCTGGCCACGGGCCCTCATGCGGTGCCGCTGGCGCCGGGGGATTTCCAGATCACGACGGAGGCTGGCGCGGAAGCGATCCAGCTCTGGGACGGAACGGCCTGGGTGCCGGTGTTCGATGCGCAGGAGCTCCACCGGCGCTTCGCCGGGATCCTGCGGGTGGACCGGGCGGCGAATCTGCCGGCCTCGAGCCTGGCTTCTCCGCTGACGGCCAACCAGCTCGCCTTCATCGAGCAGGATGCGGCCGGCGGGCTTGATCCGCATCTGGCGATCTGGCGGGAGACGACGGCTGCAGTGGGTGGCGCCACCCCGGCCGCGTCGGTGGGCGAATGGCAGGAGCTGCGGCCCTTGTACCGCGGGTCCGTGCAACGGCCGAGCGACCTGCCGACTCCAGCGCTGGGTGCGCCACTGCAGGAGGGGCTCACCTTCCTGGTGCGCACCACGCAGAACGGTGATCCGCTCAATCAGCTGCAGGTGTTCCACGAGACGGCGCCTGAGGTGCCGGGCACCACGGCGCAGCAGGGTCAGTGGTCTCCAATCGATCAGACGATCTTCGCGAAGGGGACGCGCAACGATCCCGATCCCACCGCCGGCATGACGCACGGCGATCTGCTCGTCACCACCGAGGCGGATCACGAGCAGATCAAGGTCTACGACAGCGTGGCTGGTGCATGGCATCTGCTCTACTCGGAGGACATTGTCAAGGGCTGGATTGCCGCTCTGAGCCTGTTCCAAGGGACTGTCGCAGAAGATGGCACCACACAGCCTGGTGTAGTGGCGTTCAGTGATCTGCCTTATCTGCCCTCCAATACCCAGCAGATGGCGGAGCTGGCGGCGCATTATTACACCTTCGTCGGCACGCCTGGTTATCACATCGTCGGTCCCAGTCCGACAGGTGGTGGCATTTCGACGCTGGGCAGTCCTCAGCCGGCGACGCTGACGCCTCTGCCACAGGCAGGGCTGCCGTACACGAGTCCGGAGTTGCCGCTGGTTCCCTCCGTCCCCGGAGCAGCCAATGGTGTTGGCGGCCGTGCGGTGCTGCAGATCGACGCCGCGGGTGTGATCACGGTGGCGTTGCGCCGTGCCGGCCGCGGCTACGCCAGGAATGATGTGCTGACGCTCGCGGATCCGAGCGCACCGGGTGGACTGCTGGAGCTGACGCTCGACGTGTCGGCCGCGGGCCAGAGCGGTGGTGATGCCTGTGGCCTGGGTGTTGACCTGGCGGGCGCGGTGCTGCAGGTGGGGGACTGGCTGCAGGTGGTGAACCGCGGCACCCCCCAGGCGCCGGACATGCACTGGACGCATATCGGCGGTGACCTGCTGGCCAAGGCGCGGGCGGATCTGCTCTATGGCCTGCAGAGCTGGGCGCAGGGCACCTGGGAGGCCGGTGCGCTGGTCGTTTACAACGGCAAGGTCTGGCGTGCGGCGCGGGCGATCACCGCTGCTGATGGCGCGCCGGGCTCGAGGCTGTTTCCGTTCACGGTTGCAGCTTCGCCATCGGCAGGCCTGGTTGGTGTGTCGATGGGCACGGCTCTCGCGCGGCTGTCCGGATCAGCGGCGGGTGACTGGATTGAATGCACTGCCGACACGAACCTGGGCAGTCAGGGGCCATTCGCCACTACAAGCATTCAGCGAGGAGATCGTTTTGTTTCTATCGGCGATCCGGTGATCAATGGTGTCACTATCGATGGCTACACCGTCAGCCGGGGCGTGATTCGCGTCCCGGCTGCGGCAGTGGCAGCAGGTGGAACGAACTGGGTGCCGATCTCACCGGTGGAGATCCCGTCATCGACCTGGACGCCGATCGACATCGACGCCGGCCTCAAGACCGTGGCCGATGATGCCGCCCTGCCGCGGGTGCCGCTGCCGAATGATCTGATCTTCGTGATCAGCTCCGCGCGCAACCACAACAAGCCGTCGCTGCTGATGTGGGACGTGGTGGCCCGTGACTGGGTGGTGGTCGGCGGCGGTCTGCCGATGGATCTGTCCGGCGGCGTGGGCCTGACGAACATCGGTACACCGATCGGCTCGATCGTCGCCTGGCCGTCCGTCACGATTCCAAGCGGGTGGATCCTGTGCGATGGCCGCACGCTGAATGTGGGCCAGTACCCGCAGCTGCAGGCGGTGCTGGGTGGCCGGCAGATTCCGGATTTGCGCGGGCAGTTCATCCGCGGCCATGATCCGCGCTGGACGACCCGGTACCTGGGGCAGCAGCATCCGTGGACGACGGGCCGGCCGCGTGGGGCTCCGTTCACCGGCAACAGCAACGCGGCCGGTCAGCACAACCACGCTGCGCACCCTACCCTGCGGTGGCACGGCTTGTCCGGTGGCAGCGGTTCATCAAACCTGGAGTGGGGCCTGGAGTGGGGCAGTGGTTCGAGCATTAAGAAGGACGAGTGGACGCAGCTTGACGGTGATCACTACCACACCACCAACATCTCCAGCGGCGGTGATGCTGAAACCGCGCCGGATCATGTGACCTTGAACTACATCATCAAGGCCTTCGAAACCCTCGTCACCGCACAACCATGACGCAATCTGGATCTCAACCCACGGATCGAAGGCTTGTTATTTGGGAGGCGCAGGCAGGCAATCCCGATCAGGGCCGCATGTTCGCGCTGCCGCCAAATCAGGCCAGTGGCGTGCCGCTGCCGACGGCGCGCATTGCCGCCGGGATTCCCGCCGTGGGCGGTGTTGTCGGTGAGCTGCTCTATGACACGATCACGCGACGCGGTGTGGTGTGGACCGGCTCGAACTGGCTCGACATCAGCGCCAGTGCAATCGTGCGCTTCCCCACGGATGCGGCCCTGAAGGCCGACACCACGCAGGTGACGGGCACCTATGCGGTGAGCCAGGCAACGGGCAACCCCTACGTCTACACCGCCACCGGCTGGCTGAAGGTCGGGACGCAGGAATACCCGGATGTGCGGACGCTGCTGGCGGACAATCCGGCCCACGGCACCGTCGGCCTGGCGATGGATGAAGGTTCGCTGTGGGAGCGCGGGCCGACCGCCTGGCAGTCGCTGTCGATGCGTGAGCTGGTCGACACCGATGAGGTGTTCAACTGGCGGTCCAATGAAGGCGGCAGCATTGGCGATCGAGCCCTTGCGGTGGATGTGAATGTGCAGTACATCCGCACTGCTCACGGCTGGCGGCCGGCCTCGATCTATGAGGACACCGAAGCGGCCATCAAAGCGGCGACCTGGGCGATCAATGGCCAGCAGGCGATCAGCACCGACACCGGCCAGACGTTCGTCTATGTGCGCGAGAGCTGGAGCGATCTGCCGGCTGCCGCGGCGATCAGCGTGGTGGCGGATCAAGCAGCCCGCCTGGCTGTGGCCACCCCGGCCACGGGCAAGATCGTCGCGCAGCGGGACACGCAGCACGCCTGGCGGTGGGATGGCAGTGCCTGGGTGGATCTCGATGAGATCCACATCTATGCCACCGACGCCGATCGGCTGGCCGCCGAGCCACCGGTGGACACCGTGGCCCTGGTGCGGGCCGCAGGCGTGACGGCCTTGAGCGGCGCGTGGTCGATCCGCACGGCAGGGCAGTGGCAGCAGGATCCGATCCAGCACTACGCCACCGAAGCGGCGCTGCTGGCTGACAGCCCGCCGGACGGGACGCTGGCCTGGGGCGATGACACCGGCCTGGTGTACGCCCGCCACGGCGGGCAGTGGACGCGGGTGAATAGCCCGACGATCACGATCGGCGCTCACCCGACCACCCCGGCAGCAGGTGACCTGAACTACCGCGCCGGTCGCGGCCTGCAGGTCTGGGATGGGACCGCCTGGCAGGAAGTGGGCGGTTCAGCCGTCACGGTGGCGACGACGGCGCCTGCGGGTCCACAAGCTGGTGATCTCTGGTATGCGACAAATCGCCTGGGACGGTTCAAGGTCTATGACGGCAACAGCTGGCAGGAAACCAGTGGCGTCAAGTACACCCGTGGCGCCATTGCCAGCAGGCCTGCATATAGCAACTCGGATTATGGCGACATCTTTGAGGACAGCACCACAGGCGAACTGTGGATGGCGCTCCGGCATGACTGGCGCCTGATCTCCTTTCCGGCCGAGGACTGGTCGAGTCTGGCAATCGCTCTTGCTCCCGAACGTGTCACAAAACTATCCGGCCGGATGTATGTCCACCCGCTCGGCGGCAATGGCGGTGGCGCTCATCTCATTCTGGCTTTCAACAAGCAAGGCGGCGGCAAGTTGATGAATAGCGACTTCACCATCAACAAGACAGGTGCTTACAATCTTACCGCTAACAACTGGGCGTCGAGAGATTATGATGGCGGCGGCGGGGGCGGCAATGGGTGGTATGGCTGCTCTTTTCACCCTGTGAAGCCAGGTTCATCTGCTGGATTTGACCTGACGGCAACAACAATCGGCGACAGCTGGTGCATTGAAGTTCGCGCTTCTTTTGTCGATAGTAGCAATGATCTTTGTCATTCGGTTGCGCTGTTTGAGTGGAATCAACCGGCCCACCCGCTATCGGAGATTTATTTCTCCACTGTTCAAGGACAGTCGTCCGTTAGTTACAACGTCGCGCAGATCAGCTGATGGACACCCGCCGCTCCGGTTACGTCCTGGCCTTCCTGCTGACGATGCTGGCCTGATTTGTGGGATATAGCAAATGCCTAAGTACCTGCAGCGATGGATCCTAATGGTGCTCGCCACCATCTCGATTTTGGCTGTAGGGCAGACGGTCGGCTGCGAAGTGAAGGCATGGCGCGGCCATGTAGACGAGAAGTGCGTGGATGTCGAGACACGTACCCTGGCTGTGCTGCTGTCCATGCTCACGACGCTGCTGGGCTTGTCTAGCAATCCCAATACCGGAGACGAGCCGTGAATCGCAAGGCCGGGTTGGTGCTGGCATTCCTGCTGGCATTGATGGCTTCATTGATGGTGGGCAGCCTTGGCGTGCTGGTCTGGCGCGCAAAGGAATGCAGTGACTACGAGCAGGCGCTGCTGAAGCGACTGGAGAGCGTCCCCGCCGGAAGCCTGCGCGCACGGGAGATCCGGCAGGAGATTCAGCAGAGCTTCAGCGGATCGCTGCGTGATTGCAGCGCCGTGGAGCGCAACTTCGGTGAGAATGTGGACAAATTCCTCGCAGTTGTGCTCAGCCTGCTCACTGGAGCCGGCATCTCCGCTGCAGCCGCCAAGCCATGGGAGGCCAGCACCGCGGATCGACTCATGGACAACGCTGATTCCAATCGCATCGACTGAGCATGGACAAGCACAAGCTGATCGAAGAACTGAAGCGCGACGAAGGGTGCGTGTTGCATCCTTACAGAGACAGCATGGACATTCTCACGATCGGCGTCGGCCGCAATCTCGAGGCCCATGGCATCAGCATGCATGAAGCTGAGGTGATGCTCAGCAATGACATCGACAATCACTGGAAAGCGCTGCTCGAGGCGCTGCCGTGGGTGGAGCAGCTGAGCGAGGCACGGCAGCGTGCGATGCTCAACATGGCCTTCAACCTGGGCATCAGCGGTCTTCTGCAGTTCAAGCGCAGCCTGGCGGCATTGCAGGCTGGCGATTATCCCCGTGCAGCGGACATGTTCCTCGACTCGCACTGGGCCATGCAGGTAGGCGATCGCGCCAAGCGTGTGTGCAAGATGATCCGCGAGGGTTGAATCGTACCCTGGACGGAGTCACAGCAGAAGCATGCCATTGCGCCCTGATGAGCTCCGGATGGTGGAAGCCATCGCCACCCAGGCGGCCCAGGCGGCAGGCGCCGCTCAGCCAGCCCCCGCGCCTGCGCCGGCCCCGAGTGGATTCACCGGCACGGTGCATGTGGATGATGGCTCCGGCGCCATTCAGGCGCTCACCTTCGCGAACGGCCTCCTGAAGACGGTGGCCTGATCATGGCATTGCTGACCCCGCAGCACTTCCAGAAGATCTTCGAGTGCTATCGCGGTGAACCCCAGCAGGTGAGTGCTGTGTGGCAGCTTTATGCAAAGCTCGGCAAGATCTCACCGCTGTTGCTGGATGATGGAGCTGAATGGTTCCAGAAGTTCAGGGAAGCACCGCCACATCCGAATCCCCTGCACACGCCGTATCAGAGCCAGCGGGATAACTATCGCGATGCAAACCGCACGTGCTTTTCAAGCAGCTGTGCGATGCTGCTGATGACGCTGAAGCCTGGTGCCGTGCATTCCGATGATGACTACATCCGCACGGTGTTCAGCTATGGCGATACGACCGAAGGCGGAACACAGGTGAAGGCGTTGGCGCACTATGGCGTGCAGGCGAGTTTCATCACGCATGGCGACAAGGCGCTGATCAAGAGGCAGATCGATGCCGGCATCCCGGTGCCGTGCGGGTTTCTGCACCACGGCACCCCGCAGGCCCCCAGCGGCGGCGGACATTGGTGCTGCGTGATCGGGTATGACGAAAGTGGCGTGTTTGTCAACGATCCCTGGGGGGAGTGTGATCTGAGCTCCGGCACTTATCCAAGCGCGAATGGGTGCAAGTTGCACTACAGCGATGCGAACTGGACGAACACCCGCTGGATGGCAGATGGCCCGGGGACGGGCTGGTGCATTGTTGCAACGCAGCCGTGAGCACGGAGACGATCTGGGAGGGGCCGGATGTTCCGCGGCCGCAGGTGCAGCTGTTCCACCACCGCTTCGGGCCGGGCGGGATCGAGGAGACGCTCGAGGCCTGGATCCGCCGGGCGCCCCGGGCGATCCGGCCGCTGCTGCGGCTGCTGATTCCGCTGGCCAAGCGGCTGATCGTGTGGCTGCAACTGCACCGGACGATGCTGAGCGTCGATGCGCAGGCCGCGGCGATCGGCCGGCAGATCGAGGCACACGAGCGCACCAAGCAGGTGGAGAGCGCAATCGCCAAGGCGAAGGAGCTCTACCCAGGCGCGCAGGTGGAGCGGGTGTCGATGCCGAAGATGGGTGCTGATGCGGTGGCGATCACGCACCCGCCACGGCCGGAGCATCCGGCGGAAATGGCGCTGGGGTTCTCCGAGATGCGGATTGCGGCTCCGTGGACGATCGAGCAGGAGCACGAGGCGCGTGGTTGAGTGCCACAGTGCTCACGCAGGTTCAAACGGCTTGATCTCACCATAGACGACCCCCGGCTCCGGGGCGCCGAAGATCGTGGCGCCCCAGAATGTGACGATGCGCCGGGAAAAGATGTCCTGGTGGGGAGAGGGCTGGCTGTTGATCCACCAGATGTTGCCGAGGTGCCCGCCCCAGTCGAACACTTCAAGGAAGGCCTGGTGATTCATGGCGGATGCGGTCTTCCCCGAGGGTAGGCGGCCGATCATGGCCCGCACCCTGAGCCCAGTGATACCTCACCTCCCCGGCCATGCCTCAGATTCAGTTCCTGCGGACGACGACTCCGACCAAGATCCCGGCGGGACTCGAGGCCGGTGAGATCGCCTTCAACCTGGCCAACGATTGGATGTTCGTTGGCGTTGGCGGCAATGACATCCTCGTCGACGATGCGCCCGTCACTGGCTATGGTGCCACGGCCACCATTCTGGGTGTGGCGAACGTCGCGGTGCCGGCGCAGCCGACCGGCAAGGGCTACGAGATCTATGAGCTGGGCTCCACTGGGGTGAAGAGCGGCACCACCGCTCCGACCGCTGCCGCGTCGAAACCCGGCCAGCTGTTCGTTGATACGACCACACCGGCCGCGCCGGTGCTCAAGGTGTTCGACGGCACCAGCTATGTGCCGGTGGTGAGTCCAGCGCGGGTGCTGTCGATCGGGGACGATCTGGTCAATGCCGGCGCCGGGGGGCGAGCTTCACGGCCAAGGCGAATGCAGCGCTGGTGACGGCGACTTCGATCACAGCGGCGGGTGACCTGAAACCCGGCAACACGCTGGTGGTCACCCCCGGCACCGGTAGCCCGTTTGCGAACGCACCACTGGGCGCGTACATCTGGGATGGCACCAACTGGCTGCCGCTGGGTGGCGGCACGTTGCCGGATGCCACCACGACTGCCAAGGGTGTGGTGAAGCTGGCGCTCGACACTGATGTGCTCGAGGCTGGCGCACCGGCGCAGACGACGCCGGATCCGCTGGCGGTGGCGACCGCGGCGCAGCTGAAGGCCCTGGCCGGCGAGGTGGGCGCCCTGGCAACGGGCCATGCGCTGCTGGGCACCTATGACGCCAGCACCAGTGGTATCGCGACCGCCAATGCCGAGGCTGCTCGCGGAAGTCGAGCCGGCTTCACCACTGCGGCGAAGATTTCCAGCGGCACCGGCGCCAAGCCCGGCGACTACTTCGTCGTCACCACGGCGGGCACACCGACCGGTGATGCGGCGGCGATCAATGTGGCACTCAAGGCCGGCGACCAGATCCTGTTCGATGGCCAGGAATGGCGCATCGTGGGGATCGGCACCGCCGGCGGCGGTGATCTGCTGCACGGGCTGGTGGACGTGAATGATTCGGCGGTGGCGACCGTGGCAGACATCAAGGGCCTGCTGGTGCGCGACAACGCGATTGCCGATGGCCTGCCGGGTGCCTACCGCCTGGTGAGCGTGCTCGACTGCGGCACGATTCCCTGAACGCTGCTTGCCCTACATGGCCCCCTGGATAGGGGGCTTCTCTGTATTCCTGCATAGGAGCCATGTCCTTTTCGATCAAGCACAAGAACACGTCGGTGCCGGGCAAGGTCCCGCAGCCGGCGGACATCGAGCGCGGCGAGATCGCGGTCAACCTGGCGGACAAGAAGCTGTTCACCAAGGATGTCAACGATACGATCGTCGAGCTGGGCGGGGGCGGCATCACGATCGCAGACACGGCGCCGGTCGGGGCAAAGGCGGGTGACCTGTGGTTCGACAGCGCCAATCTGCGGATGATGATCCGCTATGACGATGGCTCGACGCAGCAGTGGGTGGTCACCAGCGGCACTCCTTCCGGTGGCGGGACAGTGCCTGATGCCACGACGACGGTCAAAGGCATTGTGCAGCTGGCCGATCAGGCGGCCTGGACGGCGGGCACTGCCGGGCGCGTTGTTGATGCGCCGACTCTCAAGACTCTCATTCTCAGCGCAGGTACTTGGTGATGGCAGTCGATTTTCCGGCAACGACGGGTCAACCAACCGATGGCAGCTTCAAGTTCACCGATCCCAATGGCCAGGAGTGGTCGTGGGATGGTACGGGATGGTCACCGGTGGCACCTGCGGCAGCGGCAGGACCACGCGTGTTTCAGCAGCCCACGGCACCAGCAAGCCCGCAGGCGGGGGATGTGTGGGTGGATACTTCAGATCCAAATCACGTCGATCGCGTTTTGAATGACGTATATATGTTTGGACAGAAAAGCAAGGGATACTTGAAAATGAATGGCGGCACCAACGCCGCGCCTACGGCCGCTTCAAGCGCCGCTGTGGCTGACCTAAGGTCTCGCGGCTGGACTATCACCACCAACTGATTCTCATCGTCATGGCCTCCCCCATCACCTTCGCTTCCAACAAGTCCGTCATCTGCCACGGTGCCGGCGCCGTGCATCTGGTGGACTACGAGCCCGGCACCAAGATCTGGACCGGGCAGCCCAATACCGAGGACTTCGATGATCCGATCGAGGCCATCAAGCGCGCCTGTGAGCTGGGCCTGAGCCCTGGCGAGACCACGACCTTCTGGCCCGAGGGCAAGTTCTACGACCCTGCGGGCAAGCGGTTCGTCGATGCACCGGCCGATGTGCCGATCTGGGAGCCTGATGGCGACTACCCGCAGGATGCGGTGGTGCGCCACCAGGGCCAGACCTGGCTGCACATCTCAGGCAAGCAGGGCGCACCGGATGAGGTGTATGACATCGATGCCGGGACGGGAGACTGGATCCCGGTGACGCTGCCTTGAGCTTCAACGGCCGTCTGCATAGGCGGCCTCATTCCATTGCTGCATAGCACATCATGACCAAGTACGTTCACAAGCATTCGAGCACTGCCGGAAGCAAGCCCACGGCTGCGGACCTGGAGCGCGGCGAGATCGCGGTCAACCTGGCGGACAAGAAGCTGTTCACCAAGGATGCCAGCGATGCGATCGTCGAGCTTGGTAGTGAAGATTCTGTAATTATTGCGGCTTCCGCGCCACCAATTACGCGTGCGGGTCAGCTTTGGCTAAATAATGCTCAGCCAAGCGGCCCGGCGTTGATGGTAGCTCGGCTGGAGCCCGTGGCTCCCATGCCAACTACTATTTATGTTCCACCAGCCAATATGTATTTTAGCAGTGGAACACTTTATTCCGATGCCAGTGGTGCTTATCGGGCTCTAACTGGCGGCTCTCACGGTGGCGCAAGCCTCGCTGCGATTGCGGCAGCAAACCCAGGAACATTCGCGGTTGAGCCTGCTTACGATCCGAATCCTCCGTCGGTTTTGCGCTGGGTGGATGTCTTCGAGAACTTCGTTATTGACGATCACCATGCGCTTGCTCTTGAGGTTTACCCAGATGCCACGCAGACCCCTAATTTCAATGCAACCATTAAAGACAAGAATGGGGCTGGGGCAGACCTATTTGTGGACTATGGCGATGGCCACATTGAGCTATTTAGCGTTCCAGGAGGGAACAGAGGTATAGACACTAGCCATCAATACGCCAATTCCGCGGCCAAGCAAACTATCAAGCTATACACAAAAGCCAATCTTGAAGTGGTTGTTCCTGTCGGATTACTGGCCAAACTAGGGCCGCAAGGGAAAAATTTTCCGAATTTGACTGACTTTGGCGCCAGTAAATACTACGATCCAGCCACTCCAAATCCAAACTGCATAGACACTACAGTAAGTTTCTCTGGAATAGAAGATGGTAAAAACATGTTCGCAGGCTGTACATTTTCACAGGCTTCAGACAGATTGGGGACCCTTGAACCACGCAATCTTTCGCTTGAGGGTTGCTTCTCCGGCTCGCTATTGACGCGTGACGCTAACATCCGCAGCCTTACCACGAGTATCAAGAATGCGTCATCAATGTACTATAATTGTGTTCATCTTGCGTCAGCCAGCCTGATATTGAACCCCACTGGGACATTAGTGGACATGATGTTTGCTGGTTGCTCGGCGCTGAGGTCACTTCTAAATGCAAATGGACAGTTTTTGAGCGCTAAGTGGATGGTTCGCAACTGTTCGATGTTGACTAGCTTTAGCTTTAATGCTAACGCAAATACGCGATTCTGCAGGACATGGGAAGGCGCGTTTGATGGGTGTGCGTTAAGCCAGACTTCGGTTGACAACATCCTGGCAAAGCTTGATAAAGATAGCCTACAAGCTAACAGCCATAACATTCTGCTCGGCGTGACGGGCGGAACCAATGCAACGCCGGGGGCAAATGGGCTCGCAGCTATAACTAGTCTCACTGCTCGCGGCTGGACCATCACCCACAACTGACCTCTTCCCCCGCCTCGGCGGCGGCGTCAAGCAAACGTTGGCGGATGCGCTGGCGTTCGCGCCATGCTGTCCACTCTTTTGTGGGGCGGCCTTGTGGATGCGGCGCACTTGGCACCACTGCATCTGCGATGGCGCGAAGTTCGGCGGCGCACCCAATGCGCATCATTCCAGTCTTGACTACTTCAGGTATGTGATTAGCCTCGCAATAGGCTTCCGCCATCACTTCCCATAGTGGCTTTGGCTCAGCCATTGTTCGCATCCTCCGCCTGGGTTGCTCTCGGCGCTGCATTCCACGCCTCTGCTGCAAGAGCATCCAGCGCTTCAATGTCGCGTCCGTAGTTGCTGCGAAATTCGATCATCCATTCGCCGCAGCAGTCACCAGTGCATTGCGCCCACTTCTCGTAGATGCTGTTGATGTTGAGGCGTGTCGGCACTTGTCCGCATGGGCAAGACTTGAGAGGTTCAGGCATTGGTCTTCTCGAGGGTGCGACTAGGGCAACGAGCCCAGAAGCCATGACCGGCCGCATAGTCGATCAGCCCTCGGCGGCGCATGTCGCTCATGCAGCGGCGGATGCTATTGCGTGTGTAGTAGGAGCCGAGCGCATCAAGGATCGAGCGCATGTAGTGACCGAAGCCGGGGCGGAGGTGCTCCCAGATGGCGCGCTCCAGCGCTGTGCCGGTCCAGTCGTCGCGATTCAATCCCCCACCTCCCCCGCCTCGGCGGCGATGGCGCGGAGTTCATGCGAGTTGGGAGATGCGGCATCCGCACCCCACCTGACTCCATTGTCGTTGTAACAGTCCTCCCAGGCGCGGGCGTCCCCCGCCTGCGCCAGCCGCTCCAGGATGGCCGCAGCGGCAGCCTGCCACCGGTCCTTGTATCCCATGTGCATCGGCTGGTTAAAGGCATTGCGGGCCAGCTCTCCCAGCTCTGCCAGGGTTAGCGGTTTTGGCTTAGCCATTGTTCACCTCCTCCGCTTGGGCAGCAATGTTACGAAGCTCTTCCGATGATGGGAGCGTGGAGAGCAGCCCTCCCGCTCCCCATGCATGTGCATCTCCAGCATCGGCCAGGTGCTTCAGAAGCGCAGCCGCTGCCGCCTGCATGCCAGCCCGATGCCCGGCCACGTGCGCGGCGTCCTCGTCCCAATCGTGATGAGGTTCAGGATGCCAGGCGTTGAAGGCCGTGGTGTAGGCCGCGTCGTACGCGAGACTGGCGATGCTGGTGAGTTCGTCCAGGGTTGGTGGCGTGGAATCGGTCATGCGCTATTGAGCGTTTGCCAACGTGTGGGCTTGCATAGCGCACAATAGGTGGGAACAACGCTTTGAGTCAACAATGCGCCTGGGGTACGCCCGCTGCAGCACCGACGAGCAGGCTGAAGCCCTTGTCGCCCAGGTGACACGGCTGCGGTCCGCCGGCTGCGATCGGGTGATCGAGGAGCTGGTGAGCGGCGGCCGCAACGATCGTGAAGGCCTGCTCGAGGCGATGACGCTGGTGCGCCGCGGCAGGGTGAAGGCGCTGGTGATCACCCGGGTCGATCGGCTTGGTCGTGATGCCGCCTATGCCGATCAGCTGATCGCTCTGTTGGCGCGGGATCCTCGATTTTTCAGCGAAGCGACACCAGCGGAGCAGCGGGCGTTGTTTCGCGGCGTGCTGGCTTCGGTGCAGGTGCTGCCGGGAGGGCGATGCCGTGCTGTGCGGCGTAGCTCCTGACGCGTTGCTCGACAGCTTGCTGGAAGGTCAGTTCAGCGCGACGGCGTGACGTGGTGTCCACTGCAGCGTGACAACTGCAAGCAGTGTACCGCACGATGGACACGAAAAAACCCTGACCGTTCGCAGCGGCCAGGGTTTGGGACCATTAAGCAAGCCGGGTCGATGACCCGCCTGCAGTTTACACCAGGGCGGGCTGGGGTGCTTGCTGGAGGACAGGCGGCTGCTCGGCGGCCTTGTTCTGGGGCACCAGGCAGATCATGTCGTTGTCGAACTCGACCTTGTAGGTGTCGCCGGTGACAGCACCGATCTTGCTGAGGTAGGCCTTGCCGACGCTGATCGTGTTGGTCTTGCTGACGGTGAGCACGCCAGTGGCGACACGACGGGGGCGGGTCGGAGCGAAGCTGTGACCGTTGGCTTCCAGCATGGCTTCAAGGAAGGCGGGCACATCGACGCGTTCCTTGCCTTCCTTGGTGAGGGCGAGATAGCCGCAGGCACGGGCTTGCTCGGACTTGCTCTTGCCGTCGAGCTCGGCGGCCTTGTTGAGCAGAGCGGGGCCGGTGAGGCGGGGAGTGTCGGGCATGGAGGACACGAGTGTTCGAATGCAAGTGTAAGCGGTATCGCGTGCAGCTGGCGAGAGGAGCCATGCAGCGCGCGTGCTGTCTGTTGCGGTTTACGCGGCAAACTGCCAGGCGCGCAATGCGGTGCGCTGCGTGGACCGGCGAGCGCGGCGAGGGAGCTCCACTGGCAGGGAGCGATCACGGCTGCCGATCATCTGGCGAGTGAGGCGGTGCACCTCATCGGCGAGGTCGTGGATGCCGCGCTGACGCAGGAGGCCTTCGATGGTGAACAGCGCGGCGGTGGGTGTCACGCCGGCACCGGAGCAAGCCGCGGCGGGAGGGATGGGCTCCATCCCGGCAGCGGCAGGGGCGTGCTGTCGATCATCGCTGGTGGACACCAGTCGCTCAGCAGGGGATCGAGGCGCAGCTGCTGGATCGCATGCCGTTCGAGCTGGGCAATGTGGTCCTTCGTGCAGTTCAGCTGCTGGGCGATCTGGGAGGGGTTGAGCGGCGGGTCGTTCAGGTAGAGCGAGCGCAGGATGAAGCGTTGCTGCGGTGTCAGCGCTGCGCGTCCATGGATCGCCTGGTCGAGACATCGCCTGAGATCGTGTTCTTCCAGAGTATGAGCGCCATCATCGCCAATGACGTTGTGGCTGAGGACGCCGCGCTCGTCTTCGTCGGCCTGCGGGTCGATCGCGATGATCCTGTTCATGTGGAGTGCCTGCTCCACCTCGAGGATCTGCTCCTCGCTGAGCTCGGTGGCGGCCGCCAGTTCGGCGAGCGTGGCCGGCCGGCCGAGCTCCTGGCTGAGGTCGCGGCGGGCCCGGGTGAGCTTGCGGATCGCCGTGTGCATGGCCGCCGTCAGCCGGATCGTCGTCGACTGCTGGTGGCAGATCTGTTGGCAGGCAGCCATCGCGTACCACGTGGCGTAGCTGCTGAAGCGGAAGCCGCGGGTGGGATCGAAGCGCTTGCAGGCGGTGATCAGATTCTCGAGGGCCGCCATCGCCAGGTCTTCCAGTGGGATGCCGTGGCCGTCGAACTTGGCGGCGTTGTGCAGGGCCAATCGCTGGTTGGCCAGGACGAAGGAATCCAGCGCTCGCCTACCTTCTCGCTGGATGGAGCGCGGCGCTGCATCGGGCCCGCCGGGCCATTGCTGCCAGGTCTGGATGGTTCTGCCGAGCTCGATTTCCTGTTCTGGGGTCAGCAGGCGGTATCGCCCGGCCGTCCGCTTGAGCGCCTCGAAACCGTCCAAGGGAGGAGGGATTGCCGTCCTGATTCTCGCATGGCGAGCAGCCAGCTGCAGAACTGCTGTACTCTGCTGGGAAGCAGCAAGGAGGGCTGCACCATGATCCTTTCCCCTGAAGCTGAATTCCGTCTTCGCCAGATTGCGCTGGAAGCTGAAGAGCTCGACGCCCCGCAGCTTCGTAAGGTGCTCGTGCGCACCTGGCAGCTGTGGCTCACGGAACGCCAGACGCTCCGTGAGGCCTTGGCCGCCGAGGGCATCGCGATGAACGTCGAGGTCAACGGCGCTCATCCGAAGCAGCTGGCCGCCAGCCTGGGCTGAGGGGATTCCTACCCTGAGCCCGAGGCTGGGGTGGCATGGCATTCATCACGGGAAACAGCGGCACCTCGACGGGCGCGCACCTTGATTTCCGTGTCTTCGATCCGGCGAAGGGGTCGTACATCGACCCCAACCCTTTCGCCGGCCGCCTTCTTGTCGGTGGCAAACGCCTGAGCGATCAGTTTCAGGTCACTTCTCCGTATGGCGATCGCGTGCATCCGGTGCATGGCGATCGACGGATGCATCACGGCATCGACTACGGAACACCAGAAGGGACGAGAGTCGATTTCGAGGGTGGCACGTTCAAGGGCTGGTCGTTCGACAAAGGCGGCGGCGGCCACATGGGCGTCTTTGGGTTCACTGATGCCAACGGCCGGCAGCTTGAGGCTGTCATGTTGCACGGCAGTGACCCAGGCAAGGGCGCGCCATCGGCACCACCTGCTGGCGGAGGTGGATCCTCGGGCTCCAGCGGCGGCGGGGATGCTGAGCCGATCCCCATGCCGGAGCCGATCAAGCCGCAACCGATCAAGCCGCCGGAGCCGATCCAGCCATCGCAGCCGCTCACTGCGGGCGGGAGTGCGACGCCGCAGATGGGTGAAGGCCAGAAGCTGTGGGAGTCCCTGCAGAAGGACAGCCATCGCAAGGCCGGTGATCAGCGCATGCAGCTGCTGGTGCAGTTGATGGCTGGCGGGTTGAAGGATTTGTTCGGAGGCTTTGGCTGATGGACAACGCGCACCCGAGCCATCAGGTCCGACGTGACAGTAGTGAGCACGGCCGCCTGATTCCCAGGTACGCCGGAGAAGCGTTCCTGCACATGGCGGGATCTCACGATGTGCCACGTTTGCGGCGGCTGGTGAGCGATGAGGCCTACAAGAAGCCGCCATCGGCCAGTGTGAAGGCCGAAGTGTCGACCTGAGGCCGCAGCCCGCGTACGATGGGCCGGACACGCCATTGATCATGGAGTTGACCATCGAAACCGCTGCTTTGGCCCGGGCGGCCGAGGTGGCTGCCGGCGCCGGGCTGACAGTGCTCGCGATCGCTGCGCTGACGCCGCGGCTGATGCGGCCACTGGAGCGCCGGGTTGATGAGCTTGAGCGGATGCCTGAGGCACTGAGCCGCGAGATCCAGAAGGCCTTCCTGACGCTTCAGGGCGAATCGCGAGATCTGCAGCAGCGTATCAGCGCCGTGCTGCAGCGAACTGGTGAGGCCCTCGAGCAGATCGGCCAGCAGCAGGATGGACTCACGCAGGTGCTCACCGGCGTGCAGGCTGCCCAGGTTGCGCTCAACGCCCAGGACCAGCAGTTCCAGGCGGCGCTGCTGGAGATGAATGAGCGACTGGGGCGCCAGTCGGAGGTGCTGAGCCGGCTGGTCGAGGTGTCGCAGCGTCCGCCGGCGATGCCGACACCGCCGGATCCGTGGAGCGGCGGCCTGACGAGTGAACTGAATGAGCGACTGGCCGCTCAGCGCGAGGAGTTCCTGCGCCGCCAGGCTGAGCGCGGCCGCGCCTTCCAGGCTCCGCAGCCGGAGGGAGCCCAGTGAAGCTGCTCGTGATCGGACTGACGAGCGACGCCCCCGGCTGCGGAAAGAGCACCGCGGCCTTCGCGATCCATGCGTGCCGCGATGGCTGGCACACGGTGCCGTTCGCCAAGACGCTCAAGACCATGACGCGAGCATTGCTGGCGGACATCGGCATGAGTGAGCCGGAGATCATTCATCACATGAATGCGGGCAAGCAGGACATCATTGATTCACTGGGCACGAGTGCGCGGCGGGTCATGCAGGTACTGGGCACCGAGGTGGGTCGTCATATCAGTGAAGACTTCTGGGTACGGATCTGGATGAAGCGAATCCTTGATCTTGAGCTTGTTAATGCCAAAGGAGTCATCGTTGATGACGTTCGATTTCCCAATGAGGCAAAAGCCATCAAGCAAGTTGGCGGCGAGTTGTGGCGCATTCAGCGCGACAGTCATATCAAGCTGGATGTGACACATGCCAGTGAAGGCAGCTTGCGGCATTTTGCCGTGGATCGCATTATCGAGAACAGCAGTTCGGTGCGCGATTTTGCAGCGGCTGTGAAGACGGCCCTGCATGCTGCTGAACGGCGTCACCTCGAGGCGTTGGATCTTGCTGATGTTGGAGGACGCTGAAATGGGTACCGTACGCACACTGCCATTGGCTGTCACCATGGAAGGACTTGATTTCACCACGTATCAGATGAAAGCTCGGGAGACTGGGATTTGCCCTGCGATTGGCGGCTCGGAAATTTATCCGTGTCTAGGTCTCGCATCAGAGGTTGGCGAGTTGATGGGGAAAGTCAAAAAGATATATAGAGATCATAAAGGCCAGTACACAACAGAAGATCTTGATGCTATTGCCTCTGAGGTGGGGGACTGCATGTGGTACTTGGCGACGATTGCCACGGAGTTGGGAATTTCACTCGAAGGCTGTGCGCGAGGCAATCTGGAAAAACTCGCCTCACGCAAGGCTCGTGGAGTGCTCGGTGGTAGCGGGGATAATCGATGACAGTAGATTTCGTTATTCGTGTTGTCCCTGGTGGTGGTAACATCGGTCGTTTTTGTTGGCGTAATTCCATGCCGTTTCCTTGCCGTCCCTGGACTTGGTGCTTTGGCCGATGCTGGTGGGCGAGGGCTTGAGACCCGAAGGCTCGCGGATGCACGAGGATGGCCCACTGGTTCTCGAGCCGCGGGCCCTCTACGATTCGGCACTGGCTGGCTGGGCCCGGCGACCCGGCGATGCCACGGCGATCCTGATCTATGACGGGCCGCTGCTGGTTGAAGCGTTGGTCGCCGATGGAATGAGCGAAGAGGAGGCGATTGAATGGATCGGCTACAACATCGAAGGTGCGTGGCTCGGGCCTGGCATGCCGATGGTGCTTAACCGCATTGCACAGGATAAACTGGATGAGGTGCTGGAGAGTCTCTAGCTGGTAGACTGTTCGTCCATCCGACGAGATCAATGCGTCAAACGCGAGTCGCAACACCAGCAGAAGTCAAGCGAGCGCTGGAGCTGGCAGCCGAAGGCATGAGCTCGTTTGACATTGCCAAAGAGCTTGGCAGGAACGATCGCACGGTCCGCGACTGGCTTCGGCGTGGTCATCCGCGTGCTCCATCCATCAAGCCGAAGGAGCGCAGCAACATTCATGACTACGGAACGCGGGTGTCAGCGCTGCTCGAGCCGGAGGCCCTGGAGCGATTGGATGTTGTCTGCCAGGAGCAGGGCGGTGTTCCGCGTTCATTCGTGATCAGGAATGCTGTTGAGCTCTATCTCGATGCCATGGACCGCTTGCGTGGTGGCAGCAGCCGCCCGCTCGATGTCCGTGGCTACCGGCCGGGGTCTTGAGTCATGGCGCGAAGCCATCGTCGCCAGAGTCGCTGGGGGCGATCGGGAGATGACTTCAAGATCTTCCATCGCCGGCAGTTGGTTGAGGTCTACATGGGCGACTCGTGGGTGCCTGGGTGGGTGGGCAAAGTCGGCAAAGATCGAATCGAGGTCGACCTTAAGCGCGGAGGTACGACCTGGGTCTATGACGCGCGCAATGTTCTTGTGATCTGAAAACCATGGCATCTGACAAAGCCGCACAACTCGAAGAAGATCTGGTGATTGCCAAGCAATTGCCGATTGCAAATCCAAAAGATCCAGACTATGTCAATGCAGGGCGCCTGCTTATGCGGTATCCGTCTGCACAGGATGGGCAGTTTGGTGCAGAGGTTCGCTTGATCGTCTTGGCTCGGTTGAACAACTGGAACATGGAGCTGCGTGAGCTGTTCGAGATTTCCAGAGAGATCTGGGCCAATGGGTATCGGCCCGCTCATTTGCATGAAGCTTACGGCAGTGGAGCCGATGCTAGTTCTCCTGGTTGATCAGCATGCAATTCTATTGCCCTGAATGCGGCGCGGAAACCCGCGTCATGGAAACACGAATCACGCAGGGCCTGGGAATGCGGCGTCGGCGCATTTGCGAGTCAGGCCATCGCTTCACGACACGGGAAGTGCCCGTGAAGGAGCTGAATGAATTGTTGCGGTTAAAGGCTTTGGCAGAGCCGAACGATGTAGTCCTGGAGTTGACGCCGATCAAGAGAGACGAGCAATGGGAGTCCGTGGCCCTCACCTACAAACCAGTAGGTGTCCACAGCTTCCTCTCTGGGTCTCGGCGTCTGGAAGGAAAGCAGTCCGCGCTCGCATTGCGGAGCGTTGCGGATCTTGCGCAGGATGCCAATGGGTTGCTCGCCCCAGAAGGCCCGGGCGCCATTGAGGGCCTCGAAGGTGATCTGGCTGATCGGATCGTGCCAGAGGTGAGGGCCAATCGGTGAGCCGAAGCGAAGTTCAAGGCGTGCGGAAGGAGCGAGTGTCGCCATGTTCGAAGCGTGTCTCTTGCCGTTGCAGGCCGCGGGCCTGGTTGATGGAGGCCTGATTCAGGCCGCCTGCATCACCGCGAGTGAAGGCCGGCGGTGGTGCTTCGGGGTTCTGGGCCTGACTCTTGGAGCGCCACCTGGCGGCTGCCACACGAGCACGAGCGTAGGATCCGCTGCCACCACCATCGGTGGCCTGACTGGAGGGGCGACCACGTCCGCGGCCGGGGAGTGTGGCGCCGGAGAAGGATCGTGCGGCCATCAGTACCCCGCCAGATCACTGGGGTTGATGGTGACGCCATGCCTGGCGGCCTGCTCGATAATGTCGAGGTAGCTGGGCACCTGATCCTTCGGCTGCGGAACGGGCGGTGGCGGCGGAGGCGGGACGTTGACCTCTCCGGTGTAGATATTTCCCCAGCTGTCGGAGTCCCACGATGTGGTCTCAACGCCAGGCAGTTGTTGTGACATGGAGGCTCTCCAGCTGCGCTCAGGGTACGGGCATTCTGCGCAGCTCCAGCCATGCCACATCACCAAGCTGCAGGAAATCTAAAATCTCGCTCTTCTTCAGGAGCCTGTGATTGCGGACATAGCGATAGAAGACCGCGGGGCCTGTGGTGGTGAAGCAGATGTGCTCGGCAGTGGGCCACCACAGGACCTGGAAGCCATCGAGTTGCCAGAGGCAGCGGGAGAAGAGGCGATGCAGGGCGTCGGAGGTCTTGCGCAGGGCTGCCAGGGTGGCCTTGTCGAGCGGCGTCGGGTGACCACTGGCGATGTAGTGGTGGAGCAGGACGTGCGGGCTGTTGCGGGTGATCGAGCGCTCAGGACGCAGCCAGCGGCCTTCCATGTCGATCGGCTCGGGATCGATCGCCAGGGCGTCGATGCGGCACAGGGGATGGAGCTCAGGCATTGAACCTCCGGGTTAGCAGCGGCTTGATGCGCGCATGGGCGGTGCCGATGTGGCAGTCGGCTTGCCAGTCGAAGGGGAGTTCTTCGGTGAGGAGAATGCGGCCGAAGCTGCGGAAGTTTTCGCAGAAGCAGCGGAGGCGATCTTCGTCGATCTCGATGCCGAGCTTGCGGGGGAGGTAGAAGGTGGTGGCGGGTGCTGCGGTGTTGACGCGCACGAAGCTCTGGTTGTGCTCGGACCAGCGCACCATCGGTAGTCGGCGGTAGTGGATGGCGAAGGGGAAGCTGAAGAGCAGTGGCTCACGCCGGTGGAGCTCGGTGTGGCAGATCAGGAGAATCGCCTCACTGCAACGATCGGTTAAGTATTCCTTCAGCAGTTTGCGAATCTGTTGGCGGGCGATCCTCGCGCTTGGATGTACCTGCAGGAAGATCCGTCCATGCCAGGGCTCCTCGAACGATCGCTCGACGGCCTCCACGGGAAACCAGGAGCCGGCTTCGATCAGGGCCTGGCGCCTGGGGCTCGAGCAGGGATCGAGGTCGATGATCGGCAAGGTGCGACGCAGCGCATCGAGGTAGGCCTGCTCCGGGGTGAACAGCTGCTCATCGGGTGACTCGATCACGGCGAAACGGTCCTGGGGTAGGGGCCCGTCGGCGTTCACCTGGGGCGGTGTCGAGAGGATCTGGAAGCGCTCAGGCACGCGCGGCGTCACGGAGCACGGCATCCAGCTGCATGCCGGGGGAATCGTTGTCGAGCTCGTAGGCGCGCAGGCCGGCGGGATCGGCGATCGCGATCAGCGTCTTGCCCTTGGGGAGAGCCTCCAGCCGGGCGAGCAACCGGCGGAAGGTCTCGCGCAGATCCTCGTCGCTGTTGCGTTCGGCGAGGTCCATCTGCGCCTTGAGGCCCTCAGCGGATTCCCAGATTGCGCCCTGGTCGAAGGCGGTGAAGACGAAGAAGCCAGGGCCGCGCTTGCGACGAATGGCTTTGCTCTGGCCGACGATGTCATCGAGCACAGCGGTGCCGATCGCCCGGGCCATGCCGATGGCGGTTTCGGAATCGCCAGGCTTGAGACCGAAGAGCCGGCGGGCGAGATCAGTGCGATCCATCGGCGATGAGCTCGAGTTGCTGGGGGTTGGCCTTGCGCCGCGGCCGGCGCTGCAGGCGCGGCTTGGTGCGGATGGCTTGGGTCTCGAGGCCTGGGAAGAGCCAGGCGCCCTGCAGCCGATCCGGTGCAATCAGGCTCCAGTGGACTTCGATGGCGGTCTCGCTCTGGTAGAGCTCGCCGAGGCTGGTGAGGCGGTGAACGGAGACCCGCTCGCGGCGGCCCGGCTGGCCAGCGGCATCGAGCCAGGTGACCTGGACGGAGTTGGAGGTGATCGTGGCGTCGGAGATGAAGCCGGCGCGGCGACCGATCATGCCGTCGCGCCGGGTGTCACGGACGAGAGCGGAGCTGCCGCCATGTCGGGTGACGAGCAGGTTGGGCCGGACCTCGACGTGGCGCATGAGGCGGACGTTGTGTCCGGCCGAGTCTACTTCAGCTGCTCCTCCTCAGCGCACGCAGGGAATCGGAAAGCTCAAGGCTGCGACGGCGCAGAGATTTGGTCGGTTCCTTGCCAAGAGCCCAGCCGTGTTCATCAAACAGGGTTTGGGCGTCAGGGCTTTCTGCGACTTGAAGGATTTCGTTGGCGCGCTCGAGGAAGCGTTCGCATTCCTCGACGCAGCCACGGATGTTGTCAATGTGCATGATTCAGAAGGCCTCCTCGTCTGAGAGCGCGGTTTCGCTTTCGGGTGCATACGCGGAGCCGAGGGTCTTGCCTTTGACGGCGCCATTGCCGAGCAGGTCAAAGCCCTTGAGCTGGACGTGAACGCGAGATTCGTTGTTGTATTCGTAACTGGTGAGCACGCCAGCGCAAAGCAGGCGAGTGCCTTTCTTCTGCTGCAACAGCATCTGTGCGAGTGCATCAGGCCCTTCGCTCTTGGCGAATTCAGCGCAGACGTTGACCCAGGCGGTGGGGGAATCGCTGTCGCGGGGACCGCTGTGGTAGGGGATGGCGACGGACACTCGATCGCCGCGGGGGTTCATCTCGGGATCCTTGTTCGTGTTCCCGGCCACGATCGCGGTGAGCTCGCTTTCCTCTTTGGCGACCGCGGTGTCGGCGCTGCCTGGAACCCGGAGCAGGGTGAAGTGGGCGCGGGGTTCGGCAAGGTTGCGGTTGGAGTCGTTGCCGGCCGGGCAGGTCTCGAGCAGGCCCTGGAAGAGGAGGAGCTGGCCGTCGTAGGCGGAGATGTCGGGGACGGGCGTGGCGCCGTTGGGAAGAAGCGTGAGGGGCTGGTGAAGGCGCTTGAAGGCCAGGCCGAAGGTGCCGTCTGCCAGGCGCTGAACGCGGCCGGTGCCGAAGACGAGGCGCATGGAGGTGGGGGTGTGTTGTGGGGCGTGCGGATCGTACACCTGCGTGGTGGGGGGTGTCCAGCGGGGTGTACAGAGGTGGAATTAGGCGGGGGCTGTCTGCACGCGCCGGTCAGCCAGCCGGTCGGCAGCCGGGCCTGCGGCCCTGCCGTCCGTCTGTCTGTCCGTCGCTTGGCGGGGGGTGTGGGGAAATCGGGAGGTGGCCGACCGATCGGCGAGTCTCACCGGGGCGGAAGGCGTCTGCTTGGACAGGTGCTCGGGCGGCGCTGGCCGATCCGGCGCAAGAGCCGCGGTGGTGACTGGGGTGGATCGGCCAACTGGGGTGCACGGGTGGGCGACCGATCGGTCGGCGGCGGAAGGTGTAGGCTGGACGATCTGAGAGATGCCCTCGCTCCTTAAGGGAAGTAAAGGGGTAGGGAGTCTGTATCTATATCTATAAAGATTATACCAGAATAGCCCATAAAAAAGAGTCTCATTGTAGAGACTCAGCAGGGATTGAACGGAGCCGGGGGGGGGTGGTCAGAAGTCGAACTCCTCCGTGGCCGGGCTCGCTTCGCCGAGGGTTGGGACGTAGGTGGCGGCTGAAGCGTTGCCTCTGCGCTCGATGCGACCGGCGCTGACCAGGGAGGCAAGTGTGGTTTTGATGGTTGTGTCGGATGCTTTCTGATCGCTTGATTCACGAACGAGGCGAGTGAATGTGCCACGTTGAATGCCTGGGTAGTTGGCAAGCAGTGTTCGTGGTGAGACGTCTGGTGCTTTGGCGCGGTAGCCGTTCCAGTCTTCAATGAGCTTGCGAAAGAGGAAGTCACTCAGGGATTCCTGGGGCTCATCATCGGTGCCGGTGCTCTCGACGACGCGGACCTCTGGCTTGCTCATGAAGTCAAGCAACAGCTGTCGCGATTTACCTTGACCACGTAGCTTCCTGATTTCTGTTTTGATGAGTCGTTTGTCTTTGTCGTATTCAAGATGAATGAGAGCTGAGGTCTCTTCACCGATTCTGCTGATGCCTTGAGTTTTGCCATTGTCATGGGAATGGTGAATCCAGAGCAGCGCCGCGTTGTGTTTGTAGACGATGCGGTTGCAGCAGCGAAAGTATTGCAAGATGCGTTGGTCGCCGACTTTCACATCGTCAGGGCAGACGGCTTTCAAGGAGTCGATGACGACAATGGAATAAGGGCGGCCGTTGTCTCTGGCTTCCTTGAGCTTGCGATCAAGTTCGACAAGACCTCTGAGGCTTAGCTCGAATGGAGCAATGCCTTGCTCGAAGTCTTCAAACCACCAGTCAATTCGGTTGAGCAGTGGCTCGTTGCTCATGAGTGACAAACTTTCTAGCATGTTGCACGTGTTATCGTGACCGATGCTGAGCATGTCGGTCTGGATGAACAGTGCCTGGGTCTTGTCCCAGTTGTCAGAGTTGCAGAATGTTCCTGAGTCGGCAAAGCTGTTGAGAGTTGGATCGCCAAGCGCGGCTCGCACGAGATGAATGGCGAGCTGGGTCTTGCCGCAGCCGGGTTGGCCGTACAGGATGTGGTCGGTGCGTTGCAGCAACCAGTTGGGGACAAGGAAAGGAATGGAGCGGGCTCGATCGGAAGGTGTGATCTTGGTCAATTTGTATTGAATGTTGCGTTTGGGACGGATGCCCAGTTCGTAGGCCAGGCGCTCAAGCAGGGAGAGGTCTAGGCGTTCTGCGCTGCGGTTGTAAAGCTGGCTTTCGTAGAGGTGTTTGAGAATGTTGTCCTCAATGGTGCGGAAGTCTCTGTCATCGCACGGCAGCCATAGGCCCTCGGCCCAGAATTCTCGATATGCGCGCAAGCGAAAGAGTTGATCGAAGTGATCGGGTTCTTTGGTTTCTGGTTGTGCTTCGGATTCTTTTTCTTTGAGAGCGGTAGCTCTGTGTTTGGCAAGCGCTGCTTTGCTAATGGAGTCGGGGACGTTGCTGTTGTAGCTGCGAGTTTCTTCGAGCGCTGTTGAGTCCAGGGTCATGGCCGACCCCAGCGTCTTGCCAACCGCGGTAAAGTCGTTCTTGTACGGACATTCTTCGCGCCATTCGGGGCAGATGTCATCAGCAATGACGAAAAGTGCAGGCAGCTCAACATCGCGTATGGCTTCGAAGCGCTTGAGTGTGACACGTTCTCCGGTGTGCTGACCCTGGTTGTGCCAGACCAGGAAGGCATCCTCGAGGTGGTGGATGTTTTTGGCGACGGCGCAGAAGACGGGAAACCAGTACTTTTCGTAGCCCAGGCGTCCAGCTCCATGCTGAGAGCCTGGCAACTTGCTGCGCAACAACCAGTCCGCGCGAGAGATGTCGTTGTTGGTGAACTCCAGGTTCAGCGCTGCTGATCGCTGCCTTTCGTGGCGTTCAACCTCAGCGAGCGCGGCATCCTGGGCTGTCTCGATCCAATTCCATGGCAGTGGTTGTGCTTCAGGGTTCTGCTGGACTTCGCTCTGGTCATTGCCGTAGAACAAACGCTCTGGTGTCTGGCCGGCCCAGTCGCTGAGTGTGAACGGCAGTCGATCGGCGATCTGCGCAAAGATATGCTTGTAGTGGTTGCGATCGTCAATCGGCTTACCAATGTTGAAAATGGCGCGGAAGCTGTCATCGCATGGCTTGCCTTCAGCCAGGCGCTTGCCTGTGCGGTGACTGACGCTGGTGTAAGTGGCCAGGCAATGTTGCTTGACGATTGGGTAGCACCAGAAGTCATCGATCGGTATGTCGCCGTCAATGTCCAGGCAGATCAGCTGGGCGCACTCGATGTCTGTTGCCTTGCGTCCACCGTTGGTTGTTACGCCACAGAGAAAAGCTTTGCCGCTGCTGACGTGGTGGAGCAGTTGCTCGATTGTGGCATCAACTGCACTCCACGGTTGGCGTTCCGCTTCCTTGAAGTCGGATGTCTTGTTATGATGCGCAGGATGTACACTGACGCGAAACGCCACATCTGGTGCCATGGAGCGGGAGAATCACCAGATACAGTGTACACTATGGCGACTACGCTTGATCGGGCATAGGGTGTTACGATTGCTGCAGTCACAGATGGCGGATAAACGATGGCTCTTGAGCGCAATCGCAATTTTGGCGCTGTTGTCGCCTATGCGTTGGACGTCTTGTCTGGCAATGGCGTGGTGCGGGCGTCACAGCGTGAGCTTTCGCGCTCCATTGATATTAGTCCAACAATGTGCGGACGATACCTGAAAGGTCTTGTTGATCCGTGGACCGTGGGCGCTGGCACCATGCTGGCCCTGGCCAAGGTCGCACGGCTGGAGCCCAGCTCGCTGTTCGCCTGGATCGAGCGCGGCCGGGATGCGGCGATGGAGATCGAAGCCCGGCTCCGATCTTGCTCTGCCTACGCGACCAGCCTCGAGCTGGCCGAAAAGCTCGTTCGCCGGTTGAAAGAGGAGTCTCACGAGTCCAAGGCGGAACCTGACTTGGAGTCGTTGCGCCAGCGCCTGGCTGCAGAGCGTGAGCTTCTGGGTCCGCGGTTTGATTTACTGCTTGCTGGAGTGGACGGCGCAGCAGCTGCAGTGGAAGCACTCGAAAGTGGAACGTTTCTCGAGGAAGCGGATCTCGTTGCGCTGGAGCGTGTTCTTGGTAGCTAGAGTGGTCGTGTAGTAAAGTGATTCGCGACACGCGGCCTAGGAGTGAATCTGAATCTTAAGCGCACAGAAGCGTCGGATGCGCTGCAGCTAATTCTAACACTGACTCCGCGGTCAGGGATTGATTGTGTCTTTTGTCGCGTGCTAAAGGAGCGACCTGGGCGCCTGGTCGAGTGGCATGGGTCCGAGGATGGCACCAGCTTCTGGGCTGAGTTTGTTTTGCCGGACAATGCAGTATGTGAATTCTTAGTGGAACAGCTGGAGGCGGAATCGGTGATCGAGGATCGAGCGCGACTGCACCGTCTGGTGGAACACCTGGAAATTGAACTGGACAGCGCGATCGGCGACGGTGATCGCGTGGTCGGTTAAAAAAAACAACGAAAGATCCCCCGTATTACGAAGTGTAACGTGGGGGATCTGTGTTGGTGGATTGTCAGGCAGCAGCCAACACAAGCTCGGGCGTGGGTTCAGGTTGGCGTAGTTCATGCACGCTGTTCCAGAATTGCTGGCACAGACGCAATGCATTGGCGCGCTCTTGCTCGCGCTCCCAGGGATCAACCCAATACTCACGAGCACCGGTCGGAGTGCCGACGATGATGTGCAGCTTGGCGATCTCGATGTTGAGCGTCTCCTTGATCGCTTCAGCATAAAGGCACAGCTGGCGCACGGTCTTCTTGTACTTCTTGAAGTTGGTACCTTGGCCGGATGGCACGGGGATACTGCGTTGCGCTTGGAAATATGGTGCTTTGGCGGTCTTGAAATCGCTCAGCACGTAGCCACCGTGTTCATCGCTGTGCGAGATCAGGTCGGGCGTACCGCTGTAGCCCCAGGTTGAAGACCACACGCGAGCCAATCGCCGTGGATCAGACTCATCGGTCGTGCTCCATGTGTGTTCCCAGCCCAGGCGCAGCGGCTGCTCTGACCAGACGTGATAGTCGAATGGCTTGATGAATTCGTACATGCCGTTATAGAACGCCATCACTTCATCGGTGATGCGATACGGCTTGCCATCGACCTGCACCACATCAGGCAGTGAGAGTCCACGGATGCGAGCTTCGAGTAATGCATGCACAGCACTGCCGCGATAAGCAGCCGCCAGTGGGTCACGGCCAGCTGCGATCTCACGCAGTCGCCAGCGTTCCAGGAACTCACGATCTGCAGGCGGTGCTGTGGCGCTTAGGATCGAGGTGCATCCCGGGAGCAGCACCAGGCCACGACCATCCGGCGACGGACAGGGATAGACGCGCAGTTCCTGGCCGTAGTCGTTAATGAGTCTGCGCTCGATGTCAGTCTCGGAGACGCGGCGTACCGCTTGCGTCCAATTCATGGCGATCACCTCTGCAGTGTGTTTTCCAGTTGTGCTGCAGCCGTCTGGCGATGGAAGGCGTCAAACGTTTCGACAGCGCGATAGGCCAACACGACAGCAGACTGGACTCGCTGCTCGATGTCTTGTGGGTGGAGGTGCGGTGTCTCGCGGGCCAGCATTGCAGCAGTGACGGCTGCTGTCATCACCATTTCGCTGGTGGGCGTCGACTGCTTGAGAGGAAAACCTTCAGACGAGAAGGAGTCAAAGGCCTCGCGAAGCAGTCGGACCTCTTCAATCAGTTCCTTCAGTAGTGCTACCGTCGGCGGCTCGGCTGTCATCGGGATCTCCAATTCCATTCAGGGTATTCGCCTCGAAGATCTGTGAATCGGTGCTCGAATGCACAGGCTTCCAGCTGTCGTTCCTGAAAGCCCGGGCCAGCTTGGCGGCCGCCAGCTCGAGTGGGCTCAGGCCCCGGGCTGCGGCGCGCACCTGCTCGATCGACCACTCGTTCCGCAGGGCCTGGAGCTCCCGGCCGGTCCGGGCGTCGCGGAGATCGTCGCTCAGGCTCATGCCGGCAGGCCGATTGAGATCCGGGATGGCACCTCGACTCCAAGCAGCCCGCGGTCCGTCAGCTCGCTGCGGATCTCACGGCTGAAGTCCTCGAGTCGGCGTGGATTCAGCCTGATGCGTGGGTCGCATAGTAGCACACTCCTGATATATTCGCCGTTTTCGTGGTTGTAGTAGTGGAAGATCGCGCAGGTTTTCTCGATCGAGAACCAACCCCAGCCGAATTGGCAGGCGTGCAGAGGTGAGATTAAAAAGAATGGGATCGCGCGCGTGACGCTGAGTTCTTCAGTGGGTGGCGTGTTCCAGGGATTGGCTTTGCTATTGGCGATGAACGGTGGCGGGCGCCAGCCTGGGTCGCTGGGGGCGAGGAAGTTGATGCCGCCATCGCCGCGATATGGGGCGTAAGACTCGAAATCGCCGAGCTCGCCGCACCAATGGACTTCAGCGATCGTGCGCGGAACCTCGATCAGGTGATGGAGGTGCTCGCCAGGCAGCGTGAGCTTGGCGGTGGCCTGGTTGATCGTTTCGATGAAACCGCCGGGCAATGGCCGTGCTGCGGTGGTCGGCGACGTCATGGCTTGATCGCGTTGACGTTGCAGAGTGTACGCCATGGCGAGCAGGCTGATCAAGAGCCGGAGGATGAACAAGGTTCGATCGTGATCGGTTGAAACGAAGTGACTGGTCCTTTGTAACCAGGGAGCTGCTCGGCGAGCGAGAACACCAGCATGTCAATCAAGTGCTTTGCTGGAGACCGTGGCCAGTCGATTTCATTGGCGCAAAGCGCGTCGTAAGCTTCGACGGCGCCGATGAGGCGGCCGGGCGCAACCTTGCGAAGTGTTTCAATCTGCAGTCGTGGAAGCAACACGAACTGCTCCAGACGCAGCGGCTCGAGCGATCGATGGCCGGAGATGAGTGCATCGTAAATGCGGAGAAACACAGGCGAGTCGCTGACGCGGATCAGATCGTCGAGGTATTTGGGGGTGATTTCTGGCGTGAAAGCAAGGGCTGATGTCAGTACCTGAAGAACCGTTCGATCGATTGTCATCACGAAAAAGCCCAGCTTCAAAGCTGGGCATGAAGGTTGAAGAATGAATGAAGCTCACCAATCGTCGTCGCCGCCAGCAGCAGGAGCAGCGGCTGTTGGCGGTGCGGCGCCGTTGGTACTCATCGGCACGCCGGCTTGAGCCGGTGGAGTGACCGGAGCAGTGAATGGGTCGTTGCCGCCATTGCTGTACTGGTCCGGAAACCAGGACTCTTGCGCACTGGCGATGACTTTCGGGCTATCCGCGGGCTTGATGTGAAATCGCACCGAATACATGATTTGCGGAGGAGCGTCTTTGTCATAAGTCACCTCGGCAATCGCATTCAGAACATTGTCGTCAGTGAGGAAGATGTTTGGATTACTGGTGAAGGTCTTGGCGATTGCCTTCTGAACCGAGGATTTGTCGATGATCCAGGCGACAGGGCGCTTCAGTTCACGACAATATGCGCGAACGAACCATACGCATTGCGGCTTATCTTTCTCGGTACTCTGGTACGCGTTGCCGATCTCGTTGATGTACTGCTCGAGCGGGGGTTCCGTTGGCGTGATCACGCAGCTCTTGTCTTTTCGGTAATACCGATAGCACTTGCTGATCTGCGATGTGATGTACAGATTGTAACTCTGCCCGGGAGGGATCGTGGACATAATGAACATCCACGGGGGAATTCCCGAAAGATCGTGCGTGAATTCAGCGGGGAGCAAATCGATCGCCGGGATCGGAGCCATAGGTTGTGGGGAGCGATTGGCGGGCCCAGGTCCGAGGCTCAACTCCGGGCGTCGTCTCCGGCCGGAACCAAGCTGCTCGAGGACCGAGCCGGCTCCAGTATAGCATCAACTGGAGTATATCGAAACCCCGAGCCGCTCGAGGCGAGGCGGGCATTTGCTGCAGCGATCTCTTCCTCGGTTGCGCTCTTCACGATATAGCCGGCGAGCGTTACTCCGCTGGGGATGCATGTCATCTGCCAACTGGCCATGGGGTCTGAGGGTCGTGCGTTTTCCAGGGTAGAAGCGCTGGCCTGGACTGGACCTTAGGAGACACAGCCTGTAAAATGGGGAGGACCCGCGGCGCGTCAACGCTCGGGTCCCTGATCAACCTGGGGAAACAGGCCGATGAGTCGAGAGTATCACATCCGCGGCGGCGTGAAGGTGCTGAAGCTGCCGCCGCTGGAGCGCGTGCAGGAGCTGCTCTACGAGGACCCGGAGCAGCCTGGGGTGCTGCGGTGGCGGGTGAGCAGAGGCTGCCAGCCCGCCGGCTCCGTGGCGGGCGGCCTTAATGGTGGTGGCCGTCGGCGGATCATGATTGATGGCGTTCTTTGTTACGCCTCGCGGTTGTTGTGGCTATTGCGCACGGGCGAGGATCCAGGGGCTGGGGTCATTGATCATGAGGATCGTGCGAGAGATAATGATCGCTTTGAAAATCTGAGGCTTGCGCCGAATGGCCAGAGCTCTAATACCGCGCACAGTGGCAGGCAGAGCAATAATACAAGTGGCTATACGGGTGTGAGCTGGGACGATCGTTGTGGCAAGTGGCGCGTGAAACTTCAATACGAAAACAGGCGCATTCACTTGGGCTTTTTTCGCAACGTCAAAGATGCTTACGCTGTTTATCTTTGCGCAAAGTCAAAGTTTCACGGTGAAGAGTGGCTCGGCGAGCTTGCGCCTGGCTGGACACTCGAGCAAGCAAAGCAGCGCGTTATTGAAATGAAAAATGCTCGGTCCTGGGAGCTCCGGGATGAGATCTACAAGGCCGAGCGGCAGTTTGTCAAATGGTATAACCGGCTAAAACTCTAGACTTAGACACAATGCGGGGCTCTACTTCCCTCTTTCCATTCTGTCCAGCAGTCCTTTGATTCCCGCTTGGTGTTCCCGAAAACCTTCAGCTGCATTGTCATCTGCGAGTTCAGTCGTGAAGTCTGCAATCGCTGCCAACATGCAATGCATGCATGCGCATGTCAGGCGCGAAGCTCTGGCGATTTCGTCATTGAACACCGGGCCGTCGAGGTATGCAGCAATGTTGGCAAACAGATTGCGCGCAGCTGGTGTGGTGAACGGCGGCATCTTGTCGTCACAATCTTGCTGGGTTGCAATTTGTGTGCCAAGAAGTATAAGGAAAGACCGCACGAAGTCCATATCATGCGCCAGGCTTGAGTGCCGCAGGTGCTCAGCAATCTGCTTTTGGTATGTCATGGGGGTGAGTTGGGTGAAGAAAGAAAAGCGCCCCGAAGGGCGCTGGTATTGGGGAGCTTCTATTATCGCGTCAGAAGCCGGCGTCGTCAAGCACGGTGTCCGCGGTGGCATCCACGGTGGACAGCTGTTGTCCGGTGGTGTCGTAGTAAGCTTGCTCGCCTGCCACGGCAGCGGAACCAGCCGGCATCAGGCCATAGCCCTGGAACGCACGCTTGATGCGCTTGACTGTTTCCAGCAGCTCTTCGATCGTGCTGGGTCCGTTGTACCAGCTGTTGTCGGAGAGCTTCATCCAGCTTTTGCGATCAGGAGTGGGCACGGAGATCTCGAGGAATCGGGCGCGCTTGCCATTCCGCAGATCGATCCTGCACACGTCAAACAGCTGGCGGCTGTCGTCTTCCGACTGGCAGATCTCCGCCAGCGCGCCAAGGAAGCTGCGCACCGGGCCGGTGACGCCTGTGCTGCCATCGGGGCGATAGCTGACGGCATTGAAGTTCAGTTCGATGGCACGACCCTCGGTGTCGCTCATCAGGAAGCGCAGCCGATAGTTGAGCGCATAGGATGCATTCTCATCGGCGGGAGTCACCAGAAGAAGCATGTCCCGGGCAAATCCGATGATCTTGGATGTTCCGCTGTCTTCGTTGGTGGTTCCACCATCATCGGATACCGTGAAATTCACGGGCTTGTTTGCAGTCGCAGGTGTGACGGGCTGGAAAGGATTCTTGTACGCGCGGATCGGGGTGTGACCGACGACAGCTGCATCGTCCGGCGGCAGCTGGATCACCGCGGCTTCGGTCGGGGCCAGGGCGGAGGTCTCCTCGACTTGCTCGGCGACTTGCTCGGTGGCTTGCTCGACAGCTTGCTCAGCGACTTCGGGGATGCTCACGATCTCAGTTTGAACAGTGGTTTCAGTGGACGGCTCGAGCACTTCAGGGCTGAGTTTGGCGGGCTCGCGGGTACGGGTGGCGCGGGTACGGGTGGAATTCGTAGCCATTGGAAACAGATGAAGCAGATGAACGCGCTGCCTGTCACGCAGCACAAAGAAAAAAGGCCCCCGTGGAGGGAGCCTTTGAGTGGGAGGGAAAATCAAAACTTAGACACAACGCGGAGCGCAGGTCTCAGTCTTTGAATCTGTAGTGGTATGGCTTGTAGTGACTGGGATACATCGCATTGATGGGCCCGAGACGTGCATTCTGTGCCTCAAGCTGCTCGAGGTCACGGCATGCACGTTCCATGGCGCTGTCACTGTCGAGCTTGGCGAGTAGTGGCAAGCAGGGAATGTAGTGCGTTGCGCCTTGGAATTTCTTGTTGCCATGGCAAATGATCGTGATGCCGCTGGTCAGCGTGTGATAAGCGCCGGTGCGCATGATCAAGCCGCTAGGCATATGGATCATGAACAGCGGTTTGCAGATGCGCGTATTGTGGCTGGCATCATCGGGAAAACCTTCAGGCTCAGGAAGCCGTGGGTCGTCATGTGCCACGAGCTCGATGCGATAGTCGCGTTGAGCATTGAACTCATCGAGTGGATCGTAGAGATCGCCGCCCCAGCCGACAGCGATCTTGGTCATGTCGTTAGTGTCAAGCTGTTGCTTGAGGTCTTGCCGGCGATCTAGTTCGATCGCAATGCGACCGAGGAAGTCGCGGTGGTTGTTGGGGAGTCGGGGTTCGATGTAGCTGTTGAGCATGAACTGCTTGGTTTTCTTGTCGGTGATACGTGATCCACGGACGTTGTTCACGTTTCCTCCTGCTTCTTGCGGTCTTCGCTCTCTTGGTGCTTCCATGTGCCCCACTTCTCGATGTACTCTGTGGCGGTTGGCACGCGCTTCAGCTTGTGCACTTTGCGCCACTGCTCTTCAGTGGTGTCATGGAACTTGGCAGGGCCGCTGATTTCGTAAAGCTCGAGATCGAGGGTATCTATGCCTGCTTGAATCATCTGCGTCCACGTATTTGTGGGAGTCCAGGCTTGATCGTCTTCGCTCAGGTTGCGTTGCTGTATCTTGAGCTCTTCGACGTAACCCGTGCGAAGCACGGCCAAGGCCGCTCGCATAATGACGTGAATAACTAGCGCTGGCTGATGTCTGCTGATGCACTCACGATAGGTGAAGTTTGTATAATTAAGTTTGTTCTCACAGCGTCTGATTATCGTGATCAGCTCTTTCACTGTGATGATGTCGTGGCGCCAGGCCACGTGCAGCAGTGCGTTGGCAACGTCTTGGTGAAGCTCAAGCAAATTGTTGTGGGCTTTGCCGTTTTTTTCAATCAGTCGGTTGTAGATGCTCATGTTGCCTCTTGTGGTTGAAGTGAATCCAGTTATTGATTGGCAGGTTCTTGGAGGATGTCAAACAGGCTGGCCCAGCCTTCAACAGAACCGCCATGGTTATTAATTACCTCTTTGGCCCTGGAGTTGAGTGGATCTATTTGCTGAACCATGAGGAAGTTGATTCCAGTTTGAGCGATTGCTATTTGACGGGCGTATTCGCTTTTACTGCGTGACTTGCGCATGGCAAGACTTGTAACTGTTGCTAGTGTGCAATCGACAAGATAGACGAATGCATGCTCGGTCGTGGTAAATTTTTTGGTGCGAAAGATGTTTTGATCTTTCTCGGATTTGGTGGCTTTTTTCATGCTGCCTCCTGTAGTTGAATGAGTTTCTGGTCGAGTTGTCGTTTCCTGCTGCCGTGGGCGGGGAACGCGATAATCACATGGGGTGGACGCTTCCAGCACAGGCGACAGCCGACACATTGCGGCGCACGTGGATCAGGTGCCAGCCTGGAGTGGGGGCACAGCACAGCGCGGTTGCCGCCGGCTGTGGTCCACGCCGTGCGCTTCTCGCCGGAAGGCACGATCAGGACGGCGTGCAAGCCGATCGCCACCGCGGCATCAGCCTGGGCCTCGAGCTCGAAGCTGAGGTTGATCGTGATCCGATGGCCCAGCAGCGCATCGAGGTGCGCCGGCTCATGTCGCCACTCCCGCCTGTGGGAGTACATGAAGGCGGGGCGCTTGCCCACGGCTGCGGACAGGGCGCCGAGGAAGCTGCGCACCTGGCCTGGCGTCTCCCCGGGGACGTCCCCTGCGACACCATATCGCAATGGTGTTGTGGGCGGAAGACGAAAACGGACCCAGTCGATCATTTGGTCGAACTGCATCACGTCTTTGCCGATGCCGGCGCTGTAGTTGTCCCAGTGCCATGCCATGTAGCCCTGGTCGTGATAGCAGGTGCCATCATTCAATGGACAATCGCTGGGGCATGTGTTGCGGCTGGCGGTGATGGCAGCGATTGGGCCCAGCTTGTCGTTGTTGGTGGGGTACTTGCAGTGGAAGAAGTATTTGGTCATGGTTTGATCAGTATTCACCAGGAAACAGCACAATCTCGACTGGATAGCGGATCTCGCCTTTGTCATTGATCTCCACATCGTAGGGATCGCCAACGACGAATTCGCTTGGCTTGAGTCCAGCTCGAAAGAGCTTCTGCTCAACATCACGCATGATGCTGTGCCAGTCGGGTTCGGGATTCCAGTATTCCGGCGGCTCACTTGGTCGTGGGTCGCGGAACTGGCGGGGGTCGGTGGTAGCCATGGAAGTGATGGAAAGTGGGTGGGGACTTATATGCCGTCAGAGCGCTTACAGTTGGCCAGCGACGGCAATGCCCCGGGGATCAGGCCTTGATGCCGGCGAGTTCGCGGCAGAAGTCGCGAGCGACTTCGATGCGGCCCTTGTTGACTCCGAATAGCACGCGGCTGAACTTCTTGATGGCGTTCTGGCCGCTGGGGCTGGTCAGCACCTCAGTGACGGCATTGAAGCCGTGCCAGGCGGTGCCGCGGACTCCAGGGATGTCGGTGCCGAGGCCGGTGGTCAGCGCTTCGACCATCGGGTTCCAGTCCCTCAGGTCCTCGAGCGTCTTGGCACGCACCGGCTTGCCGTCAGCCATGATCGGCCGGGCCAGCTCGGGGGCGTAGACGCGCTTGAGCATTTCGCGGAAGGCCTCGGTGTTCATCCTTGTTTCCGCGAACAGGTGGTAGTCCTGGACTTCGTCGTTGAAGGACTCCGTGGCGACATTGATGCTCTTGATCAGTCGCGTGATGTCGCTGTTGACACCTTTGCGGTGGGCCAGGCTGCGCTGGTTCTCGCTGCACATTGCAACTTGTAAAGTATTGCAACAAACCACACGCGTATCGGTGTAGAGAGTGCCGACGCCAGTCTTGCCATCGTGGCCGAGGTAGCCGACGATGTAGCGCTCGATCTTGTCGTTGGCGAGTACGTTGTCTTCCAGGCCTTTGATCAGGCCAGTGAAGGCGACCTTGCGGCCTTCGTCGAGCACGACGAAAGTGTCGAGGATGATGTGGTCTTGAATGGCTTCAGCCATCTCGACCAGGCGCTCATTCTGCGCGACCTCGTACTCATGCCCGGCAACGCCGAGCAGTTCGCCGGTGGTGCCGTGGATCAGGGCGCAGCGGTTGGCTTCGTGGGTCTGGTCGTCCCAGTTGTAGAACAGGGGCTTCTTGATGACTTCGTAGTTGGCTTTGGCCATCTCGTAAGCCTGGCGGGGTGTGATGGTGATGTCATTGATGCAGAGCTCTTCGCCGTGCCAGGAGCGAATGCCGCGATTGGTGATTCCGGATTGGAAGTAGCTACCCATTTTCAGGAAGAATGCAGGTTTGGAAGGGGGTGGTGAATGCCCGTGTGGGCAATGAAGAAAGGCCCCCGCATGATGCGAGGGCTAGGAATCAGCGCAGCATCAGCTGCATGACATTCAGAGCGACAGCGACTGTAAAGCCAATTTCGAGTAGGTCCCGGTAGCGTGCAGCTCTCTGATGATGTTCGCGGCGCGATTCAAGTCCACGTACTGTGTTGCCTCCCTTGGGTCGTTGACGTGCTGAATGCCGTTGGGCGGCAACGTCGATGAAGAAGGAAGGTGATTTGCCTTGAGGAAGGACGCGGAGTCTTGATCCAGAATGACGAAGCGGCATGAGCGGTGCATGGGGTGGATGGGATGTCGGGTCGATTGTACGATCAGGCAGACGCTACGGCAAGTCCATTGTAGTGGACTGAAACACTGTGTCCTGCGTCTGTAGTCGCAAGCACAGTTGATAGGTTGTTCTCGTTGGCGAGGTAGGAAGCGTGCATTTCCATGGCATGGAGCAGCTCAGCTTCGCTGGCGGCTTCGAATACGTAGCTCTCGAGTAGCAGGTTGTTGATCGGATCTTCGAAGCACACGTGAACCGTGGCCGGTCGCTTGACTGAGCGCACGGTGCTGTTGATCTTGCTGGCAGACGGAATGCGAAGTTCGCGAGACATGGGTCTCATGGCGAAGGACGCAGAACAAAGGCCCCCGTGGAGGGACCACGGGAGCCGGAGGGTTCTGTGTTTAGTCGGACTTAGACACAATGCGGAGCATCGGCCGGGGGATCAATCGTCGGGCGGCTCCAGGACCAAGTGGAAACGAAGCCGTGACGATCAATCAGCGGGAGTGTAAACGTCGTCGTCGTTGTGCGCGGTCGAGTGCTTCGCTCGTTTCCAGGATTGGAGCTTCGCCGCGCTGGATCTTTTTTCCAGCTAGCACACGCTCGAGTTGATGGCGCGGGATGCGCTTCCAGTCGTTCTCGTGTTTGACATAGAAGTCAACGCGATCGATTCGCTTTGTTCCGCGGCTGTAACGAAAGATTGACGTCTTGATCTCAATGTTGTCGATGATGGTCTTTTGAGATTCACGCTTATCAAGCGTAATGGCCTTGAGATCGTCGAGGGTGAGTGTCATGAGGCGGATTCGTCGTTGGTGTACTCCGATGTCCAATACAGGAAGTCGTCACGCTTCTGCACGGGCATGATGATGAAGCGCAGAGACACGTCGCCCCAGGGCTTTTTGGTCTTGGACTTCATCTTTTCCCAGCTTTCTGAATTTATGCCGGAGCGGATCTCCATGGGCATGATGCTGGAGCTGAAGGCGAACTGTGGATGCTTGGCCTCCAGCTTGATGATGATCTCATTGATTACCTTCATGTAGATCGGATCCCAGAGAATGGGCCGCAAAGCGTTCATCGAGTAGTGACAGGGGAAGATGTTATCGAATGCTTGTACGGTTGGGAATGCGTAAGTCGCTGGGATCGGCTCATGCGCCAGGCGCGCGTTCTCAAGGAAGATCGTACTGATCTTGCCTTCGTCGTTGAATGCGAGAACAGCGGCGTCATTGGACATCCACTTTTCGAAGACCTTGAAGTGGATCAGGAGCTCGGGGATCTCCTGGAAATCACCGGGAGTGTGATCACTGAGGCCTGCTCTCAGCGCAACATGGCCGTTGGTCGCTTCGATGTAGTAGCACTCGAGCGTGGCATCTGAGCGGATGCGCACGAATTCGAGTGCTTCTATGCCCAGGGGTTTGGCGAGCTTGGCGATTTGTGAAGCGGCCCAAAGCAGGGCGGTGGGCAGGCGCAGCGTACCGCCGGCCGCGGAAGGAGTGTCAGGCACGGTGTGAATGACGGTGGAACCGTAGCTGATGATGAGAATCATGGGTTTTCAAAAGTAAATTGCTTGGCAATTCCCGATTCGCCACACTCTATGCACTCGATGTAGCTGTTTTCGTTGAAGTTTAGGTCTCCTCCACACACGTCAGAGCCATTGTCATACATCAGCACGAGTGTGCTGACTTCAATGCGAAATGGCTCTTCGTTGCCGCACTTGGGGCAGCGTATGCCGGCAAGACAGTTGGTGTTGGTCATGAGTGGTCTTCAACGGATTTAAGGAATTCGATCGTTCGAATTTTGGGCCATGTGGCCAGTGCTGTGAGCCTGGCGGTTTCTTGGTTGTCTCCGGCTACCCATACGCGATCACGCATGGGGCAGCCGAAGACATCTTCGATCAGGACGTCGAAGACGTAGTAGGTGGTGGTTTCAGGTTTCACGGGCAAGACGCTGGTGGGCATAAAGCCTGTAGAATGGTTGAACGGATCTCAGGCCTCCTGCTTCTGAAATACGTTTGATAAGGCCAGAACCTCCTTTGTGCTTTTGTACTTCATGGATAGATGGGATCTCAAGCGGATAGATGTTGCAGGACTTGAGAAAGTCGTAGATTTCTTCGTAGAATCCAGTGGGATCAAGGTCTTTGTTGGGGCCGTGTCTGCCGCTGAGGTATTCTGCGGTTGGCATGTAATGCTTGGGCAGTAAATCAGGATGATGGCAGATGAGATAGAGGATCAGGGCGCAGTCGAGCTCCATGGATGGGCTGCGACGGTCGCGCTGGGCGGCCTCTTCCAGAGCCGTAATGAGATCGGCTGGTGCGGTCCAGTTGACGCGCGGCCGATTCCCGCGGTCGCCGGTGCTCATTGCTTCTCCTCCGGCATCCAGGGATCGGCATCGGCGCGGGCTTCAGCTTCGGAATCGAAGGGCCCGCTCATCTCGCCGTCAGGCAGGCAGCTGGGAAAGCAGGCTTGCCAGTACCAGTCAATGTCGGAAAAGAGCGTGAATGTTTCGTAGGAGCCGAAGCTTTCACCGCTTTCGTTATGGAATTGGTAGAAGGTCATCGTTGCGATTGCCTCCAGCGCTGGGTTTCGCCGGGATTCTCTTCGTAGAGATGCCGCCATTCGTCGGATCCACTGACGAGGTGTTCGTCAAGCAGAATGCGAAGCGCGCAGTCGAACGCTTCACTGGCGCTCAGCTCACGGCCGTTGGGTCCCTTGATCGGGAATGTTCGGCAGTACCGCAAGCGGCGTGCGGCGTTGTAGAGCGAAGCGGTGGGATTGGGGGTGGATAGGGTCATGGCAGATAGCTCTGATAGCGGTTGGCGTTCCCGACGGCGTGCTTGAGGGCTGAGGCGAATGCCTCGGCGATGGGCTGGGGTACGTTGAGCTCGAAGATGTCAACTTCGCCTTTGTCTTCGAATATGGGTTCGTGGTGCGGGCTCAGCGGTGCGCGCCAGAGTTTTTCGCCTTGCATCCAGTAAGCAAAGCCTGTTGGCTTGTGTACCAGATACGATTGCGGATCGCGGCCGGTGCAGTCTTCGTCAGGGCAGTGGTTTTGGAATTGATGAAGTTGCTTGAGGGTGAGCTCGGTGTAGACGCGGCTGCAGTGGGGGCAGTGAAAGTAGCTGCCCTTCTTGTCCATTAAGGCTATGAATCGGCTGCCAAGACGAATGTCGTTTGGCGTGATGGCGGGTTCGCTCATGACCATGCAGTGGAGATTTCGCCGTAAGGGGCGGGGTGGTAGGTGGGGATACTCACGGATTTTCTTTGGCGAGGTGTGAGCGCAAGTCGACGACGGCCCAACCGGCTTCGATGAATTCATCTCGAATCCGGTCGGCCTCTATGGAGTGACAGAGACTGCTGATTCGCTCAGAGTCGCCTTTGAACTCCATGAGTAGCGTGCAGTAGCGGCCCGTCGCGGTGGGCGGAATGATGATGACTGTGTTCATGGCTTAGGTAGCAATGGATTCAGATCGGTTCGTTGCAGAGGCCCGAGTGGTCTTCGTAGATCGGCTCTTCGTTGTCTGCCGTCGGGTTGCCGGCCTCTTCGTCGCGCTCGGCGTCGATTTCGGCCCATTCGATCCAGATGTACGCCTGGATGTACGCGGTGCCTTCGGTGCGCTGGATTTCTGGGTTGTCCGGGACGCTGATGCAGCGTCCTTCGAGGGCTCGAGCTCGATTGATGAGCTCCTGGTCGCTGATGTCGCTGCGGATCTGGTTGGCCATTGGCGGGCGAGGCGGTCAGAGAGTCGATGAATGAAGCAGCCAAATGCGTATCTGGCTGCGATGGTGAAGGCGATGGCATGAGCCAGGCCGCGGGCCAGGGCCTCGAGCCGATGCTCGAGATCCCAGGTGCGGTAGGCTCGCCACGCCTCGAGGGGCGTGAGTTGCATGGCGATCAGATGAGGTTGAGCAGGGTGAACCAGGAGTCCGGGGCGTCCGGTTCTACGGAATCGCCGTCGGGATTTTCGATGACGGAATCGAGCGACCATTGGTCGAACTCAGCTGATGCTGGGATCGGCATCCATTGGCCTTTCCAGTACATGCCGAAGATGCGACCTGCTTCGGTTTTGAAGCAGGCCACATCGCCACTGGTGTGCAGTGGCCTGTTGGTTTCTGGATCACGAAGCCGGGGCTTGCCGGCTACGATGCGGCTGAGGCGAACAATCGGCTTCCCGGTGTTCGGGTTCCGTCGTCCGGTGGGGCGAATCGTGGGCTCGGGCTGGAATTGCTCGGCGTCGCCGTAAAGGTTGCGGTACTCGAGCATGAGTCTCTCGCCGATGGTGGGCGTGCGCTTGTCAAGAAGTTGCTGGATTTCTTTTGTCATTTCGTTGCTAGCTGTTTCTTTTGTGTTCATTGGTCGTCTTTGAACAGCATATGAGCAGGAGGCTCTGGCTTTGTGCGCCAGAGCTTGCTGTGAGTGGCTTGATCGATCAAGCCAATCCTGTAGTGGCGGAGGATCCAGTTATCCCACAGCTCGCGAAGCTCGATTGTGGGCTTGAGACCGCGTTGCAAGAGAAACTCGAGATATTCCAGGAAGAATTTCTCGACTTCTTCAGCGGTCATCGGGGTGGAGTGAAGGTTCAAGGGTTTTGTCGCTCCAGTCGGATGGGTGATTCGGAGGAGAAGACGCAGCAGATGACAGCGCCACAGCCGTTCTCGTCGTTCATGCGTTCCTCGATCTCTTTGGCGGTGTGGCCGTTCTCTTCGAGTAGGTGCCGAAGCATGCTTGTTGTTGCTTCGTCTTCGGTGCAGGAACCGAACACATGGCCGGTGTCTTCGTCGTCGAACAACACACGGCCCGTGACGGCCCAGTAGCGGATGGGCTTGTCAAACATTAGGATTCGGGATAGAAGAAGCTGATGTCGCTGCCTTGCTGCACAAGCAGCTCTTTGCATTCATCATCGGAGATGGCGTTTGTTTCCGAGGTGTAGGCGCCGGAGTAATCTCCTTCGACTGCTTCTCGCCAGATTCCAGCTGGGGTCATGTCATCGGGGATGGGATCCTGGCTCAGGATTTCCATCGTGATCGTGGTGAGGTAGGGCATGGCTTTCTTGTGTAAGCTTGGAGTGGAGGAGCTTGGCTCGCTGGCTGGCCCAGCGCGGGCAGCGCAGGAGATCGACGTAGTCCTGGAGCGTGGGCACCATGCCCAGGTCCTCCAGGACGTGTTGCTCGGCGAGCAGGGAGGTCGGTACGCGCCGGCCTCGGGAGTTGGTGATCGTGTCACCAAACAGGGCAACCGCATCGGCGATGCCCTGGGTGTGATGGGCCAACATGCGATGCATGAGGCGATCAGTGCCAGCGCGGCCGCGGTCCATCCAGCGATGCAGCGCCATGTAGTCATCGGGGTCACCCCCGAATGCATTGGCGCTGCTGATGGCGTGGTAGCTGTAATGGCTCATAGTGTTATGGTCGAGTAGTCTTGGGTGATGACGTTGTTGTTGTGGTTGATCTCGATGCTGACGCCATGTTCGATGCCGTCCTCGAGCTCTTCCTCGGTGGCTTGGCGAATGATGATTTCACCGAATCCACCTTCATTGATCTCGAAGCCCGGGTGGTAGCCGTAGGCCACATCCCAGGCGATGGCGTCAAGCGCCTCGCTGATGCTGCTGGGATCGGGAGCGACCACGGGTTTCCAGCACATGGCTTTGCTGTCGTATTGCTGTCCCACGGTTCGCTGATAATTAAATTCAGCGGGCATGTCTTCATCGAGGAGCTGGTTGAGTTCTTTTAAGATTTCGGTGTTGCACTCGGCGGGTTCGACGGTGATGTCGGAAATATCGCCGGAATCGCCTGAGCCCTCGTACGTGATCGTGATCTTGTGGACACGTTCGTCCTTGGAGCGCAGGTAGAGAAAGATGCCCTTGAGAAGGAGGCATCCCTTCTGCGCTTGATCCTTGAGTTGTTTTTGGTACTCGATGATTTCGGCGAGAACTTCGTTGATGTTGATGGGGTTCATGGGATTGGTGCGGGTGGCTAGGGGTTGGTGAGCGATGGTGGAAGCGGGTAGATACCGCGCGGCTTGCCGGGCGGAGTGGTCACGGTTTCGGCTTCACTCCAGCCGCATTTGTCTATTCGACTTTTGACAAGCCAGTCGTTTCCCTCGAGTGAGCGTGACCAGTCTGTTAGGCATAGTGTTATGCCTTGGTAGGTGACGAATCTAGTGTCAGTTCGGTTTCGTGCTTGTTGCGCATAGGTAGCCCAACGCACGTTGCCTGGTTCGTAGTTTCCGTGGCGGTTGGGAAATCTGTCTAGCTGATGCAGCGAAGATGGTCGTGGGCCTATTAAGCTTAAAATGTCGTTGTAGAATGTTTCAAAATCGTTAATCCATGGCGGGTGAATTTGAATGCTCTTTTGCAGGTAGTGCAAAGAAGATGTTGAATTCGGATTGAGGCATCTGGTTTTCATGCCACACCAAATGCTGTAGTATATGGTTCGCTTCTTTGTGCGCGCCTGTCCATGGGTTGAGTTTAGGAGACTAAGGCTTTTGATTCGCTTGCATCCGCAGCTTGTTGTGCGGCCGGAGGCTAACGCAGTTGCGATTACCAACACGCAAAGACGTTCGCAGGAGCAGGTGCACCACCACTGCGCGTTTTTGTGCTTGTTGTTCCAGCCGCGTTTAATAGCTGTCAGATTCCCGAATGTTTGATTTTTGAGATCGAGTGGGAGTCCCATGGTTTATAGGTCAATGATTTTACCTTCAAGGGTAATGCGTTGCAGTTTGTTGCACTGCAGTCGACCAACAAGGTTTTGTTCACTGTCAAACCTAAGGCGGCACAGTTGCTCGACGGCATTTTCGCCGGTTATGAGCTGTAGCCGCCAAAGCAAGCAGCGTTGTTGGCTGGTTATGAGCGTCCAGCGGGGATACTCTTGCCCTTTGGACAGCTCATTCCAGTATGCCATTGCGGATTCAAGCGAGTCTTGCTCGACTCGCCTGACTTCGCGGAATAGCTCTTTGGCGGCAGGTTCCCATTTGTAGCGATCGAAGGTAGGCCGCTGTTGGCTTAGCGGCACTAGCTCAACAGTGGAGCCGGCCTCGGTGGGGGTGGAAGCGGTGGAGATGATGGTCACGGGTGTCCATGAGAGGGGACACAGAACGAAGGCCCCCGTGGAGGGGGCCATGGAGCGGAGGGGCTTGCTGGTTACCACCAGCCGTGGTATTTGAAGGAGATCCATTTCTTGGCCTCTTCCGGGAGCTCAAGCCAAGGCTTGAGCTGGTTGACGGTGTCTCGGAGATCACTCCAGTACCAGTCGCCCATATCGGCAGGGCCGAAGAAGAAGCCGGAGCTTAGCGGGAGTTCCTGCATAGCCGTTTCTTCGTTGCGGCTTTTGAGCAGCTGTTCGCATAGCTTGACAAGTTCTGCGAGTTTGTCGAATGTGACTTCGATTTCCTCGCAGTTCTCGAGGCCGTCGGGGCCTTTCAGCCTGTCAAACCAGCGATGGATCTGGTTTGCTTTGCGCCAGTAGGCGCAGTCGAGTTGGATGCTGAGAACGCCCGGGACATCGAACAGTCCGAAGACCTGATTGGTCGATGTTTTGAGTTTGAGTGTTCCCAGAACGTAGGTGCGGAGTTCGCTCCACGCCTTGGTGGTGGGGTTCTTCGCTTCTTCGCGAAGAGCATCGTGATCGGGAAGAGTGATAGACGCCTTGAGGTACTGATCGAGTCCCATTGGTTGGTGAGTGAAGGACATGAAAACGAGGACCCCGCCTGATGGCGAGGGCTCGTGGTGGGCATAAGCCCGACTTAGACACAATGCGGCACGCAGTGGACGCGCCGTCACATTGCGTCAGAACGACACGTTGCGCGCGCGGCGGAAGCCGACCGTGCCATCAGGGAACTGGATGCGCACGAAGCCGTGCGGTGCAGGCGTCAGTTGACGCACAGGGCAGCTGGGGCCTTGCACGGGCACAGCGGCGGAAGCGGTGGCGCGAACGGTCGTGGAAGTGGGGGCCATGGAGTGTTCCATGAAGTGGGCAGCAAACCGAGGCCCCCGTGGAGGGGACCAGAGGCTGGGGTCAGGACCACTCGTCTGGCCATTCGTCTTTGGTGATGAGGATGTACCGGAGGTTGCACACCTCGGTGGGATTGTTGAAGCGATCTTCTGGTGCTTGATCGACAGGCCACCAGTCATCTTCGTGAGGCGACGATGCATAGTCGATGCAGGTGACGTCGATGGTCTTGAGCCAGGCGGCCGGCGCCTGGAAGTGGACCCAGAGGACAGCCGTCGGTGAATCCTTGGGCCAGTCGAGGCGGAGCTCGGCTTCGGACAGGTCGGCGCCCGGGAGCTGGCCCTGGGCCCAGTCGGCGAGCGATGGGTCGTAGCTGGCCCAAAGTTCGGGGTCGTGCGAGGCCACGAGAGCACTGACGGCTTCGAGAGAAAAGGCCTTGCATTGGTCATCGAGCACGGTGAGGGCGTACTCGATGGATTTGGTGCGATCGGGATCGCTGAAGGCGCGGACGGTGGTGGGAGTGAAGGGGGCCATGGTCAGATGGAAGGGCAATGAGCCAAGGCCCCCGGGGAGGGGCCAATGGGGGCAATGATTTCATTGAACACCATTTGGGTATTCAATGATGCCAGGGATGTCGCGATCTGGCAGTTGATTGGAAAACCAGCGAAGCAGGTTTTCCTTGACTTTTGGGTTGTGGGTTCTGCCGGCCTGGTGGAGCAGGGCCATCAGAGCACCTAAAGGGAAGCCCTTGGATGGTTGTCGGAGTGTTTTCCAATCAGTGATTCCATGTTCACGAAGAATGTGTGTGGCCTCGTAGAAGATGCATTGGGCAATTGCCAGTTCCTGGGAGTAGGCATTATGGATTTCCCATTGTTCAGGGGACTGATCGGTGGTGGGCAGGTAATCGTCGATGATGTAAGGCCAGGGGAAGCCATTGTCGATTCCTTGCGGAAGGACGATTTCGCCGTTTTCATGGGCATGTCCCAGGAGGTCAGCCGCCTTGAGTGGGTCAAGTTTGGCCATCAGGAGCAGGTTTGTGCGATCGAAGGGGGCAGTCATTGCGAAATCAGCAGAACACATGAAAAAGGCCCCCGCGGAGGGGGCCATGGAGTCGGAGGGTTACTCTGCATCCAGGAGTTGAACATTGCCAGCGAGGCTTCCGAATTCTGAGGAGTGGCGCAGGGCCGTGATCGATGCCGCCGGCTATGGCGCCGCGGCTTCGGGAGCTGGTGCCCTGGCGGCGCTGTTGATGCGCCCCGAGCAGGCAGAGCCTGGGATCGAGGGCCGGCCAGATCCGGATGCACCGCCGACGCAGGAGCGTGATCAGGCGGTGATCGATGGTGCATTGGCCGGCCTGGCCGGTGGTGCACTGGGGGCTGGTGCCGCTTCGCTGTGGATGAACCGCAAGGCGGGTAGCCCTGAAGTGGTGGCCCGGGTGCAGAGCACTCGAGGGGGTGGGGGTCAGCCGCCTGCTGCGGCGCCTCCCCCCGCTCCGAAAGGACCCCCGGGGGGTGGCGGTGAGATCGAGATCGATCTGGATGGCAGTGCCAGGATGGCATTGAAGGCCGTGAATGATCAGGTGATACGTGCAGTGCCGACACTTTCGAAGGCACTGGGGATTCCGGTTGAAGAGATGGCTGAGATTGTTGCAGGTGAAGCTGCTGATTTTATGGCAAAAGCTGATCCAGCTTTGTATGGTGAGATGATTCAGATGGCTCGCAAGTATGATTTTGATAAAGCTGAGAATCTTGATAATTTTGGCGCAGAGGCAAGGCGGAGACTGGGATGGACAATGAGGGAAGCAGCTGATAACGCTGCGGCGGAAATACGCAAAAGTGAAGACAGCCTTAGTGGGGCTGTCCAGAATGCCTACAAAGAAATGTACGATGTGCATCCTTTGAATAAAGCATTGTACTTGTTGATGCATGGAGTTGGCTCTGATCCTGACAAAGAGTCAAGAGCTGCGCGGATGGCGGCAGCTGCCATGATTGATGCATCAATGGCGAAAACGCCGTATGGCGGGGTGTTTGGGCATGGAATCAGGGCACCTATCATGAATGCAGAGAATACGCTAGATATGGCAGATCAGTTGATAGCGGAAACCGGCAGTGGTCCTTACCACCTTCTGCGTGAATTGGCTCATGGTGTTGGTGACAATTCACTGGATGACTGGGAGCTGCCAGAGCATTTGCGGCCTGGCGCTCCGGTGTCTCCTCATGAGAACTGGTGGTATGCGACGCCTGAGAATCGATGGCTGAATCGCCACGATCCCCAGCAGCCCATGAGACACCCGGCCTGGCAGCCGCGGCCACGCAGGACCTAGATGGTCCCGTTGGGGTAGAAGATGTTGCTCTCGCTTGCAGTGGGGAACACCCTTGCCAGGTGATCAGCACCGATCACCAGTGATTCTGGGTGTTGAAACCTGCTTGCGAAGTCAAGGTAGACGTAAACGGCTTGCAACGGGAAGCCGGGAATGGAAGGAGCTGACTCGAGGCCAAGCTCGGCCTCGATCTGGGCTTGACGCATGCCAGGCCGACTGACGTTGCCGGTGGCCTGAAGGACTTGGCTGACTCGTCGTTGCAGGTGGTAGGCGTAGACGAGGATCTCGTCTGCAATTGCTGCGATGGTGGCGTAGTCAGCCTTGATTGAGGCGAAGTATGCCTCTTCTGCGTCGCTCAGTTCGTCGTCTTCTGGCTGGGTGTGAGCAAGGAGCTCAGGCCAGCCGAAGGGGCCACCTTCTCCTTCAGGAAGAGTGAAGTGGCTCTCGGTATGCGCTGTGCGCAGAAATTCTGCTGCGCCTTGGGGGTTGATGTGAGCGAGGTCGAGGAAATGCGTACGGTTGAAGGGGGCCATGGAGAAGATGCAACAGCATCGAACAAAGGCCCCCGAGGAGGGCAAGGGAGCGTGTGTACTCTGTGGGACAGCAGATGAGGGACCGCAATGATTGGCAGGCTTGCTGTGGGAGCATTGCTTGGCGCTGCAGGCGGTGGCCTGCTGGGGACGATCCCGGGAGTGCTGGCGCAGAACAATGTCGGAATTGATTTGGGCCCAATGGGCGCCTGGGGCTATAGCTTGGATCCCGTTAGCGGAAATGTAGTGTACACCGGCAGAGGGCCGGGTGGATTCAGTGAGCTCACTTAATCGACAGTGCCGGGATTTCATCCAACCGTAGGCGCCTTGTCTGGCGCTTTGGTTGGCGCGATGGCCTTGGCAGCGCTTGAGATAATTGATCAGGCTTATGACAAAGAGGGTTGGGATGCGGCGAAGCAGCGGGTTGATGAATTCATCAATAATCTGCATCGCCAGAGGGCTGAGCGCCAAGGGGCTGAACGGCCTAGGCGGATGATCCGCATTCAGCAGGCTTGAGTACCCTGGGGGCACAGGCTTCTTCTTTCCATGGCAGTCAAGAGATACGCCGGTAGTAGCAATGTCGTGGATGACATCTTGGCGGCTGTTGGCGACAATGCATATACTAGGGCGTGGAGTGACGCCATGGGAAATGCGATACGGCCTGTGGATAGAATGATTGCTTCTGACTCTGATCGGTTTGCGTCTTCCTTGAAAGAAATGGAAGGGCTGATTAACCGTGGAGTCGAGGAAGCGAAAGGGCAGGGGTTATCGCAGGCTGCAGGGGAGCAGCTGCTTGCAAGGTTGAATCGGCTTGATCCTAGCGGTGCTCTCGCTGAAAACATGGGAGCTGGGCTGAGTCAGGCAGTGGAAAGAGCAAAGCGGAATGGGTCTTCGGTGGGGAGTGAATTTGCGGGTTTGGTATTTGATGCTCGAGAAGATCTGAAACCGGAGTTGATCGATGCGTATCTGAAGCAGCATCCGCCCTCTGATGTTCACATGATGACCAAGGCGGGCGGATTGCTTCATGCAGCAGCAGGCATGGCGCCTTCTGCGTATGGCATCCCGGCTGCGGGAGCAGGTCTTGCTGCGTGGGGCCTGCATGATTATCTGCAGGCCCAGCAGCAGGCGGAGAAGGAGTCTCAGCTTCCAATGAGCTGAGGGCTTAGCAGTGATTGAGCTCTTCTGCGAGGAGCTGGTTGTCCAGTAAGGCTGCCTGGATCTCGTCGGGAGACATGTTGTCAGCTCCTCTACTGCGGTTGAGATCAGCGGCTTCGGGAATGATGTTACTCCAGTCGTCGGTGAGCTCGGGGCAGTTGTGTTGGCTGATGACGTGAGAAAGATCTCGCTGCTCCCAGAATTCTTTGATTTCATGGGGGTCATCGAGTTCTTCAGGCGTAACAGCCAGCATGTCGGAGAAGTCTCCTCCGTAGGGCTCGGCTCGACTGTCGAGGTATGAGGTGAGATTGAATGGTAGGTTCATCGTGGTCAAGAGGAGAAGAAGGCTGTTATGTTGTAAGTCGTGGTGTTGGTGATTATTCTTGCCAAGGTGACGGCATTAGAGTTGGTGAATTTTGTTGATTGTTTTTGATGTGGTTTTAGCAACAGGGTGTTGACATCTAGGGCGTCTTCGAGCAAGAGCTGGGGAAAGAAGCCGTGGAGTGGGTTGTTGATGTATTTTCTGTGCCATTGAATGGACTTGCGGGGAGCAGCTAAAGATGATATAGCTAAAGAATTGTCTTTGAATTCGTTTAGGATGTTTTGGTAGTCTGCGACAAGATGTCTGTTGGTGATTTCCTTTGAAGAAATAAATGCTATTTCTTCGTCTTCCAGTTGGGTGATAAGTCGCTTTCTGCCTTCGATCCTCTGGGTTAGAGGTGAGCTGATGATGCCAAGTGAGGCAAATGCCAAAATGCCCGTTGCAGCATCGCCCAAGAAGGCTGGAAAGTCGTATTGCTTTGCTCTTTTAAGTCGGCTTTCTTTGATTCGTAGTTCGTTGTAGTAGATTTCGTTGAAGCGGGTGATTTTGGTTAAAATGGAATGAGCGTCTTTGGCAATGCGCTGATTCTTGAGGATTTTACGTTCAAGATTTGCATGTAGTGATCCCGGCTGTATGATGTCATATAGCCGGGTTTGTCCTGATGGTTTTTGATAGACCTGGGCAAATAGGTGATCACCTGCCCTGTATTGACAGAACAGGTCAGCAGCCTCTGATCGATGTTGTGACCGTCTGTCGAAGCAGGTGATTTCAGTTGGTGGTCCGTTTTCAGGGATGAGGGTCAGGCGCCTGCCAAGTCGGAATGGGATGACTTCAGCGACGGCGCCACTGATGAGTCTGGTAGTAGCGAAAATGTTTGGATTTTGAAAAGTAGTCATGTTGGCGATGGGGTGAAAGATTGAGCGAGCGTCAGCGAGCTGGCGCTAATGAAAAAAACCACCCCGTAGTGGGGTGGCTTTTGAGTCATGAAGGCTCTGGACTCACTTGGCGCGACGCAGCGCGTTCCCTTCCGGGTAGCGTTTGTCAGCCAGATGGTCCGAGAAGGCGTAAACGCCAATGCCAGACCGCTGAACGGTCTTGTTCTCCTCGTCTCGGGTGACGACGCCGAGACTTAGTCCGCAGCCGTTTTCAACGGGAGACTCGAACGAGATGAACAGAGGGCCTGCCTCGTGAAAGACGCCGTCGGCGTTCTCGAGGGTGATGCGGGCGTCCTTACGGGCAGCCGCAGCGGACTCCTTGCGGCACTCGGGAGAACCAGCAACGGGAGCACTGGCGGACTCCTTCTTGGAGTCCTGGGGCGCCGAGCCATTGCCATTACTGGCGGGGCCTTCGACCTTCCTTTCGGTGGTCTCGGCACTGGTCTCGACGGTTTGGGTGGCGGCTTCAGCCATGATGGATGAACTTGGGATTGTGTGGTGCCCATCTCCACTGAGGGCATAAAAACAAGGCCCCCGTGGAGGGGCCTTTGGATGAGGAGGGGATCAGCGCATGACGCGCTGAATGACTGGAGACGGCACTGGCCGGTCTAGTTGACCGAATGTGCCGTATGCGGAGCGGAGCTCGCGCCATTGCACGATGGTCATGCAGATGACCATACCTGCAATGGTGACGCAGGCATGAGGGGTGTAATCGCGATTCATGGTGAATCACGCGAAGGGCATAAAAGGAAGGCCCCCGATTACTCGAGGGCCTTGAGGTTAGATATTGGAATTGATGGCGATCAATTCTTCGCATTCTTGATGAATGCGATCAAGGATTTCCATAAGATCTGGATCTTGATCCATCTCCCATGCAATCCAGAAATGATTGCGGGAATCCTGTTCAAAGGATTCAAGGGCGGCCTGAGCGGCCTCGGAGTATGGAGCATCCATCAGAGGAGCTCCAGGACGATTTCATCTATGGCGTCCTGAAGGGAGGCGCCAGCCTTCATGCGGGAATCGACATCCCGAGCCACGTGGCCCAGGTTGTCATAGCCCATCATGAAGACGGATGAAAGAGGCTGATACGCCTCAATGGCCAGCGCGATGCGCTGGAGATGGAGCGGCGCGGCGCTCCAGGAAGGATTGAGAGCCATGGCTCTATTGAAGGACACTGATGAAAGGCCCCCGTGGAGGGGCCTTGTGGGGCTAGCCGTAGTTGGCTGGGAGTTCAACGTCTTTGGCGAGGATCTCGTGGAAGAGATCGTCGGCCTGAGGTGTGAACTCAGTGCCTTCACGGCGTTGATCGAGCACTTGCTCGAAGGTGAGTGGGGAGTCGCACGGCATGAGTGGTGCCGTGCGGATGATGGGAACGTCCCACATGTCGTGGAGCGATCCCATGGAGTCCTCCATGGTGTAGGAGGACATGAAGAATTGAGCTTGCATGATGCTGCGCTCGAGGGACAGTAAACAAAGCCCCCCGTGGAGGGGGCCTTGTGGCGATGGAGCTACTCGAGCTCTGCAAGCCACATGGATTCCATGTGATGGCCAATGAGCATTGCCGCAGCATAGTCAGGGTCTGTGCTGGGCGGAATGTCAGTGTTGTGGCGAAGTCTTGCACGCTCGATTGCTTGATTGAGTGAGTTGATCATCCATGAGTGATCAACGAGTGAGATTGTCATTGCTGATGCAATTGAAGGACACTGATTAAAGGCCCCCGCGGAGGCCAATGCCGGCTCCAGAGAGGGTTTGCCGGCCAACTCCTGCGCCTGAAATTGCCTCCAGGGGGCAAAGTGTAATGACCGGGGGTAATTGTGAGACTGCTTGCTATACTAGCCGTCGCAGTTTGATATACCCCCGGGGTGTAAGTGTGGGACTTCCGCATTGTGTCTAAGTCTAGCCAAAGCGAAAGATCCCTGTGGTACCAACGGGTCTGGGGCCTGTGGGTATAGCTGAATAGCTGGATGCATGGCTGTATGTCGACATGCGCCGCTGGTCGCGGCAGCAGTCGTATTGAATGTGGAGATGGGCTGATGGATGGGTGAGATCCCTTGCAGCGACTGGGATCTCGAGGAATATGCGCCCGGTGCCGCACCGTCTGGGCGGTATGCGGCGGGGCTTATGAAGGCTTACGTGCGTTTGCTGTAGATGTGCACAGGGGGGCACTAGCAGCCGAGGTAGCACGTGACGCTTATGAGGACGCATGCACGTGAGCTGCAGATGCACACGGGGGCATTGGCAGCTGATGATGCGCATGGAGCTGATGCAGCATTGGTATGCTGATGATTCATTTGCTTTCATGCGAGCGGAAGCGAGCATGGGGAGCAAATGAAAAAAGAGTCCCCGTAGGGACTCTGGTGCACTACTTGGCGTAGATGCAGACGCGGGCATTGCCCGCCTTAGATTTGATGACCTTTCCGAAGGCGTCAGGCGCCTCCTCGTCTGGCCCGAAGCCAGACAGGACGTGCACGCCGATGAGGGAAGCCAAGAACTCTTCGGCCTTGACTTCAGACCCGAGGGCCTGAGCAAGCCTGGCCTTGAACTTCTTGGTGAAGCCCAAGTTACCAAGCCAAAGTACGTCCTTGGTGTCGGTGGAGGCGTTGGCCTGAGTGGTGGCGTTAGCCATGTGTCGCTACTGCGAACTACAGCAATCAAAGGTCCCCGTGGAGGGACACATGATTCTGTAGTGGTATGTGTAGCTTTGGTATGTGTGTCCTGATTTAGGGGTAGGTGGGGTTTTTTATGCAGGGCCCCCGTTGGAGGGCTAGGGAGGGGCGTGTCTCGATTATGTTTTTAACGATTTTCCGCGCGCGTATAGCGGCTAGTTGGCTTGTACTAGCTGTGTACCCTGAGGCGGTCGCATGCTGCTGATGGCAAAGTCACCAACGATCGCCGGCAAGATCGTCATCGTCTCGAAGCCGAAGAAGACCACGCAGGGCCAGGGCCAGCACAGCCGGCCGCGGAACGGGCGGAAGAAAATGCGGGGGCAGGGGCGGTGAAGCCGCGCTATCAAGCCATTCATTTGCCACCTGGGCGCCCAAAAGAGCGCAATGAGGCCTGGCGGGTAATGGAGACCCTCGGCTCGATGGAAGCGTGGGGAAAAGACGATCCAAGAACTGATCGCATCTTCACGCTTCTTGGTCATGGCGGTGAGCTCAATGAAGATCGCCTCCTTGACCCAACTCATGCGCCGCGGCTTGAGGTGCAGGATCTCGAGCTTCTGGCTGATGCGCATGATGAGATTGTTCGCGCAGACCCTGCATTACGCGAGGAGATGGAGTTCATCCCTCGGATTCTTGCCAGAGCCACAGAGCCTCGCGATCTACCCTCTTCATCAAGTGACGAGGCGCAGCCGGGCAACATGAGGCAGTGGAAGCGAAGCGGCAAGCAGCCTTCATGGGCGGCCGGTGTCGCGGATGACGTCCTCGGCGGGGAGGCGCCGCCAGCGCCAGACAAGGAGGTCACGCCGCCCGATCCTCAGGTGCGGCAGCCGGCCGAGCGGAGCAACCCCACCGGGCAGGAGACGCCGCAGACGAACCTGAAGACGAAGAAGGATGCCGAGGAGGCCTGGGACTGGGGTCGATTCGCCGGGGATGCCCTGCCCTGGCTTGCGGCCGCAGGTGGCGGCGCCGTGGGTGGCGCAGCGCTCATGCACTTGCTCTCGAGGCCGGCTGTCGCGGCTCCGGCCATTGCTCAACCTGGAGCGGAGAACTACTGATGCCGATCACACGATTTGCTGGAGAGAAGCTTCGGAGCAAGGTCGAGAACGGCCCGTCTGACATCACGAATCCAATGGAGCCACTGCGGGAGAGGATTCTCAATGCGGCTGCTCTCTTGACTTCCTTGGGTGAGAGGAATCCCGTTGGAGCCGTTTGGGCTGGCATTAACGCTGGAAAAGCGGGTGCTGTCACGCTCGATGACGCTCGCAGAAACGGCTGGATGCAGTGATTTTCCACACTTAGACACAACGCGGAACCATGGCACTTCGAAAAGCGGGCGACAAGCTGCGAGAGCACGCTGAAAAGAGCAAAAAGCCGGTTGTGCCCAAAGATGCACCGATGACGCATGGCGGCAAAGGCGGGACGAAGGGCACGTTCACGGCTGCTGCATCACGTCACGACATGGGCGTGCAGGAGTTTGCGAGCCAAGTCAAAGCACATCCGGAAAATTACAGCCCGGCGATGCGCAAAAAGGCGAATTTCGCCGCAAATGCCGCAAAATGGAAGCATTGATCGCCTGAATTCAGCGCCTACCCTGGTCGTAGGCATGGATTCCTAGCGTGGTTGTACTTGCTCCCACTGATTTCGTCGCATTTTCGCAGGCGATTGGCACTGATTACGCCGCCAGTGATGAGGAAAAGGCCCGCATCGCGCCGATCGTGGCGCAATGGAAGGCCGAAGTGGCGTCTCAGCAGCGCGAGGACCGCGGGCCCAACGCTCTCGGCGGCGTCCTGGCCGGCGCGGGGATCCTCGGGGCCGGTCTTGGTGGGGCCTGGCTGGCGCGCCAGCTCAAGAAGCAGGGCGTCAGGCCCGAGATCGCCGAGCAGACCGCGGCTGCGGTGGCCGCCAAGGGCTCGCCCCCCCCGGCATCGGGCGGTGCGCCACCGGCTTCGGTTGTGGCGTCACCTGCGACGCGGGGCCTGGATCGGGTTACCCGGCAAGGCGGCGGGATCTCCCGGGCGCGCGGCGAGTACGACCCCGCCAGCTTGATCCAAAATCCAAAGCTGGGTCCGCAGATCATGCAGGCCGACACGCCAGAGAAGCGATCGGCACTCGTTCAGGACCTGGCCGCCGCTGGTGACTCCCGGGCCGAGCGTGTTCAACGTTTGCTCGAGGTTGGCGAGCAGGATTGGCCGACTGAAACGGCTGGGGTGGGCCGGGAGTCGGGCCAGCCTTTCGAGGTCACCTACCAGTCGGCGGCTGGAGCGCTCGCCGGGATCGGCGGTCGGCAGCGTTACGGCAGCACCACCTATGGTGAGACCGAGGCCGATGCTATGGCTGCGGGCTTCAATGCGCCTACATTGGGTCAGACGCGGCGCACCGGTGCTGGCATGTATCAGCCTGGGTATTACGAGCCAGAGGAGCAGTACGGGGCGAACATCGAGCTTTCAAATGGCAAGCTCTTAATGCGCAGTAACGGCAAGGGAGGCCAGACGCCGGTGCGCTTTGGAGAGCAAAATGCTGCTTTGAACTTTTACAAGGCCGAGAAGCGGCCAATTGCGAAAAGTGATCTTGTCGCGGCCGAAGATCCGGAGCGCGACGAAAAGGTTCGTGGTTATATTGATCGTGAAGATGCGACTACTGCAGGAATGATTGAGTCGCTGCCAGCGACATCGAAGCAGTGGCCTCGTACTGGCTATGTGGATACATCTGCGGCTCGCATTCCAATTACGCCGCCTGAGCGCGTTCTCAATGTTGATGCGCTGGGCTTGGCCGGTGAACTTCCTATTGATCAAATGTCAATGTATGATATTTACGAACATCAGGCAAATCCCTCGCTTGCAAATCCTTCGTTGACGCAGGGGCAAAAGTATTTGGTTTTGAAGCCGGAATGGCAAAGTAGGATCGACGCATTGGCAGATAATCTCGAGCCTGGTCGGCCGTATCCGTATAAGTTCAATCAGCCTGAGGAGCCATGGTCATATCAGGCAAATAAGGGCTACACGATTGGCAGTGAGGCTGTTCCAGGTGGCAAGGGCGCGCGTCGTCAGGTCTTTCGTAGAGAGACTTACACGGAGTACGATCCCAATTTGGTTCGCGAGATTCCGATTTATGATAAAGAGGGTAATATCACTCGCATGGAGCGTGTTGTCGGCGGTTTTGGTCCAACGAGGGAGACGGTTGCTGATCGCGATATTGAATTGCCAACTCTCGAAAGAGTTCCGATTGATGCAAGCGCCTATCGCGGCAAGACGTCGCTTGAGACGGCTGGAGCCGAGGGAGAGCCGGTGGATTACAGCATTAATCGGTGGCAGGATCGCATTGTTCCGCGCGATGACGATTTTACGTCTTCGTTGCTTGATTATGCCGCCAAAGCGCATCGGCATGTTCAGGCCCTTCGCGCACAGGCCCAGGTCCTTGAATTTTCCGACCCTAGAGGGGCAAAGCAGCTTTTAAGGGAAGCTGGCGTCGCGGAACAGGCGGTGATCACTGTTCAGCGCAAGATAGAGGATCTACGCTATCAGACAGCCGAACAGGAGGGTCGAATTAAATCGGTCAACGCGAGTTTCGCGCAGGGTCCTTACATTCTCAAGGAGTTTGGCGAATCTGGCATGCGTGCTGGCGCACGCTTGAGAGTTGCTGCCAAGGATCACTTGTCGCGCACGGGAAAGCCGTTGACGCAGCGGCAAGAGATGGATCTGGCCACTGATCTGGCGGTGCAGCACAACACGGATCTTTTCACGGTGTTGCGTGCTTCTCGTCTTGGCACCGTGACGCAACCGGAACGCTTGGATGCTGGTGGCGGAAGACTGACAGATCCTCAGGAGCGTCAGCGCGGTGGCGATGTCGTGGGCCTTCGCCAGTTCAAAGAGTCTGGTGCTATTGTTGGAACCGCTAAGCCGATTGGCGGTAAAGAGCCAGATTTTCTTGAGCGCGTGTATGAAGTGCTCGAGCTGCAACCGCGGCTTGGCCGTTCCGCTGAGCGCAATGCGGCGTTGGAGGGCAAGGCAAGGGAGTTGGCTGACTCCTTTCAGAACCAGATTCCGGAGCTCGGTAAACTGCTCAAGCTTGGTGGTGTTTCTGAGCAGGAAAAGGTTAGCCTTGTCTTTGAGGCGATTTCGATGGCTGCCAAAGACTATCACAAGGCGATCAAGGTATTTCCGGAGCTTGGCGCAAAGGCCTATGCGGGCGGGCCTGGCACGCACTTCTTTGAGGCTTTCATGAAGACCTACGTGCGCAAGGCTGCAAATTTGATGGGTATTGAGTTATCCGGTGGCCAGGGCACACAGGCATCATTGATGACGCTTGCCGCCGGCACCAGTGAACGCTTGATTAACAAGGCGCGTCGCGAGGGGGTTTCGCCTCGTGTTGTGTTAGATGAGGTGATTGCTGGCGCTGAATCGCCGGCCGAGGCTTTCGAGCGTCTCGATGCGCGTATCAGCAATGTGCAGAAGACGGAAGCGGCGGATGACCCGAATACCAATGGATCGTTGCTGGCTGAAAAGCTTTGGCAGTTGCCAAGCAGTGAGATTGGTGATACTGCTGCGGGCCAGTTGAAGCAGCGCCTGGCGGCACGCTCTTCCGGCACCGGAGGTCGCTTGGGGCCCAGCCGTTTTCCCGTGGCGATCAAGCTGGCGACCACGTTGCCAGATGAAAGCATGTTCCCGGGCCGTCGGTCTTCTCAGGAGGTGGATGCGGTGCGTCGTCAGGGGATCACGGGAACTTATAGATCATCGCAGGATGATTCCGTGATCGCCGAGGGAACATTCAAGCGGAATAAGCAGGAGACGTTGCTGGATCGCGCTCGTGACCCTGAAGCACGTCGCTTTGGCTCCAATGCAGAATTGAACTCAGAGTTCAAGGCGCTGGAGACTGAAAAACAGTTGCTGCTCAAAAAAGACAAGGAATCGCCTCGCTTGAAGGAGATTGGCGATTTGCAGCAGGGTTTGATTGATGAACAGCGTGAGATTGACGAGCATCGCTTTGTGATTGAGCAAGCAATTGGCCGCTTCAATACGGAGTCGATGTCAAGCGGTCGTGTTGTGGGTCCTGGGCATGTCATCATCAACTCTGGCGTTGGGGTTCGCATTGAGCCGGATCTGCGTGCAGCGCCACGCTCGATGGAGGCGCAACCGCAAAGGGGGGAGATCAGTGATTCGGCCGAGACAGCTGAAGATGCGCTGGATATGCGTGACGTGGCCGCAGATCGCGATGTGGCTCGTGATTATTTGGCGGACGCTCTTTCGAGAGGCGTGGATGTTGACGTTGAGGTCCTTGGTGAGGGTGCCGAGCGGGATGCTGATGCGCTGAGCGCTCCGCGCCGCCCGGAGGTGACACTGACAGATGCAGAGGTGCGTGATATTCAGGCTCGTGGAGGGCAAGGCATTGCGCCTCGTCAGCGAGAAGGCGAGCCGATGCGAATCGACGAGCGACAGGTGGCTCATGTTCTTGACCTTGTCCGTAGGGCGAAACCTACCCTGATCAGAGCGAGGAAGTCGTCCGTGCCGGAGATCGCACCGCAAGAGCGAGAGCGCGCTGAGTTTGGCCGCAAGGTTGACTTTTTCATCAACAATCCGCAGAGCAAGCAGATCGGCTACAAGGACCTCGAGAGTGGCGCCTTCCGTCCGATGGCGCCGCTTTCGGATGCGGCAATCCGGGCCAGCATGGCGGCGGAGGGCTCCAGGCGCGCCAGGCGAGAGGAGCTCATTCAGCAGGTGCTCAGTGACGTGGCCCTGCGTCGTCGCATGGGGGTTCGGGGCTGATGGCATTTCGCAACCAGGCTCTGCCAGCCCAGATCCGCTCCGGGAACGACAGCCGCCTCAGGCAGCTGGGCCAGCCGCCTGCCGGGTTCAGCCAGGGCGCCGCGGCCCGGGCGAAGGTGGCCGCCGGCAAGTTCAGCGAGGGGGATCCCGGGGCCGATGCCGCTGCGCCGTGGTTCGTCGGCATGCAGCCGTTCAGCCAGATCCGGGCGGCGAACCAGAACGTGTTCAATGACTGGGACGATCGATTCACCAACGCCACCGACATCGGCTTCCGGTTCCGGCCGCCACCGCCTGAACCCGAGCCGGCACCGGTCGAGGGCGGCTCGAGCTCTGGTGGCGAGGAGGTGAAGGGCTGATGGCGGTCACACGATTGGCTGGCAAGGCATTGCGCGGGGTCTGGCATCGCAAGCCCTTGAAGGATCTGGGCACCTGGGAGCACACGCGGCAGGCCGTGATGCCGCGGGGAGCCCTGGAGTGGGGGGTGGAACTGGCGCCGGACCTGATCGGGGCAGGCATGATGATGATGAACATGGAGGGCGCCACGCCACTGGAGCGGGCGATGGCCGGGGCCTTTGATCTCGGCGCCGGGCTGGGCCTGTCGTTCGGCGGTCGCCTGGCCGGCGGAGCCATCGGAGACGCTGGGGCCAGGCTGGGCGGCGCGACTCGCGCACGGGATTTGCGCCGCGCGGCGAGCACCGGCGCCGGCATCGGTGGCTACGTCGGTCCGATGTCGATGATAGTGATGCCCTACGAGAAGCTCAACCCGGCCTATGGCGGTTACGTGGAGCGCATGCAGGCGCAGGGCGCGCAGCAGCAGGAATTGTCACCGGAGGAATACGGCATGCTTCAGCAGCTGTATCTCAATGCTGCGCAGAGTCCGAAGGTGACGGGCCTGCAGGAGGCGTTGGGAATGTCGGGGATGCCGATGTATGGCTGAAGTCGTTGTCAATGAACAGCAGGGCACCGCGCAGCACAAGCGCAATGTGTGGGAGCAGCTTGTCGAGGGCTTCTATCGTGGTGCAGAGGATCGGTCTTATGAGATAGGTGCCACGCCGGTTGAACACATCATTCACGATGCGGCGTGGAATCCGAAAAACTGGCAGCAGGCCTATCGCGGCACCGGCGATCGTCCACCGACATTTGCTGAGCGCATTGGTGCGACGATGGGTTTGGCGGTCAAGGATTTGATGCGAGATGGCTCTCGCATTCCCTACTGGGCGCTCAATCACCCATTGGCGATCTATGGTGTTGCCAGTGATGCAGCGGCAGAAGCGGCGGGGCTGCGGCCTGATTATGCGGCGCTTGAAAAGCATGCTAAGAAAAACAAGACATCGATTGACAGGGATGTCCTGCAGGCGCAATGGGAAGAGCACATGGGCTTCGACAAGAAGCGCATTCCGCTTGTCATTGCCGGCCGCGCTGCTCCATTCATTGGTGCTGCGGCATTGGTGCAAGCGTCCGGCAACCATGATTTGCTGAATCCACTCGAAGGTGGGCGCTCTCCGGGCTTTGAGGCTGTCATTCCACAAGAGGGGGATCCGACAAAGTCGGCGAATGTGCCGGGTGAAGTAGTTGCTCGTTACCTCTTTGGCCGTACGGGGCGCCTGTTGCCGTGGGAGCAGTTCACCGAAGAGCGGCCTGATGTGTCGCCACAGGACTACGGCTCTTATCGCGCTCATCAATACGACAAGGGCCTTTTCAACATTGGCTTGTTCAAGGGCACCTCGAGGAACATCGAAGGCGAGCCTGAGTTCACGATGATGGGGTTTCGCACGCCGCTCTCGGCGGTGGGGGCTGGCGCGGGCGCCCTCACCGGCAGCGTCCTGGGCGCCAGCGCTGCTGTGGCCGCCGCAGCGAAGACGGCACGGGAGCTCTCTGGCGATGGTCCTTTTCCCGCTGGCCGGCACATGGGGCCGCGGCGCCTGGCGGGCTCTATCGCTGGTGCCATTGCTGGGGCCATCGCCGGCAAGTACGGCACGCAGGCGGTCAACGACCTTGCGCTGCAGCCGTTGATCAATCCTGAGGCGGTGGAAGCTGAGCGCGTGTGGCGCGAGCAGCAGCGTGCTGCTGGGGCCCTCTGACTACCCTGGCCTCAGGCTGATTCTTGACGTGGATTTCGTCTCTCAATTCTTCTATGAGCGTCAGCGACGGCGCACCGAGCGAGAGCGCGAGTGGAATCGGACGCACATGGTTCTCGGTGGCAATCCGAACTACCTCGTGCCTCCGACCGTTGGCATGGCGCCGAGCCCGCAATTTTCGGGTCGCCCAGCTCCTGTGCCGCTCTGGGGTGACAACTGGGACTATGGCAGTCCGGTGGGGCGCGTCGGCTATATGACGGCGCCCGATGGCCCGGAGCGGATGCAGGAGCTCAGGGGGTATCCGGGTGCCCCTTCGTTCGGTCCCGATGTGACCTCGATGGCGGCATCGGTGGCTCTGGATGCCGGGCTTCAGATGGCGCCGCAGCTGCTGCAGGCCCCAACTCCGCGGGCCAATGGTCCGGTGATGGTGCAGATCCCCCGACCGCGAAATCCCACCATCCTGCCCACGCCTCCTGGCCCTCGAGGGGGTGGGCAGCCGGTGGCTGTGGTTGGTCCCGCGCCGGGGGTGGAGCCTTCCGCGACGGCCCCAGGGAATGGGGGCGGGGTGACCACGGTGCCAGGGGCGCCTGGTGGGTCGGAGCCGAACGTCACGCAGATGGGCATCAACGAGGCCCAGGCCGTTCGCAAGGCCGCTGCTCGGGGTCGATCGATCGAATCAATCAACGGCGCTCAGCTCTGGAATGGCATCGAGGAGCCGTCCGCGATGCCCGACGCCACGGCCGAAAGGGTGAGGCGGGCCCGGACCGGCGGTAGCAAGCCGCGCAGCGGGCCCGCCACCGGCTACGGGAAGCTCTACCAGGGGGCCGAGAGCTTCGATCTGCCGGAATGGATCGAGGGAGCTTCCCGGCGCGGGGCCGCCTACGTGCGCAAGACCGGTGGCGCCGCCGAGACTCGGGCGCTGCAGAAGAGCATGATCCGGGCCGGCAAGTGGGGCGCCACTGCAGCCCGAGTCGCTCCCTATGCCACCGGCGCCCTGGTCGCGATTGGCGCCGGCATGCAGGGCTCCCAGGAGGCGGGCCTGGCCGGTGGGCTCACTTCCGCGGCGACAAGCACGGCTGGTCAGGTTGGAGGGGCGGTGCTTGGTGGCACCATTGGCACGATGCTCGCTCCGTTCACTGCTGGCGCTTCGATTCCGATCGGCGCCACGATCGGCGGCATCGTTGGCGGCATGGGCGGGCAGTGGGTTGGCAGTCAGGCCAACAAGTTCACAGTCAGCCAGGTCGATCAAGGCACCGGCTTCGGGGCCATGATGGATCCGTTCGTGACGACAGAGCGCGAACGCATGCAGGCTGAAGTGCTGAGAGCGCTCAACAGTCCTGCGTACATTGCGTCGCGGCCACTCGAACCTTACATCTGATCATGGCAGCAGCACACCTCTCTCCAAGGCCGCTGATGTCCGCACAGGGTGGACGCGGCAGCTACATGATTCAACCCCAGCAGGACAACAGCTGGGCGCAGCTCGCTGCAACGTCAACTACGGCGCAGGCGAGCATGTTCAACAATGCGATGAACGCTGCCTACGGCCTGGCGAACACGGGCCTGCAAGAGCTTGGACGGCTCCGCAATACTGGCCTGATTGGTGAATGGAACTTCCGCAATACGACGCAGCAGATTCCCGCGCAACTGGCTGCCACGAAGTACACGGCTGATCAACAGCTCAAGGCGGCGGAATTGCAGGCTGAGGCCCAGGTCAAGGCGGCTAAGGCGCAGCGAAGTGGTGGTGCGATGAGCGGGCTGGGCTCTCTGGCCATGGGTGGCGTCATGCTCGCAACTGGAGGATTCAAGTAATGGCTCAGGATTGGACGACGAATTGGGCTCAACTGGGCAGTGACCTCACGGGCCTCATCGACAAGGGCCGCTGGCTCGTGGACCTGCCCGGTGCCGCGGTAACTGCTGCAGGGAATGCAGTTGGTGATGCGATTAAGCCTGGAGTTAGCACAGCCGCTAGCAATGTGGCCGGTTTTTTTCAGAACAAGGGCGACGAAAAGACAGTGAAGGATACCGCGATATTGACGCATGACAAGCGTGATGCAAAGACGCCGATCACTTATACGGTTACCGGCAAGGATAGAGAGACCGGAGAGGCAAGGACGTTTGAGGGGCTTTCACCTGAGGACATTCAGTCAAGGTTCCCGACACTTGGGAAGAACTACGCAGGTAGATTGACTAGAGCAACGGCTGAAAATGAAAGGCGATTGACGACTGGCGGCGCGATACAGGTAGAGACGGAGCGCGAGGGCAGGGCGGATCAGCGCCAGAAAGAGGCTGAGCTAAGAGCGGAGCAACGTGAAAAAGAACGCGCGGAACAAGAGAGGAAGCGAAGAGAGGCGGAGATCACGTTGCAGCATAATCTCACAAAAGGGAGAGAGGAGGCTGGTCGAGAATTTGAAGGCACACAAAGAGGCCTGGATCGTCAGCACACGACTAACGAGAATAGGGATACTCGCACGCATCAAAAAGATCTGGCGGAAGGCGAGCAGGCATGGCGAAGCGGCGAATCCGCTTTGGATCGCAATCAGGCGTGGCTTATTCACAAAGATGCTCAGGGCATTCAAGAGGGCTATCTCACGCTTTCTCAGCAAAAGCTCGAGCTTGAGAAAGATCAGGATCGCAAAGACCGCCTCATGCTTATCTATACGATGATAGGCAAGGGCCTTGATCAAATGTTGGGGAATTTCGGCTGATGGCAACGCTCAACCAGTACAACCAGGCGCTCGGTCAAGCCAGTGGCGGGGCGCAGCAACCGGGCAATCCGTACCAGTCGTGGTATCAGGATGCGTTTCGCGACATCATGAACTGGAGCGTCAGCCCCAGTCAGCAGAATCCCAATCGTGGCGCACAGCGTGATGCGTTCCAGATGGGTGCTGCAATGGCGGGTGTCAACACGCAGAACTCGAAAGAGTTGATGAACACCGCTGCAGACTTGGATCTGCGCAATCAGCAGCAGATCATGGGTGCTGAGCACGGCTACAACCTTGCGGGCATGACGCATGCCAACGAACTGGCCAAGGATTACCTGCAGAACGAAACCGCCAGCGCAGTTCGTCAGCAGCAGGAGGGAGGCTTGCAGCAGCGACTGCTCACCCAGGAGACGGGCTTCCAGGAGCGCCAGAGCCAGGCCGAGGCCGGCTATCAGGCGCGCGCTACGACCCGGGTGCAGGGCCAGGAGAACCGGGCTCAGATCCGCACGCAGGGTGACGAGGCTCGCCGGCTGATGACGCACGATCGTGACACCGCGGCTCGCATGGCCGTCAGTCAGTCGAGGCGCGCATGAGTGATTCTGCCCTGCAGGTCCGCGCGGATTTTCAGCCGATCGAGGCCTGGCTGGATCAGATTCCGGAGCGCAAGAAGAGCTCGATTTTGCAGTATGCAGCATCCGAGCGCAGCCCGGTGCTCAGCTACCTCTACGCCTCCATGCTGGGACTCCCGGCTTCGGTCGATGACTGGGAGGCGTGGGTGGCCAAGCGGTGGAAAAAGCTCGATCATCGCGCTGTACTTGAAACAGAGATCATGTCGCTCTATGACGACATCGCGAAGATTCGTGATGCGGTGGAGCAGGGCTCAATCAATTTGCGCGATAGCCCGACCAAATTGGCGTACCTCTCTCGTGAGCTGCGCGGGCACATCGAGCATCTCTCGAAGGAGGTTTCCACCCATGATCGCCGGGCCCTGCTGCTCGCCGGCGTCGAGATCACCGCTAAGATGCTGAAGAAAGTGTTCGGTCGCAACGCTGCTGTCTGGCCGGCGATCGAGGAAGCGATGCAGTCCGTCTGGGCTGACATCGATGCCCGTCATTCGCTCTGAGCTCATGGTCTACGCCTGCCTCGAGTCGCTTCGCCGCCTGCTTCGCTCCTACGGCTGGGGCACCCGGCCCCGGACGATGCAGCTCCTGGCCGGCGGGGCGATCGCGGCACACGAGGATCCCTGAGGGCCGAAAATTTCTGCTACGCGCGCGCCCGTCACATGAGCCCTAGTATCAATGTACTAGCCGGGGTCGCAATCTCGCATCCTAGCACTGATTCCAGGGGTCGAGCATGGACGCTTCAGTAGGTCTCCTGGCACGCGCGAAAGCCCTGGCCAACGCGGACACGCGCATTGACATCGAGGTTCCGCCGGACATTCGTCTTGCGCGCACGGATTTCTCGGTGTTCTGCAAGGTGATGGGCAAGCCGAATGCTCGCCATCACGAGGAATGGGTGCACGAGTTCGTCACGGAGGAGACGAGCTCACGGTTGCTGCGCATTGCTGGAGCGGACACGGCGATCCTCGCGCCGCGAGGTTCGGCGAAGAGCACAGTGCTGGCGCTGTTCACGGCGTGGGCGATTGGTATTCACAGTGAAGCGCGCAAGCTGTTGCGGATTCTCTACATTAGCTATGCACTGGACATTGCGCGATCGAAGAGTTTTCAGATCAAGCAGATCATCAACTCGAAGCCCTTTCGCGAGGTCTTTCCCACGGTGCGACTTGGCAAGGACCGCACGTCGGATGAGCTCTGGGCGATCGACATGGACTTCGCGGATGTTCAGGTTGATGCTGATGATCCGTACACGCTCTGCGCTTCTGGCCTTGGTGGTGCCATCGTGTCGCGCCGCGCGGATCTGATCGTGATTGATGACGCGATCAAGAGCGTGGACTCGATCTCGAATCCTGACATTCGCGCCAAGTTGATCACGAACTGGCAGCAGGTGGTGCGGCCGTGCTTGCTGGACGGTGGTCGCTGCATTGCGTTGGGCACGCGATTCAGCGCTGTTGACATCTACGGCACAACATTTGTGCAGAAGAATGGTTGGCGCGTCATCGTCGAGAAGGCGATTCTCACTGATGGTGATGGACTCGAGTGGTCGTACTGGCCTGAGATGTGGTCGTTGCCGTATCTGCAGAAGCTTCGTCGTGAGTCGCCGACAGACTTCAGCTTTCAGTTTCAGAACCTGCCCGTTGCGCAGAGTGAGCTCAATTTCCCTGAAACGTGGTTCGTGCAGGAGCCGCTGAAGCGCGATAGCGGTGGTGCTGTTCAGCCTTATGACATGCTTTGTGTTGGCGTGGATCTCAGCAGTGGACTGAAGGAGCGCAATGATTACACGGTCATGCTGCTGGGCGGCATTCGCGATGGCAATGTCGAGATGATCAGCTACCAGCGCATGCGGGCCATGGGCAATCTCGAGAAGCTCGACGCTTTGCTTGACATGCTGGAGGAGCAGGAGCTGGTGCGCGTTGAGGAGATCAACGGTGAGGAGCGCTGGCATCCGACTGATTGCCCGGTGACGGTGCTGTTTGAAGAGATCAGCTACCAGCAAAGCATTCGCGGTGACGCCAAGGCGATTCTTCACGACAAGCGCGGGCTCTACAACATCGTGCTGCGCGGAGTCAAGGGCTACCGTGGTGACAAGCTCAGTCGTTTTCGCGGCACCTTGGGCCTGTTCCAGACGGGCAAGGTGACGTGGAATCCGCTCTACAACTGGGATGCTTTCAAAGACGAGATGGTGAACTTCGGTTACACCGATCACGATGACTGCGTGGATGCCACGGTGCTCACGATCCGCGGCCTGGTCGGCCAGGGGGCTCTTCAGGCGCAGTGGGGCGACTGGGATCTCGAGTAGCGATACCCTGAACGCAAGATAGGAGCGCCATGCAAGGTCCGGATCAGACGCGCTTTATGCAGATGCTGGAGGCAGCGCGCACGCGGCGCTCCTCTGATGATGCGGCATCGATGATCGTGCCGGCGCATCTGGCGCAGATGCGTCTGTTCATGACGCGGCAGGGCATCGAGTTTCACGCCAAGCAGGACAGCTACGGCCAACGGCGCGATTTCATTGAGCGGGTCTCGGCATTCAACAAGCTACCTGGGCGCCTTGAGGGGATCATTGACTCGTTCCTGATTGATGGACGCGGGCTTTTCTATTTCAGGCCCAGCAAGGATTTGTACAGGGTTCACTATTTCCGCTACGATCAATATCGCGCCTACTACGATGATGATGGTGACCTGACGGAGCTGCAGATTATCTACAGCTTCAAGGTCAGGCCGCCGAAGGGCTTTGGTGCTTCCCTCGGTGCCGCGCAGGTTGGTCAGGATGTGCGTTTTGTCGGCGGACCCTCGAATGCGCAGCTGCGCTGGATCAAGCTCGAGGTGTACAAGGATCGCGTTGAGCAGACGATCTCTGAAGAGCGGCCGGAGTTCGATGGACTCGCCTCTGCGAAGAAGACGGTGATGACCAACGCGCTCGGGTTCATCCCAGCGGTGGAGGTCTTCAACAACCGCAGCTTGGAGGAAGGCGAGGGCTATGGCGAGTTTGACTGGCTGGCATCGCACATCCTTGAGCACGATCGCCTGGTGCGCTCGATCCGCAAGAACGTTCACTTCTTCGGCAATCCGACGCTGGTGAGCTCTCGCCCGCGTCATGACCTGATCGAGCCGGACGAAGATGGCGCACAGGCTCAACGGGCCACCGTGGCGAGCAACAGCGGCTTCAATGGCGTGCGAACGCGGAGCACGCGGGTCTCAGAACCCGGCTACGGAGGGGATGCACTGCGCGTGCCGCGCGTGATCGCCAACGTGGAAGCGGCGGATCGCGTCGGCTACATCAGCCCGGATGCGGTGAGCGGCGATCTGACGTCCTGGACGACGATGTGCCAGGAGATGATCCGCACGGCGCTCGGCGGGGTGGACGATCTGTCGATCAACAGTGGCGCCACGGCTTACGAGGTGAAGACGCTGTACGGGCGTGTTTCCGCAACTGCAAAGCGCAAGTGCCGGGATCTGTTCGAGTACGGCTTGTGTCAGCTGTTTCAGCTGATGATCTTCCACGAGGAGACGTTGTTCCGCGAGTCGCTTGCCGTGGCGCTTGGCATCATCAAGCCGGAGCCGCCGCTGGAGGAAACCATTCCGCCTGAGCAGTTTCCGCAGATCATGCAGATGTATCAGCAGTTGATGCAGCAGTGGAATGAAGCGGTTAACAGCGCGATCATGCAGATCAAGAAAACAGGCGAGGTGCCACCAGGCGTCATTGGCTTGATTCCCGACGGTGAGACGACGGTGTTGTATCGTTGGATGGGTGAAGTATTTCCGCAGTCTAACGAAGAAATTCTCCAAGCAAGCATAGTTGTCCGAAATCTCCAAGAAATAGGCGTTGATTCATTGGAAGCACTCATGTGGCTTTTCCCCGAGAAGACGCCAGAGGAGCGGGCCGCGATGCTGGGTGGATACCCTTTCCGTGTGGCCGAGGCGACACAGCGTGCGATTGGGATCACGATCGACACCATCCGGGCGTTTTTCTCGACCCCCCATCCGCAGGAGCCGGACCTGCCTCTCGCCGCCGATCCTGCGCTGGATCTGACGCCCTACCTGTACCGAACACTTGCCCACCTTCGTACCGAGCTGACCTATGGAGGCCGCTATTCAGAGCGGGATGCAACCGTCGGCATCCCCGACACCCTCACAGATGCCGACCGCTTACGCGCCGCCCGCGGTCTCGCAACAGGCGCCGACCGGGCCGATGCCCAGCGGCGTGCCAGCTTCGCCGCAGCAGCTCGCTTCGTGGCAGGCTCCCGTCCAGGACAGCTGGGCTTCGATTCCGGCGCAATGGCAGCAGGCATTCCAGGGGACGCCGGCCGCCTTTCCTACTCCGAGTCCCCAGTTTTCGGCGCCGGCGGGACCCTCGCTTACGACCCAGCCGATTCCGCCCGCAACGGCGCTCAACTGGGCAGTGGCGCAGGCCCCGGCAGTGGCTTCGGCGAGCCCGACCTGGCAGCCCCAACCAACGCCGGCCTACTACCAGCAGCCCCAGGCCCAGCCCCAGTACCCGCAGGCCCAGCCGCAGGTGCAAATGGTGCCGGTGGCGGTGCCCCAAGCCGCAACGGCACCAAGCGGCGCCGGCGCGGTTGATCGCTACCTCAGCCAGATCAGCGACGAATCGCTCGAGCTGCTCGAGCATTTCGGGCCCGAAGCGCCGGTTCGCCTGAACACCTACGCCTGCCAGGTCGAAGACGCTCTGCTGGAGGCCCTGCAGCACCAGCAGTACCAGGCCGACGTCGTCAGGGAGTACCAGGGCTACGTCGAGAAGGTGGTGCCACTGCTCGAAGCCGCCAAGGCCGAGCGTGAAGCGCTGACCCACATCCTCACCGATCCCAAGCGACTGGGCGAGTACGTCGAGGGCTTCTTCGGTCCCGAGGGCCCGTTCCCGACGCAGACCCCAGGCGAGGAGGCTCGCGATCGCCTGCAGCAGGGCATCGCCGAGACGCAGGGCCGGCTCGTGCCCATGCAGGACTTCCGCGCTCAGGACTGGGCCGATCAGCAGGCCGCCGCTCAACAGCAGGCCGCGGCGCAGCAGGGATTCCAGCGGCCGCAGATGCCCATGCCGGCCCCGGGCGGGGGTGGCGGGATCTCGGCTCAGGACGTCTGGGGTGCCTTCACCCAGGCGATGGACGCGCGACCCGAGGACGCCTGGAAGGTGTTGGCTCAGGCTCCGCCTGATGCGATCCGCCAGAAGATCCTTTTCATGGGTGAGTGACGATGAGCAACAAGCTGTCAGGGGCGCAGGTTGAATATCTGCGCAAGAGAGTCAAGCAGAACATGACCGCGCAGAGGTCACTGCTGATGGGAATCCAGAACGCGACTGGCTTGCCCACCGCGATTGACCTGAAAACACCCGGCGGCAAAGATGATCTTCGTGTTACCGGCGCTGGCTGGGATGCATGGGATCGTAAAAATCAGCAGATCAGGGCGGATCTCGATCCAGTCGATGCCACTGCGGCGTTCATGGCCGAGACGAGCCGTGCTGGTGGCTCAAGAGGAAAAGCGGATCCCGCTGTTGTTTCTGATCTTGCCGCACAATTACGCGCACATGATGCGTTGAGGGATAAGTCCGTTGACGAGCAAAGGACTATTCTTTCGCGAATTCAGCGGATCGCCAACCTTCAAGGCGGGCAGTCGAACGACGCCTACGAACGCACGCTTTTGGGGTTAAAGGATGATCCGATGAAAGTCGACGTCCTTCACCAGGCCGGCATCATCGACGAGAAGCAGGCCAAGCTGCTCAAGGGCGAGGCGCTGCCGGCCGATGAACTCGAGGCCAAGGCGATCGGCCTTCCGTGGGCTGACGCCATCCCCTGGTTGAAGGACATGCCTGCTGAGCAACGCCTTCCGTGGGATGTCGGCGGCATCGCGCTCGCCGGCGCCGGCGCCACCGCTGGATCGATCGCTCTGGCCAACATGCTCATGCAGCAGGGCCAGCAGCAGAGCGATTACAACGCCTACGCCGCTGCTGTGCAGTCGGCGCACGCCTACTGATTTCCTGACTCGCCATGCTTACCGCCGGTCCTCGTCCCACTCGCCAGGTCGCTGTTCCGGGCATTGAGCCCGGCCAGTTCGCACGCAAGCAGATGCTCGGCGTTGCTCAGGAGGTCGCCGATCTCGGCGCCTCCCAGCAGCCGAACCCCGCGGCCAAGGCGATGCCCACCGGGCGGCTCCAGGCGCCGCTGCACCCCGAGGGAGCCGCCACCTACGGCGATGCAGCGCCATCGGCCATGGGGCGCGTCCTCCCCGGCAACGAGATGGTGGCTGAAACGCCGGGCCAGCAGATGGAGCGCATGGAGACGCTTCATGCGAACAACGAGCGGCGTCGGGTCGAATCCCGCGGCCTCGAGGGTGCTCGCGGGCAGATGCAGACCGTGCCGGCCAACCTGGCTCAGACGGCTGCCGACCTCCAGCGCCAGCGAGTCGGCATGGCTCTGCAGGGTGAGCGTGGTGATCGCACTCCTTTCGCGCCGGTGTCGCAGGAGGCGCTGAGCTACATGCTCAAGGAGGCCCACGCGCCTCGTCGTCAACCTTCCATCATGTGATCGCCCATGGCACGAAATCTTCCTTCTACGAGAGCCGGCACTCTCTACGCGCAGAAGCCGGTCATGCCGCAGGGCGAGTACGCCAGCACGGTCGGTCCGCGGCAGGGCCGGGTTGCGCCACGGGACGACCGCTACTCGCAGTATTACGCCGATCCGCGGGAAAACTACAACATCTTCGATGAGGGCGTTCGCGATCGGCTCTGGACCTCCATGGTGCATGCGCCGATAGGCGGTTATGTGCGCCGCTTCGGTGAAGATCAGCTGGGCCTGAGTCGCGGCCATGCGCGCCTGCTTGAGATGGGTGCAGCGGCCAGCGCTGTCGGCGTCGGAGCTGGCACCTTCCTGGCCGCCGTGCAATCGCTGAACGAGAACACGCAGACGCCGGGGACGATCCCGATTCAGTAATACCCTGCGATCAGAGCCGGGTGTTGCTGTGGTCGAGCGCTTTGCCGCCAGTCCTGAGGTCTACAGCGCTGTGCGGCGTCACCTGCAAAGTGACGGTGTTCCGCGTGAGGCCGCCAACCATCTCACATCCGAGATGGTCACGCACGGTGAAGACGTCGATTCATCGATCGATCGCTTCCAGGAGCTGCATGCGCGCCTGCGGTCACAGGGCTTCGATGACGAGGCGGCGCAGGCTCTGGCCGTTGAGTCGATGGAGGGCCGCCAGCCCGAGCCGCGCGCCACGCTTCGCTACCAGATGACGGAGGCCTGATGGCGGACTTACTCGCGCGTTACCGGCAGCTCCTGCAGAACCCGAACGTTCGCCGGACGCTGGACACGATCAGCTACGCGGAGGGCACCTCGGGCCCCGAGGGCTACCGCACGATGTTCGGTGGCGGCAAGTTCGACACTTCCGGCGGCTGGCGGCACCCGGATCGAGTGGTGCACGGCGGCGGTTACAGCAGCGCCGCAGCCGGCAAGTATCAGTTCATGCCCGACACCTGGACCGGTGTCTCGCAACGTCTGGGCCTGAAGGACTTCAGCCCCGAAAGCCAGGATCTCGGCGCGCTGGCCAAGATCGAGGAGCGCGGCGTCAACCTCGAGGAGATCGCCAAGGGCGGCCTGAAGGCGGGCCACATCCACAAGCTGGCGCCGGAGTGGGCGTCATTGCCGACCGCCCAGGGCAAGAGCTACTACGGCCAGCCAGTGAAGGGGCTCGGTGAGCTCCAGAAGGTCTACGGCGGCCAGATCGGCGCCGGTGGTGGAGGCGGCAGCACTGCGAGCTCCGGTGGCGGCACGAGCAGCGGCAGCAGCAGCGGCACGAGCAGCAGCAGTAGCGGCGCGAGCGGTGGTGACGGCATCATCCAGCCGGAGCCGATCACGCCGCCCAAGCCGATCACGCCGGCCGCCATCCAGACGCCTGGTGCGACGCTGATCAAGCCCGCCGCTTCGTTCGGCGTCGGGCCCAATGCCTGGGAGGGCGCGGGCGGCCAGGACGCCACGCCGTCGGGCAATCGCCTTGCCGGCTCGCGCTCGATCGTGCGCCAGCTGATGCAGATGCTCATGGGCGCCTGAGTGGGATCGCCGGCGGCTCGAGCACCCGGGCCGTCCGTTCGCTGGCGATCAGCGGCGGCTCCTCCAGCCAGGCATCCGGATCTAGCTGGGGCACCACATGGCTCCGGCGCATCCGGCGCTCCTCCACCGGCGGCGGACCGGGCGGCGCGGTCCAGCCCGGGTCTTCATCGGTGATCCTCACCATCTCTTCGGTGTGGAACTGATCCCGCAAGCAGCGGGCCTGCGCCATCCACGTGTGGCTGATGGCGCGGATCAGCTTCGCCACGTCCTTTGGGCTGTAGCGGATCATTGGCCGTTCCTGGGCGCTGGGGCTGTGGCCGATGCGGCCGGTTGCTCCAGTGAGCGTGTAGATCCAGTCATGCACCAGCTGCGCGGATTCCCACGAGTAGCGATGCAGGTGCAGATGGCCGATCAATCCTCGTGATCGCTTCGACGGGAAGATGCGGCCGCGATCGGCCCACAGCGCACCGATGCCTTCAGCGCCGATCAATTCCAGCGCGCTGCTCGTGATTTGAAAGTTGCCCTCGGGGTACAGCAGCTTGTAGGCCGTCTCGAACCACTTGCTGCCCACGCGGATCCGCCAGTTCCCGGCTCCGGGCCTGGATTCTGGGTTGTAGCTGCCGACGAAGCTGGGCTCTGGCGCCTTCGGCATGAACTGCTTCAGGCGCTTCCACTGGTAGAGCGCGTACTCCTCGTGCTCGAACGGGTGGTGGATGATCAGGCTGTAGGAGTTCCCGGGCCGGCCGAGCAGCCCACGACCCAGGCAGTAGCCGATCACCAGGCGCGTCAGGGCCGCGGATTCTTCCCAGCTGAGCCTGGCAGGTGCGGGCATGGCTTGATGATGCTTTTTCCAATCTTAGACACAATGGGGGTTCATACTCTGACCTCAGTTCCGCATGGAAGACCTGCACTTCGGTGCAGGGCACCTCGACAAGGGAAGCCGGTTTCGGCAGCAGACCCTCCGCAGCAATGCGCTGTCGGAGCTCGCGCTCTTGCGCAAGCGGAACGTGTCGTTTACTCATGGAGGTCCACACGTGTGGATTGATTCCGATAAATGGATTGTCGCCCGCATCGGTAACGGTGCGGTGAAAACCGGGTGAATTCGGGGAAACCCAAACGTTAAGTCGTGGGCAATCCCGAGCCAAGCCAGCAAAGCGTTGCTGGAAGGTGTAGAGACTACGCGGTGGAAGACGCTTCTTCCGTAATACGCGATCAGCGCCCGGCATCCCACTGGGATGAAGATATAGTCCGTGCTGCGCGAAAGCGTAGAATTTCACGTTTCCAAAGATCCTGGGTGCGGAACTCTATCGTCCGCATCCCAGTTACATCTCCGAGCTCGCAATCGAGCCAGTTGTTGTACACGATTATTCCAGAATGCCGGGTCAAACGGTACAACTGGACCGGTACAATTACTGGGGGAATCCTGGAACGAAAGAGTCCAGAGAGCGTACTCCGGATCAAACAATCGGCACGGCTTCCGGCCGCAACATCACCAAGCAAAAGGTCTTGGTGACGTTGAAGGAATACTCGGGGCCTGCAGATCCGAACGATCCGTCACAGCCGAGCACGTTCAAAGTTTCAAGGCAAAACCTCATGACCGCGCAGCGATTGCTGCTCGACACGGGTAACCTGGGCGTGTTTCATCAGTCGATCGGCAGCCTCACGCTGCTCGATGACTACCGACGCTGGCGCGATCGCGTCTTTCTCAACGAATTGTACAAGTGCTACGCACGCGGCAAGGCGGATGAGGAGCGCGGTGGCTACTACTTCCCCGGCAAGCTGAGCGAAGCTGAGCTCGCCGCTCCTGGATACAACGTGTCCACCGCCGGAACGGCTGATTCGGCGAAGTTCTCCGTCAAGGAGGACCTGCTGACGGTCGTCACCGACATGCGTACCCGGAACGTGCCCACGTTCCAGGATGGGTACTACCGGTGCATCTGCGATCCGAACGCAATGAAGCACCTCCGCCAGGACAGCGACTTTCGCGAGATCGCTCGCTACCCCGGCAACGGCATGATCAATCCGATGATGCCGATGATGCAGCCCAATGCCATCAACTACCTCGGCAATGGGCCTGCTTACGGTCAAGCCGGCTTTGTCGCCGGTGCGCCGACCATGCCTGAACAACCACGGGCCCTCGCGGCGTGAGTCGCGTTGCAAACGGGGTGAATTGCTGGAACGCCTCCACCAATTGGCGAATCAGCAGCCAAGCCGGATCACAGTCCGGAAGGTTCAACGACTAGGTCCCGAGTGGCAACACGGTAATGGACCCACGAGTGCCCCGCTACTTGCTATGCTTTTATTCGCGAGTAGGTGAGATAGTCTGACCACGCCGGATGGGAAACGGCGTGAACTGGAGGATAAAGAGCCTCCAGGGTAACACAGGTGAGTGGCTTCCTCTTCGAGGGCGTTCGCTGGTTCGAGTCCACCAACATCGCCTCGCACACCTACAACGTGGCGATCCAGGGTGCCAAGGGTTTCACTGGCAATACCGCCAAACAGAACCCTGCCGCACTGATGATGTTTTTTGGACCACAAAGTATCGGGATCGGCATCGGTGGCAATAACGCTCAAGTGGCCCTGAATTCAAATGACGATTTCTCAAGATTCGTGATTTTGATATGGCTACTCTACGCAGGTTGGGAGGTTTTGAATATGGATTTTGTGACAATCGCTCACAGTTTCCTATACTCCATCTGAGCCATTTGGCTGTTTCGTTCACATGATCCTCATCTCCCATGGCTGAGACTTACTCCAAGATCCTGCCGGGGAACTTTACGGTTCCCCTCAGCGCCTACGCGCTTCCCAACGCCGCCTTCACCGGACCCAAGGGCGATCCCAAGAATCGCCACCAGCAGGCCGTTCTGGTCATGCCGGGCATCCTCGCGGTGCACAAGGTCGGCGTCGCCCACATCACCGATGGCGGTGGCACCGATTTCGATGTCATCGTCCCTTCGCCTGACACCGAGCAGTCGCCTCACAAGGCGCGCGCCGACATCCAGGGCCTGTTCGTGCCGACCGGCGCGGTGCTGACCCGGGTTGGCCTGCGCATCACCGGTGCCTCCGAGCAGCCGGGCTACTACAGCTCCGGCCGACGCGGCGTCGATCCGGTCTTCGACAAGACGACCGGCCTCGCGCTGCCCGAGGACTCCGGCCTGGTCGGCACCGCCGGTGATGCACTGATCCTGGCCACCGCCGGCACCGCCACTGGCGCCGGGGCGATCACCGCCACCGCGGCGCACACCTCCGATACCACCTGCAAGCTCGGCACCGATGGCCGCATCTTCTCTCACGAGGAATCGGTCAACGCCAATCCGCTGCTCGGTGGCACCGCCACCGTCACCACGGCCGATCTCACCTTCAAACTGTTCAACACCGACGCGGCTGGCGGCCCCGGGACCGGCATCAAGTCCGACATCCTCGGTGGCGTCTACGTCATCGCGGAGGTCGTCTACCTGATCGCTGATCGCGTCGCCGGCATGGGCGATGGGATCAAGCTTTCGGGAGGAGAGTACAGTGGCTTCGGTGGCTGATCTGTCGTAGAGTTCACGGGTCTCCACTCGGCAACGGCGCTGAGTGCGGGAATCCGGGTGAACTATGGGTTACTGGGGGCCTCCGGGCCCCTTTTTCATGGCGGCTTGCATCGCGTACACTGAGCGTGCTATCACGCGCGCGCGATGACTCAGGTTTACCAGGATCGCCGCACCGGCAAGCGCGTTCGCATTGTCGGTGGCATGAGCGACAAGGAAGATTTTGTTCTCGTTACCACGGACGGCCAGGCTCCCTTCTACTGCCAGGTCGATCAATTGATGAAGATTGATGAAGCTGGGGTTCCCGATTTCGCCAGCGTCGCCAGGCCTCGCATTGAAGAGGTCGAGGAGAAGGCGCCGGACCCCGTGATTCCGATCCCCGAGACGCGGCTCAATCTCAACGTCGCCACGCCGGAGGAGATCAGCAAGCGCATCCCCGGCGTCGGGTATCGCATCGCCAAGCGCATCGTCGATGCACGCCTGGCATTGCCGGGTGAGCGGTTCACGACGCTGGATCAGGTGACCGCGGTCTCGAGCCGCGTCAACTGGGAAGAGGTGCAGCGCGCCAACCTGATGTTCATCGGTTGAAGCCATGCGACTAAGTGATTACGACATTGATCGTGCCGCTTTCCATTTGGGCATGAATCCTGGCTCAATGGTGCCCGCTGGTGATATGGCTCGTTTTTATGAAGCGGTTAATCGAATTGCGAGTACGCATTGGTATAATCGCGTGATTGGTCAGCTTGATCGTTGCGATCGAGCCTATGATGCGTCAGAAGTGTTGAGCGAGGTAGCCACCGAAGGGGCTATTGCACCAAGTCGTCAGCAACAAATCTGGGGAGACACGAATAGAACGATTAGCATTTCAGATCCATTAAGCGCCGATAATCAGTACTGGGAAATTTATTTGCGAGAGGGGGACAGGCTTGCTGAGACGCTGTATGTTGCCAATTATCGAAGGCCGGACGTACGCCGCTATGCGTTTGAACGTGCCGGCTCTGAATTTATTAATTGCATTCCGGGGCCCGCGGACACGAGTGTGGCCATGCGCGTGCTCTGTTCGATTGGTGGTCTAGGGATTCGCTGAGTACCCTGAGCGCAGATTGCGTGCACGTTGAATGGCTGGCTCTGCCATCGGGGATCCCTGGGTCAGTGAGATTTTGCGCAGGCAGGGCGCCACGCCCGGCAATCCAGCCAGCGCGCCACCGACCGAGCTCATGCAGGCCTTTGCCGGTGTTGGGAAAACACCGAAGCCCGACGCAGCGCCGCCGAGCAATCCCTACCCCCGGGGCCTGCTCGATGCCGTGCGCGGCGATGTCACTGCTGCTCTGGCCCAACCGGCGCCGACCGCTCCCGCCGCGCCACCGCCGGCCACCACCGCACCAGCCGAGGGGCTGACCGCTGCGATGCAGCCGACGGGCATCAGCCCCGTGGCGCCTGGCGTGAGCGCACCACCCGGGGTGGGCCAGCAGAGCTTCCCGGGCGCCTTCGAGCCGGCCGGCGCTTCGCCCGGGTCGGCCGAGCCGCCGAAGCCGGCGATGGCTCCTTCCGATGCGGCGCCGATCGATCGCCTCAAGAAGGCACTCGAGGGCCTGACGCGCGAGGAAGCCGGCGGCGGGTCGCTGTCCCGCGAGGACCAGATCAGCGCTGCCTGGAACAGCACCGATGATTCGATGGCCGCCACGCGCAAGGTGCGGGGCCTGCGCGATCAGTTCGCCAAGGAGGACGAGGCCAATGCCTCGGGCGGCCTGGCCGGCATCAACGCGCGCTTCGCCGAACCCACGTCGCCGAACGCTGATCCCCTGCCTTCGTTCACCGAGGCGGCACGCGAAGGCACGGGCCTCGATCCGACGAAGTTCAAGCTGACGCCGGAGATCGTCAATGGCTTCCTGCAGAGCGATACGTTCAAGAAGTCGCTGAACCGGGACTTCACCGGCGTCAACAGTGATGCCGTCAACCTGCAGCTGCGCGATGATCCGGATCTGAGCGAGCGGCTCAGCTCCTACGCGGCGCTGGGCCAGACGGCGCCACGCAAGCCCGAGGAGCAGCTGCTCAATCCGAACCTGTTCAGCTCGCAGGGCGCCTTCGGCAACACGCTCAACCTGGGCTTCTTCGAAGAGGGCATGCTGCCGCCACTGGGTTCCGGGATCCGGGTGAGCACGCCGTCGGAGTTCAAGAGCGCATTCCTGCCAGGAGCCTGAGATGAAACCAGAGCGCAAGGGACCCTACCGCGAGAAGCAGTACCCCGGCCGCGGAACAGGCGCCTGGGTTGAAAACCCGCGCGAGATTCAACGGGCCAACACCGCTTACTTCGGCGGGCACAACAATCCGCGCAACACCGACAGTCATCTGATCGAGATGACGCGCGACAATGGGCAGATCTACAGCAACAGCTACGGCGATGGTCGCGGACCGATGGCGCCGGTGCCGTTTGTCGAGACGCGGCCGATCCCGGAGAACATGCGCCTGGTGCAGCAGCCGCCGGATGCAATGAACGACGGGCTCGAGCGGCCGATGGGCTTCCCGGGCACGCTGCCGGCCAATGCTGGCCCGTCGCCGATCAGTGGTCCGCCCAATGAGGTGGCGATGGCGCCAGGCCTGCCGGGCGAGCAGACCGAGCGGGGGCAGATGCTGCGCACCGGCCGGCCGGGACAGATGCCGCTGGCGCCGGTGAGCCCGGTCGATCTCGAGGAGCTGGCGAAGTTCGGGCTGCCGCCGAATGCGATGCCCGGCGCCGTACCCTCGCGGAAGAAGGGTTGAGCCATGGCGTACCAGGACACCAAGCGGCGCATTGATCCGCAGAATTTCCTTCAAAGCAGCATTGCGCATTACGGCGAGTACAGTCGTTTGCACAACGCTGGCATCAAGGTCGGCAGACAGGCCGAAGAGGCGCTGCGGCTTCGCTACAATGATCCCAGCAAGATGACGGCTCAGCAGATGGAGCTGTCAGATCCGCTGAACATTCGTGCCGCGGTTGACACACACAAACAGGGCGGCAACATCAATACCTACAACAGCACCAATGACCTGGAGAAATCGTACGATCGCATTCTCAGCGGCGGCAAGCAGGAATCAGGCGGCAGTGACACGCTGGGATTGAGCCAAGAGGATTTCGATCACTATTCATCGTTGGCTCGCGACATGGGCCTCAACAAAGGCGGTGGAGCCCTGAGCGCGAATGATTTGCGCCAGGTGCGCGAACGCGAAGCCGCGAAAGCGCCACCGGCCAGTCCTGCGCCTGCGGAGGCTCCAGCTGCGCCGCCGCCCACGGAGTATGAGCGTGATCAGATCGCCAGACAGGAGACGGGCAATCCGTGGGCCAACAGGTTCAGCGGCCATTCATCGCAAACTGCTGAGCCCGACTGGTATGACGTGATCACGGACAAGACCAATCAAGCAGCGATGGGCATGTATGGGCAGATTGGCGATGATCTGCGCTCTGATTATACGATGATGGCGGATCGCTCCAAGACGACTGAGAAAGACAGCCGCAGCTACCTCAAGCAGTACATCAACCAGCTGATGTGATTCATGGCCACAACCTCTTCAAACAAGCAGCCCCTGCTGATCGATCGGCCGCTTCACGTCGTCGCTCGGCTGGATCAGACCAGCCAGCCCGCAGGATCCGTTGATCCCGGCACCGGGACGAATGGCGTGCTACTGGTCGACTGCACGGGCACAAGTGATGGCGCGTTTCTCGACACGATCTTCCTGATTCAGCGTGTCAGCGATGATGAGTCGATCGTCAATCTGTTCTTCTCAGAGAGCAATGGCATGCTTGGCGTGGTGACAACCGGCGGGCAGGCGAATGCCTGGTTCATCAACACCTGCAAGTTCCCGGCCACCACGCCGGTGGGGCAGCATGTCGAGTTCGAGCTGCCACACGTGCTCTCGCCGATCCCCCATGCCGGCGCCAACCTGGCACTGCAGGGGCGCAGCGGCGTCTCTGAGCCGCCACGCTATCGAGGCCTTTATGTGCCAAGAGGCAAGGCGTTGTGGGCGGCGGTGTTTCACCCGGCGCCCGTGCCTCATGCACCCAACATCGCTTGCCAGGGAGGCTGGTACTGATGGCCACGCTTGCTCAACAGCGCGCGCAGACATTTCAGCAGCGCAATCCCTACCAGAACGTCAACGATCCGTATCACGTTCCTGGTTACATTCCGCCGAATACGCAAGGCGGTTACAACGGTCCGGTCTATGGTTCGGCGGCTGGCACGTACCTGCCGTACAGCAACAAGGCCACCTACGACCCGTACCAGGAGCTCGGCGCTGCCGCGGAGAATCCCGACTACTACGCGGCCACCGGTGGCGCCATGCAGCCTGGCGGCTCGAGGGTCAGCGGTGGCTCCGATGGGTCGAGCTTCTCGAATGGCAGCCAGCCCTCGGGCTCCAGTGGCAACCAGTCGAAGTCCGGTGAAGACGGCTCGAAATCTGGCGGCTCGCAGGTGCCCGCCGGTTACGAGCCGAACATCCTGGGTGCGCAGTGGAACCCGGCGCCAGGCGGCGGGTATGTGCAGCGCAGCAACGGGGCGGTGATCACCAGCGCTGGCGATGGCGGGACATTCGATGCGTACAACCCGGGGCGTTTCAAGGGCCAGGGAAATGTGGATCCACGTCAGGGCGCTTCTGCCGGAAGCGGCTATTCGGGCTTTGGCCAGGACAAGTACGTCGGCAGTGAACAGTTCTATTCGAGTGATGCGATCGCCTATCGCACCAGCAGCGGGACGACTGCCGCGGATCGCACCTACAACATGGAGGGCACGGCGCCGCGCAAGCAGATCGACAGATCCCTGAGCTACGAGGGCACAAGCCCCGATGCTTACAACGGCGGTGGCGGCGATCGTGCGGCCGGGCGTCAGGAGTGGGGCTTCATGGATGAGAACGACGCCAGCACGCATCAGCGTGGCTCGGCGCCGGGCTACCGGCAGGACTACGGCCGCTACGCGGCGCAGCCGGCACCTGGGAGTGGCGGCTCGGGCGCTCCGGGTCGCCCGGGTGGGCCCACCCATCGCCGGCCAACGGGTCAGCGCCTGGCTGGCGAGGCGCTCCGCAGCCTCGGGGTCTGATGCCTCGCTCGTTCGGTCCGGGCCTTTCGCCGCGCGCGAACTTCGGCGGCCAGGGGTTGAGCAGCGGCATCGGCCGGGGTGCCGCTTTCCACAGGGGCCGGCCGGATCCCGGCGGCGTTTTCCCCAGGAAGGGCAAGGGCTGGGGAATTCAGGGCGAGGCGGCATTCCCCGATCTGCTCACCTACTGGGACAAGGTGACGCAGTGGCAGTCGTGGCGGCGCGGCATGAACCTGGCGTTCGGGGCCAGCTATGGCCAGACGGTGGCTGCCGATGGCGTCGAGGTGCTGATCCGCCCGGCCTTCAAGCCTGACCACGGCTTCGTGCAGCGTGAGGTGGTGATGCTGCGCTTCGCGAGTTCGAGCTCGCCGGTGGGCTCCTGGGCGGTGACGGTCAAGCCGCGGGGGTTCAACACGGCGCCGCTGCCGCTGCTGACGATGATGCAGCGCCACGAGACACGCACGCACGCAACCACCGGTGGGCAGCTGCCGGTGCTCGTGGTCGATGGCGGCCTCGGCTGGCAGACGACGCTGGAGGCCACCAGCTCGCTGGTCGGCGAGCTCGTCACCGACAGCTGCGCAGGCCTGGGGAATCTGCTGCAGCCGGAGGATGGGATCGCCCTGCTCTGCCTGCAGGTGGATCCCGGCACCGGGCAGATGGTCTTCGATGCCAGCCGCTACTGGCGCTACGAGGTGAACGGGCGGGGGGCGCGCGTGCTGATCGAGCACAGCGTTGGCCCGGGCGATTCGGCGCCGCAGTTCCAGGTCGGCCGGCACCTGACGCAGGCGCTGACGCTCTCCTGCAACTGCCCGAGTCACCTGGGGGTCGAGCATGCCCGGCTGCGGGATGTGCGCATCGGCACGCAGGACGTGTTTCCGCAGCAGGGCGGTCAGGAGATCTTCCCCAACAAGGCGAGCCATGACATGGCGGAAGGTGTCAAGCGACGCTTTGGACAGCTGGAATGGGCGCGGATCCCGGGGCATGAATGCAAGCACTGCTACGCGGCGCGATTCTTGCTACGTGCGCCATTGCCCGAGCCAAGTGACATGCTCTCTCCTGCTTCGGATTACTGGCAGACGGGACGCGGATTCGATCGTCTCGAGGGCATGCCGGATGTGTTCGATGAACGGCGGATGATGTTGGAGGCGGAGCGCTCGATGCTGTTGCGCAATGAGTGGGAGGAGATTGATCAGACGTTGCTGGCTGCCAGTGTCGGCGATGCGCTGACGGTGCTGCCGGTGCGCATCAGCCATGATCCGCCGATCGCGGAAGAGCAGCTGCCGATGGCGGATGTGATGATGCGGCAGTGCTTCCGCATGGCCGGCAATCCACCGCGCTTCAACGAGATGCATTTCAGCCGGAGACCCGAGGAGGACGACGACGCGATTCGCGGGGACTGGTGGGTGGGCCGCGGCACCAACACCCAGGTGCGCACCTACGACGGCGTCCATCACGTTCTCGATGAGCCAGCAATGCGGCCGCTGCGCCGCGCGGCCACCCTGAGCGAAGTGGTGGTCTGAGCATGGCCCTGTCGGTTCGCGAGCCGCCGCGCAAGACCGGTGATCACGGCACGCTCCTGAAGCCCAACCCGGTCGGCCTGGAAGTGGACGGGCTGACCCGGCTGCGGACGCGGCTGGGCTACGAGGCGATCCCCAGCAGCGACTTCTGGTGCTTCACGGTGAATCGTGACACCGAGCTGCGGGTGGATCGGGTCAGTGACGACATCTACGCCGTGCATGTCGGCGTGGCTCTGATCGACCAGCACAACATGCGCGTGGCGCCGCTGGTGCAGACGCAGGACGGCCACGGCGATTGGGTGCGGATCAAGCCCGGGTACTACAAGATCGTCGCCAGTCTCGGCATGCCCGAGGAGGTGGCGGTGGAGCTGCAGGTGCAGGCCCGCCATCCGCGCGTGCCGCTCTGGGGCATCGGGATCGAGATGGCGCCCGGGACGGCCCGGCTGTTCCTGCCGCGCGCCCGGGCGATCGCCTGGGTCGGCTTTGGGGCCAGCGCGTTCATGAATCACGAGCGGCCGGGCAGCCGCGGCACGGCATTTGCGCTCCTGCAGTGCTGCGGCTGGGCGACGATGCGATCGGCTGCAGCCAGATCGACGGCGATCGGCACCGAGGCGGCGCCGGGGATCGCCAGGCTTTCATCGCCCAGCAAGGCTCGGCTCGACATCTACGCGCTCGGCCTGGCCCGCCTGCGCACCGTGCACCCGAAGGCGGTCGGCACCGAGGCAGCGCCAGGCATCGCTCATCTGCGCGGCAGCCTGGTGGCACTCGGCGTCGAGGACGCCCCGGGCATTGCGCACATGGGCGTGCAGAGCGGCGGCAGGCTCCGAGGCATCGGCATCGAGATGGCGCCAGGGCTGGCGAGGCTGGCGGTGCCGGCGCGGGCGATTGGGGTGGAGCCGGCCCAGGGCCTGGCGCATCTCAATGCTGACCTCGGCTCGAGCGCTCCGGCTCTCGCGGCGCTGCGCTACTCGCCGTTGTGGGATGGCCGCCTGCGCGGCATCAGCAGCACGGTGCTGCTGGCCGCCGCGACGATGCGTGATCCATCGATCAGCCGGCCGCCACCACAGCGTCCGCCAGAGCAGGGGTGTGCTTACGATCCACCACCGCGGTTCGTACCCTGAAGCCACTCGGGTGATCATTCATGGCGTTCGCGCAGGCTGTTGCTGATCCGCTGCTGAGCTGGATTCTCGGCACGCCGATGCCAGCACCGCCGACGATGCTCGCGATGTCACTGCACACGCAGAGCGGCGTCAGCGCGGCCAACGAGGTGAGCGGTCAGGTGGGCGGGCGTAAGCAGGTTGACCCCGCCTGGTTCTCGTCGCCGCGACCGGCGACCGGCGTCGATGCGCGTGAGATCGCCAACGTGCAGGCGATCGTCTTCGGGAACGCGCAGACAGCGTTGTCGATCACGAGCTGGGGCCTGTGGAGCGGACTCACTGGTGGCACTTTATTATTCGCCGGTGATGTAATTCCCGACATTCAGCTGCGTGCTGGTGATCCTGCGATTTTCTCGCCGGGAGATGTGATCATTCGCATCGGCCAGGCGATTCTGCCAGGCGCCATCACGCCAAGCCCGACGCCAATCCTGGTTCCTTGAGATGGCGACGCTCCCCGGCACCACCACGCCGACCTGGGCGTACATCACCGAGCACGGCTACAACTTCGGCAGCATCCTCCGCGCACTGAAGGTCATCCTGCTCACCATCAACCCCACAGGCACGTTGACAAAGGAGTACCCGCCCAACTTCCAAGGCATCACCTAAGCGCTGGCCGATGTCGCCGAGATGCTGCAAGGGCATCTGGCGAGGAGTGCGATCTGGCCTCCGCCGAGCGGTGCCCCCGCGGCGCCAGGCAGTGGGCCCAATCAGCTGGCCGAGGGCAGCTTGTGGTGGAGTTCCGTGATGGGGCGGCTGTTCATCAAGGCTGATGGGCAGTGGTGGCAAACCAACGGAGCTGAATCGCTCTGTCACGTCGGGCCGTTTCCACCGCAGGATGCCAGCGGGCAGTTCCTCGAGCAGCAGGGGCGGACATGGTTCAGGACCACAGACGCCCGGAACTTCATCTATGTGGATGAGCCGGCTGCGCAGGGAGAGCCTGGCTGGTATCAGAACACAGTGGATACGGACTTCGAGTTGGCTCAGGGCCCCTGAGCGTGAACTACAGTTGAGGCGCAGCTGAACGGAGCGGGAACTCCGCCCGTACCCTGACGGCAGCAGCTGCAGCCGTGCCCGTTGACCGCGATCGGCCAGGTTTCCATCAACGTGATCGGCCCTGTGATCGACGGGCAGCCGCTGGAGCTGCGCGCCTCGATCAGCGGGGATGCCGCGGCCCCTCGATTCGCCTGGTCGGCTCCAGTCGGTTCGCGCCTGACACCGCCTGCAGCCGGCGGCGGCACCTGGCAGATCCCGGTGTTCACCGCGGCGGCGGACGCGGGCGTCTTCTCGCTACAGGTCACGGACAGCGCGGCATCGGATTCGCCGAAGTCCGGATCGCTGAATGTGCAGCCGGGGCGCACGATCTCGAGATTCGGGCGTCTGTTCACCTGGTCCCCGCACCAGGGCGTGCCGGGTGGCGTGTGGTTGCTGACCGGCCCCGGGGTGGGCCCTGACGGCATCGGTGTTCCAGCTGCGCATGCTCCGCTGGATCCTGCTTCGCCGATCTTCACGCAGGCGGGCCAGGTGATCTATCTCAAGCCCGATGGCCATGCTGCATTGGCGAAAGCTGATGACTTTGCCACTGCGGTGGCGATCGGCGTGGTTGTCAATGGCTCGCGGCCAGGGCAGATCACGAGCTACACCAGTGATGGCACCGTCTCCAGGGCTGACTGGACGCCGATCACCGGCACGGCCAATCTGATCCCCGGACGGCGTTACTTCCTCAGCCCGAGCAACATCGGCCGGCTGGTGGATCAACCACCTGTCCGTCCGCATTACATCTGCTCGATCGGTCGTGCGACGAGCTCGACGACGCTCGAGGTCGAAATTCAACCTGCGGTAAAAGCCTGATGACTGACTTTCGCCCGCTTGTTCTTGATCCCAGCAAGGGAGTTCCGCAGGTTCTCGGCGATGGTGCCGTTCTCGCCGTAGGCGGAAGCAATGGCACCGTTGGCGGATTCAGGCACACCGGCGGCTGGCTTGGATTCAACAACAGACAGGGCCTCAATCAGATTCCGCAGCTGTTCGGCAGCGGGATTGACGTCTTCCGTCAGGTTGTCGACAGCCTGGTGGAATATGGCCTACTGGAGAGCCATTTGGGCGCAGGCTGGGCCGATCGGCTCGTCTACCTCCAGCAGCTGGCATCGATCAACTCGCATGTCACCGGGCGACTGATCGTCGGCAGCGCGGGAGGCTTCACAGCTCTCGATCTCCCAGCCGATCAGCCCGATGTGCTGCAGGTACCGGCCCGGACGGGATCCGTCCTTGGGTACGCACCGGTGGTCACCGTCGGCGATCAGCCGCCGCTTCGCCCGGCGCCGGGCTGCATCTGGGTGGACACCAGCAGGCCGGATGCCCCTCGCCTGCGCGTGTTCCGCGAAGGCGGCAGCTGGATGGATCTGCTTGCCGCACCGCTGCGGGACCTGGGCCTGGCCGGGCCCGCGGTGCACGGCGGCATGCTGATCGCTGATCGCGGCAGCTGGTCGGTCCTCGGACCAGGCGGCGCCGGGCAGGCGCTGACGATCGGGCCGAATGGCCGGCCGGTGTGGGCCGACTTCCTGCGCTTCGGGCCCAAGCCGCCCTGGAAGGATCACGACACGGTCCCGCATCCGCCGACGATCTGGGTCGACCCGGCCGCCAACGCCGAGCGGCTCAGCTGGTGGTGCCCGGATTCCCGGCAGTGGCAGGGCGTCTACTCCAACTCGCCGATCCTCGATCGCCTGGCGGAGCTCCGGGCCCAATACCGCGAAGGCGATCTACTCGGCTTCGCCGCCGGCCAGATTCAGCGCCTCGGCGCCGGGCGCCAGGCCGATCGGCTGACGATGCGCGGCGGGGTGCCGGTGTGGGAGCCGGCGCTTCACATCTCCGATGCAGCGCCGGCGGGCCACGACGGCGAACTTTGGTACCAGGCCGATCGCGGCGTGCTGCGCGTGCGGCATGCGGGCGAATGGCAGATCGCCAACGGCACGATCTGGAGCGACCTCAACGCCAGTGGCGCCCGGCTCGAGCCTGGCACCGCGGTGTTCCTGAACTCCGGTGGCTGGAAGCGCGTCGATGCGTCGCTGAGCGGCAGCAGCCAGTTCGGCGGCCTGGTCGTCACTGGCGGCGATGCTGGCGACATGGTGGCCGTCGCCTGGGGCGGCGTCGTCACCCTGGGCCCCTCGGACTGGGATGCGGTGATCGATCCGGCTGACGGCCAGGCGCCAGGCGGGCTGAACCCCGGCCGCACCTACTACGCCAGCGCGGGCCAGCCCGGGATGCTGAGCGTCAATCCGGCTTCGGGCCTGCCGATCGGCCAGGCGCTGGATGGCACCTCGCTGTTCCTGTTCCCCCAGGCGGACCTGGGCGGCGGGTCCGCGGCGGCCAGGTGGTTCCTCGGCACGCTCGATCCATGCCTGCCGCATGCCTTCGATGACGGCGACGTGCTCGGCTGGAACGGCCACCAGTTCGGCAAGGCCGCCTGGATCAACGGGGCCCGCACGCCGATCGCCATCCGGCACTCGAGTCGTCTGGTGGACCCGGTAACTGGCAAGCCGACGCTGCCCGGCACGCCCGGGGCCCAGGCCGAAGCACCAACCGACACCGGCCTGCCCAATGGCGTGTCGTTCCTGCGCGACGGTGAGCTGTTCCTCGGGACCAACCCGGCCGATCCGGCGCTGTGGTGGAAGCTCTCCGATGGCTCCACCTACCGCTTCGCGGGCGGCGGCGGGCCCGGCGCACTCGATTTCCACGCCGAGGATTTCGCCACCGATCCGGATGCGGCGCAGATCGTCCTCGATGCCGGTGGGCGCCGGCGGGAGGTGGTGCTGCGCGGGGCGGACGGGATCGAGGTCACGGCCACGAACCAGGGCACCCTGGTGATCAGCGGCGCTGCGCTGCTCAACCGGCGTCAGCCCGGGATCGATGGGGGCAGGTTTTCGCCCAAAGCCGCCTTCCGCCCAGGTGTCACGGGCGCTTCGGCGCTCGATGCCGGGCGGTTCACCCTGCCGGAGGTGCAGCCGCCGAAAGCCAGGCGCGAGATCGACGCTGGCGATTTCCACATCGGGAAGCCCTGAACCATGGCCACCTGCTGCGACACGAGTTTCACCGGGCTGCCGACGCATCGCGAGCCGATCCGGCTGGCGCGCGGCACCTACTGCTCGCTCTACTCCAATCGCGACATGCTTTGCGATGGCGAGGTGGTCTACGCCGAGGACCTGCGGGCCCTGTTCATCGCCGAGTGCCGCAATGGCCGCATCGAGCTCAACCCGGTGCGCAGCACGATCCGGCCGGAAGCGCCACCGGTGCTGCGGCTTCAGGGGTTCATCGATCTGACGCAGCCTTCGACGCTCACGGGCCTGCAGCACGGTGATCTGCTCGTCAACACCCATGACGGCACGGCCGATGCGAGCTGGCGCCTGCCGCCGCCGGCCACTGTGACCAAGGGCGATGTGCTGGTCTGGGATGGGACGGCCGGCACCTGGATCCAGCAGAGCGGCCTCGTCGGGCTGCCGAACATCCCGCTCGATCTCTCCACGCTGCCGCTGCTGCCATGACCGCCACGCCGATCGCTGCTCCTCATCACGTCACGCCACTGGATCGGACACCGCTGCTCATCGCGCGCGGGCGCCGCGTCGATCTGGTCGCCTCGCTGTCCCTGTTCAACGAGGGTGAGCTCTGCTGGGCCGAAGACGAGGGGATCCTCTACATCGTCACGGCAGAGGCGGGCATCAAGGAGCTGCGCCAGGCCAGTGCCGGCGTGTTCATCGGCATTCAGCCGCCGGTCTACAAGGGGTTGAGCGCACCGAACAGCCCTGAAGTCGGCACGCTCTGGTTCGATTCTAACGGAGGGATCCTCAAGGTCTGGAACGGCCGTCAGTGGCTGACGATCGGCGACATGGCGCCAACGGTGGTGAGCCCGACGCGGCCCACCTCCCCGGCGCCGCACCAGTTCTGGGTGGACACCTCGAATGCCGCGCAGCCGCGGTTGTTCGTCTATGACGGCCATCAGTTCATCGAGATCAAGCCGCCGCTGGCCTCGGCGCACAACCACGGCCTGCTCGCCCAGGCCGACTGGGTGAAACTGCAGGGTCTGCAGAATGCCGCCACGCCGGACTGGAATGCAGGTCCGGGCGTGCCGGGCGAGATTCTCAACAAGCCGGTGATTCCGGCGCCCGTGCCGCTGGCGACCACCACCCGCCCCGGCATCGTGCAGCTGGCCACGGCGCAGGACCTGCAGGATCCGAACTGCGCGGATCGGGCCGTGGTGGCCAATCAGGTGCAGTGGCTGGCGGCAGCCCTGGCCTGGTGGAGATCGACCTGGCTGCCGAGCCGGATCGATTTCCTCGACAACCATCCCGGGATCTGGATGGGCCGCGATGATGCGCTGGAGACGCACGGGCCGATCGAGATCTCTCTCGATGACGGGCCCTGGGGCACTGGGCCGAGCGCGGTCCACCTCAACACAAAGGTGGAGGGCCGCTGGGATCTCGATGCGGTGCTGGTCGCCAGCCACGGTGATCGACTGGCCGGCTGGATCCGCGGCCCGCTCGAGAACCTCCAGAAGGACTACGAGCTGACGCTCGATCGGCAGATCGATGTGCCGACGTTCCCGTCGGTGGTCGATGTGCCACTGGGCGGCTGGGCCGAAAGCGAGGCGGCCCCGCTCCTGGGCGGCAATGCGCCGTACTGGATCTGGGCACAGACGAATTCCGAGCGGGCCGAGGTGGCGGTCAACGGCGGCGAGTGGATCGTCCTGCCGAGCACCCCGGGCGGCCTGGTCGTGTTCCCCGGTGCACAGGTGCGCCTGCGGCAGCGGATGGGGGTTCACAGCGGCATGAGCGTGGCGACGGTGCTGTTCGCCGGCGACGGGGTCGTCAACGACGGCGGCACGTTCCAGGCCACCGCGGTGCGCGAGGCGCTGCCGGTGCTGGCGGATCTCGATGGCGTGCTGCTTGAGGAGGTCACCCCGGGCGGACCGCGGTTCACTGATCAGTCGTTCCGGGCGACGTTGAACTTCGAGGAGCGTGGCGTCCCCGAGCCAGTGGCCTGGCTGCGGGGCTGGGTGGAGGCCACGATCGATCGAACGCTGCGCACCGATGCGATCACGGCGATCACGCGTTCCACGGCAGGCCTGGGCCGGGAGTTCCGCTGCGCGATTCAGTGGAACGACGGCTCCAGGCCCGTGGGCAACCCGAATCAGAACTGGCCGTACATCGATTGCGACGATGATGACGGCGAGCTCGGCACACGCTGGGCGGATTACGATCCGAGTCGCTGCCAGCGCTGGTCGTCCTGGACGTTCCGTGGGTTCTCCTGCACGACGAACTGGCAGTATCCCTCCTCGCGGCTCGTCGTTCTGCTCGATGCGGAAGATGAGCAGGTGATCACGCTGGATGCAACGGGTTCGCCCTGGCGTGCAGGTGATGAGCATCATGAATACGATGTCAAGTTCTGGCGGTGGGACAGCGCTCAGCGCAAGTGGATCAAAGATGGCACCAGGCGCGGCAGGGACCTGCAGAACTACTTGCCCTACACCTTCAGCCAGCCGGCGCGGTATGTGGCGATCTCCGGCAAAGGCGGCTTCCCGCTGGCCTCGATCTGCACCTTACGTCCGCGGCGCACTGTGCTGACCTTTGCCAGTGCGGAGGACCTGGCCTACTTCCGGGTTGGCGATCCGGTGCAGCAGGACGATGCGTCGCTGCAGCAGACGGCGCATGTGATCGGCTGGAGCGGCGACAGGCTCAAGGACTGCGATCGGATTGGCGCTCTGCCGAGCAGCAGCCCCTATCCGAGCACGGGCCGGCTGCCGAGGGAGCTGGAGGATCTGCGCGGCCTGGCCTCGAAGCGCTCGATTCGTGTCGACTTCCGCGGCGCGCAGATCGGCGGCACGCTGGACATCGGCCTGGTCTGCTACGGGGAGGAGCGTCGCTACAGCTATGCGGTGATGACGCAGTACAAGGCGATCGTCCGGGATCGCACCGGCAAGCAGGTGGCCAGCCAGATCATCGATCTGCGGCGCTTCCACGAGGACAGCGAGGATGCCGCCGCTGTGCAGTCAGCGCAGGTCCAGACGCCGGTGCGTGATGGCAGCCTGGAGCTCGTGCGGCTCTATGCCCGGCAGGTCTGCCCGGATGATCGCTGGGATCGCGATGACGAGGACGACGAGGTGACGCTCAAGCTGCTCTGGCTGGGCGGACGTTCCCTGCAGCCGACGGCGGTGGTCCAGGCGATCGATATGGCGGCTCGCACGATGACGATCGAGCAGGTCTGGGGGACGTTCGCGGTGGGCCGGCGGATCGTCGGCGATGCGCGGCGGATCGATGGCGTGCGGCGCTGGCTGCTGCTGGGCGAGGACGGCGAGGTGCTGGGGCTGCGGTCTGCGCCGAGCGACTTCCGCAAGCTGGCGTTCAGCAACGACAGCACGACGCTGCATTTCCCGGCGCTGCTCGATTCTGGCCATCCACCGGATGTTGATCTGCCGGCCGGTGCGCAGATCCAGGTGGAGGTGCGGGTCGAAAACCGCATCGGGGCGGACATCGCTGCTTCGAACTGGGTGCAGCCGGGCGGGCCGACGGCTGTCACCGAGGTGATGCTGCAGCAGTTCCGCTCGGCGCAGGCGGGCTATGCGGCCGGCGTGACGCAGCAACGACAGGCGGCTGTGGCGAAACTGCAGGGCCTGCAGCTCAGCGGCCTCGATCTCGAGGTGCTGCGCCTGATCCCGCACGACCACTGATTTTTACCCTGAACTTATCTGGAGCCTGAGCCGTGACCCTGCAGCCCACCGACATCTTCCTGTGCCAGCGCGGGACGACGCTCTATCAGGTGCCGGCCTCGGACCTGGGCCAGGTGCGGGGCGTCACGGGCTCCGGGGCTCTCCAGGTGGTGATGGCCAACGGCATTGCCCACCTCTCCATCTTGTCGGCATCCGCCAATCGGATCGGCACGGTGCAGCTGGCGGATGCCAATGCGCTCAATGCCGGTACGCCGGGGCTGGTGCCGGATGCGCAGGTGATGAAGGCGGCGCTGGCGGCCGTGATGATTCCTTCGGCCACACCTGTGCTCGAAGGCAAGGTGAGGCTTGCCACCGAGGCGGAGGTGATCGCGGGGCAGTCGTCGGCAGTGGTGACAGCCTCAGGCCTGCATGCGTTCATCTATGGATCGATGAGCGGCAACTGGTTGCCGGATGCGGTGATGGCGCCGACGGAGACACGGCGCAGTATCTGGGATGGACCGGATGATCGACTCACCGCCACGGGTGACATCGATTTCCGGCTCAATGGTGGTGGCTGGGGGCAGAACGATCGCGCCGTACGCGCTGGCGATGAGATCGAGGTGCGCTATGCGCCGGCCCGAGTCCAGGCCGCAGCCCACAACGGGGGCCTGACCGGCACGATGCAGAACATGAGCAACAGTGTGCACCGGACCTGGAATGCGGTCGTGGACCGCGAGCCGAATCCGCTGTCCGTGCCGGAGCTGCAGACCGCGGCGCCGGGGCAGTGGATCACCAGCGACTACACCGCGCCGCTGTCGGGCGTCAACGTGCCGGTGCTCGCCTGGGGGCTGCCGGCCGTGCCGGCGGAGGTGCAGATCGAGGAGGGTCCCTGGACGCCGCTGGCGATGGGCGTCGACGCTGGCCTGCCGATCAACCCGGGCCAGCGGCTACGGATGCGGCATCGCGCTGCTGAGGGCTCTGCCGCGGTGACGGTCAGCTCGGTGAATGTGGGCAGCGGTGCGCATTTCATCACCGTTGAGTTCCGCACGCGCAACACCAGTCAGGTGGCGCCGGTGATCAGCGGCGTGCTCGTCAGCGAAGCCAACGCGGCGGATCCGAATCGATTCACGGGCAGCACGTTCTACGCCGATGTGCCGATGCTTCAGCCTGGTGTGCCGAAGGAAGAGGTGCGCATCGCCGGCCGCGTTGAGGGCATGGTTAGCGGGCCGATCGTGACCACGGCGATCACGGCTGTTGGCGGTGGTGGATCCAGCGCGGGTACGCCCTCCACGCAGTACCGGATCACAGGGCGGATTGGCGATGGCAATGGGCTTGTCAGCTCGCAGCGACTGACGACATTGCAGGCTTCGCTGGGCACAGCCATCAATCCCGCGAACTTCCGCACGTCGGATATGAGTTCGTTCGCGAACTTCGGCTCTCTGACAAGTGGCGGCAATGATCCGGGGCGCGAAGATGACCGTTATTACTTCTTCCTGCTCAATGGCCGTGCCGCAAAGGTGACACTGGCGCGTAGCGGTGGAGACTCCAGTGACGAAAACGAGCTCTACTACTGGGATGGCACGACCTGGAAGCATGATCAGGACTTTGCCTTTTCCGGCAGTTTTGCGGTTGCCAGCAGGAATGCCGCAACAGCTTTTGCTGTTGTTGTGCGCGACAATGATTCGGCCGTAATGGGTGCTGGCGGCTTCCGCCTGCAGTCCCCGGTGGACGACAGCGCTTCGGGGCTGTTGGCGTTGACTTTCACGGATGCCACGGGACTGAATCTGCTGCGCGCCG